TATATCAATATCTGTCCATGTTGAAGTATCCTCTAATGAATAATCAGTACCATTAGTAAGAAATGTAGCTGAATCTCCATTATAATAACCAACCAACCAAACATTAAAAACATCACTTTCTATTTTTAATTCGAATATACCACTTGCATCTACACCAATAGACGTCCAAAGATGACCGTTATTTTTTAAATCAGTATATCTTTCATCTGTGCTTCCATTTTTCCTCACACCAATACTCCAAGCGTTAGTAACTGCCGATGGAAATTCTATATGGAGAATTACACCAGCTGCTCCATCTGGTATATTGGCATTATCTACATCAACCCATGAACCCGTTGAGCCTGGTGATACATCAACTGGAGTAATCCAAGTTACTGACATATTAAGTTATGTTTATTCCCTCTTGATTTAGTTGAGACACTCTACCTTTAACCCTATCTATTTTCTTTTCTGTCTTTTCGTCATCGACACAAGCATCAAAATACTTTTTCATTTTTTCCGTTTTTTCTTCTTCTGAAAGCTTCCTATATTCACCATCCAAATCAATCATTCTTTTGTCTTCAATTAATCCATGAAGTTTATCAAACAGTGACTTGCTTTCTTCTGGTGTTGATTGAACATCATAACCTTGAAATGGTTTGCTTTCTCCTTTTTTCCAGTAATTATAATAACAATCAGATAATTCATCATGTAAAACTGTCCATTTTGGGTCAACTTTGCGTCTTAATTGCTCATGTTGAACATTTTTATAATTTCTTTTCATATTAGAAAAGTTGTATTTTTTTTTCATATTCACCTTTTTATATTAATAAAACTAATAATTAATAAAAAAAGCTCAATTTAAAACCACAACTAAAACTGTAGTCTTAAACTGAGCCTTTTGGCCGTTTATGTTTTATGAAAGATAGTGCGCCTGGCGCACTATCTATTACAATGTTTTGAAACCTTCTTGTTCTGAAGTAATGGGGAGACCGAGATGTCCTCTTTGATCTACAATGATAGTATGTTTTTTTTGTTTACCATTAACTGTGGCTTCCCACCCGAGCTCATAGGTCACGGTAGCTGTCATAGTACCAGTACCCATATTAAAATCTCGTCTTATATGGCGAACAAAGATTAACTTAGCTTTGTTTCCCCAAGAAGATACAACCTTTTTGTCGATTAAAAAAAGACCAAGGGGAATATGAGTCTTTCCATCACTGATCTCTTTTACTGGTTTGCTGTCGATATAAAACAAACCATCTCTGAGATTAACTCCGATAGAAAATTTCTTTTCTGCCTTAGTTGACTCAATAATGAATTCGACTACTTTCTCTTGGTCTATATGCCCAAAGTGGTAGACAAGACCCTTTTCATCGTCATATTGTTTTAGCTCTGTACCATCATTGTACTTTGCTATCCACTCGAAGTGTAATTCTCCTCGAGCTGTACGTTCTTTAGGGTCTGATAGTTTTCCAATTATTTTGTTGGCCATAGGATTGTATTCCTCCGAACGGCGCATTGTATTGCAACGGCCTTATTAACTAATACTTAAACTCTTACTTTTTTGCCTTCTTAGGTGCTTCTTTAGGGAGGCTAGTCCATTTACTTACAGGAAAGTCAATGGGCGGTGCATCCTTTCGAAGCACCCTAATGACGTCAGTGTCGCTGTTGTAGAAGAGGCTGATTCGGTCCTCTGCAAACTCCTTTTTTACCTTTTCTAGGAGTTTCTTATTCCCTGTACGCAGAGCCTTCGCAGCGTCTCTCATGAGCCCAGCGAATGTACTGTCATTAGGATGTATTGGTATATATTTAGCCATATTTTTATGACTCCTTTAACTAACTTTAACTTTTACTAATTTTTTAGTTCTCATCTGGTTCAACTTGATGGTTTTATGTGGACATTCTTTATCAGTCCACTTAGCATAATTACAATTTGCACAAAGAACTTGAAATATAGGTGGAAAATTATTTCGCTTTATCCAAGCGTACAATCCATTACCACCTACTTTAAGAGATTTTCTATGTTGGTTGCCTCCTCCATCAATATGGTCAATCGTTAGGAATTCAAATATTGATTCTCCGCAACATTTACACTTAGGAGGATTTCCTCCATAATGAGATATTATTTCATATCTCAATTCTCTATAATATTTCTTTTGTAAAGAGCGACTTCTGGCAGAATTCTTTTTCCGCCATTTTTTCATATATTCTTTGTGCTTCTTCTTGTACTCTATGCCTTTTTCTGACTTTACCCAAGTTCTCATGTATTTAGCATGTTTGCTTGGATTGTCTTTTAACCACCTACTCATACATACAATTATATTTAATTCTTGCTAAATTAACAAGAACTAATTCTCATCGTATGTTAATGTGAATGTGAATGTTTCAGTGTCTCCAGCTTCGGCAGCAGTTGTTGTTTGCAACTGTAGTACAACGAAGTCTGAATATCCTGCGCCAGTAATGTTACCAGCGAGGTCTCCACCGAAGGACACATTAGCTGAGCCTGGTGATGATGTAGGTACGTCGGCAGAAGCATAAGAGCTATCACCTGTTGTTGGTTGGTGATAAGCAGTTATATGTCCAACAAATTGGATTGCTTCTCCAGTTCCCAAGGCACCACTAGATTTCCAGAACTTACCGTTCTGAACTTTATTAAATGTTCCTGTAAAATGACCTTTCAACCAAACATCATAAGAGTTGTTGCCAGCTGTGATCGGATACGATGTGTAATCCGAAGGACTTGACAAGTCATTATATGTCTTAAAGTTAAAAAGGTTTCCAGAAACACCTAAGTCGCTAGTAGTTGGGGAACCAGTTGAACCGTATTCGCCCCACCATTGAAATGTTGCAGCCATATTAAGTGTTCCTCCTTTTTAATAATAATTAGGCAAACTAACTATAGTTTACCATTTAAACTTGAAACTTACGACTCGATTGTAGAAGGAGATCCATTTATGGATATGTTTATCGATGGTATTTTCTTTGTACCAACGATAGTTGTTACGTCCGAGTCTTTTCCTTAACTCTTCATCCTTGATTAAGAGTTCCAAAGCATCATACCATTCCTTCCCTGTAGATGCTAAGAACCCTGTGTATCCTTCCTTCACACTTTCACTATATGGCTTCATCCTGGTGGCTACAACAGGAATACTCAGCGCTGAATACTCTCTTATCTTTATATCACTTTTACCCTGGTTAAATCCAGTCTCTATTAAAGGTGCGATTCCAATATCGAATGCTGCCTCTTTAAGCTTACTTGGGTAATATAATAAATCAATTCCAGGCACCTTTTCAAGTTGACCCCCATGTTTACAGTGTGGACACACAGCTGTAGCATTAGGAATGTTTTTGAATAGATCAGGTCCAGTTTTAGATTCTCCGTGGTACCCCATCATGACAAAGTGCACATTATAGTATTTCTGACACAGTTTAGTAATTACCTCTTCGACTAATTTTAAGTCTTGATAATGACTTGCTGCACCAGCCCACCCTATTCTTATAATACCATCATTTTTCTTCTTATAGTAGTTATCCCAATGAGTAGCTGTCCAAGCTGGAACGTCCCAAAGAGTCTTATCTAAACAGTTTGGAAGAGCTTCAATTCTAGGATTCCACAAGGCATATTCATTTCTAAGTCTATCTGTAGTTACTTGAACTGCATCACACTTTTTCATGATTTTTAAGCAACGTCCGTAGTTTGGTCCAAATGGACTCCAGAAATCAAATGAAGGATTCTGAGGAGAAATAGCATTTACATAATCATCGATCTCAAAAATAATTTTTTTTCCAATAGAATGTGCCTGGTCAATGGCCTCGTAAGCCTGAACGTCAGTCATTCTTTGAACAATGACTACGTGCGCCCATTCAACTAACTTCCAATCCCAACCAAAGTTTACTACTACGTTAGCAAGATCTTGCCTTTTAATCTCATTGGCAGGTACCATCATGCGATAAAAACCGCAACCTTTATTGTCTCTTGGTATGAATAGCAAATTTAATCTATTTGGCTTTTGAACGTCGCCTGCTTGAGCTACGGGCATAAGACCTCCTTCCTTTTAAAACTGACTCTAAAACTTTAATTGATTCGTCCCATGAAAGTGATTTGGTAGTTTCCAAACCTTTTCTAATTAATGTTTCTCTTCGTTTTTGATCTTTAATGAGACTTTTGAGCTCTTTAGCCATTTGCTCATAATCTCCTGGTTTAATAATAACACTGTTCTCTTTAGTACAGAACATCTTTGAGCCAGATGTTTTAGTAGTTAATACTGCACAACCACAAGCCATTGCTTGAGCTGTCAGCTCTGCAGTACCATCTTCATCATAAGCTCTAATGAAAATATCAGCTGAAGATAAAATTCTCCTAATGTCATCCGTTGTTGGATTTTTCCAATGCTTGTCACTTTTAATTGGAGCTGGGCTATCACCAAATGTCCAAAGATCAAAATTCCTCAAGTCACTAAGAGCTCTATTAACGGTTTTTAATCCTTTCCATGGTAAGTTATTGCCTTCCAATACTATTCTAATCTGACTTCCCTTGGGGATACTTACATCTGGATAAAATAATTTCTCATTAACACCAATTTTAATAACATCTGCTTTCTGAAGCGCAAATCGTTCTAACATTATTTTTAAATCATCATTAGTTACGAGATATCTCATTTTTAATGAGTATGAAGATTCAAGATATTGTCTCTGCGACTCTCTTTCTATAGCAATTCTATCTTCATCAAGTTTTGGATATTTAATTTTAAATAATTCTTCTGGATAAAACTTATTTTCCTCATTAAAGAGTAAATAGTATTTTCTTGCTTTAGTTTCCAAATCATTAAGATAAAAAGCACAAACCGCATTCAGAGCAACGATTGCATCTGCATTTTGAAAATCAGTCAGTGTATCTTGGAGTTTTTGGGTTTGGACTTTAAGAGGATAAATTCCTGGTCTGCTTGGTTCGTCCAATGAAGTTATACGAACATCATGACCTAGACTTTCCAGTCTATCGGCCATTTCAAATACTAATGTTGTTCCATTAACCCTCAAAGAGGGTAATAAAAAAATTAATTTCATGATAGTCTAAGCCTTTTCCTTTCTTTTTTTTCAACCAATCTTCTTTTTTTCCATTGAGCATTGGCACAAATTATTTGCAACCTCGCCCGTGCAACTTTTGGATTATTTATTATCCATCTGTAAAAAGTAAGACCTCCTTTAATTTCTTTTCTGTGTTCTGCACCATCGTTTTTAATGTGGTCAATTTGTAATATATCTAAATCAAATGGGTCTTGACAACATCCCCATTCGTCGTGATTGGCACATCCAATTTTTTTACCGTTAGCTAATATCTTAAATGCCTTTTGACGTAATACATCTCGTGTTTTTAAATAATACTTTTTTTGGTTTAATCTTATACTGTTTTTATTTTTAGAGTAATGTTCCTTATTAAAATTTGGGTTTAATGTTGTTTTTTTACGATACTTTTCTCTGTATCTCTTTAGCATATTTGACCTACGACACTCAGGACATCTTTTTTGCCTACTACCAGTTCGTTTGCACTTTCTACCGCAATCAATACATATAATTTTGGTCATAAAAATACCCCTATTAAACTAATAATAAGGGATTTTTAACCAAAAAACAAGTAATATAAACTACCTTCATACTTTTACTGTTTCCTAGCTTTTAACTTAGTACATGACCATGACATAAGCATGACCATCGCCACCACTGGCATTCCAGAAAGAAATCTTGTCCATTCCTGTGCCAACTGGGAATTCATATTCAATGTTTGCTTTTAATAGGAAATCATTGGCATCTGGATCAGTTGTGCTTGATTTAGCTGTAATGAGTACATGTAAATCAACGGTTGGGACAATCTTGATTAACTTTTCTGATTTAACAATGGTATCTAAGTTCTGCGAGGCTTTGTTGCCGTTGGCAACAGCAATCTTTAGATTGTATGTATTTCCGTAAACCATATTTTATTCTCCCAAAGTTATTAATTTATTTAGCCTCTTCAGGCTTTTTCTTTGGTTTTACTTTAGTTGGATATAACTTAGCGAATTCTTCAGGGTGATTGTACCTGATGTGAGCTGTTAATCCAGCTTTACTTTTAATATCATCTTTTCCACAAATGTCACATTTAAAACCTTTAGCAGTTTCTTTAGAGCTCTTTACTGCTCTTTTAACTTTATTACTTGGTTCTTCACCAACTGCCCTATCAATGTGAAATTCTTTAGGACTTTGCTTTACAAGAATTTTAGCATATTTAAGTGGAATCATTGCTTCGAAATCTTCGAAAACATAACTTCTCGAGATTTCTCTTTCATCCATGATTTCACCATGCCTTACTTCAGCAACCTTAATGACTATGGGAACAGATTCGTTATTAATAGTTTTGCTTTTTACTATTACTAGATCTTGATTCATATTTTCTCCTTACTAAGACTTTTAATAAGACTTTTATAAATTGAGTATAACATCATCAAAAGGGGGAAGACAAGTCTATTTGCCTTCCCCCTAGTCTTTTACTAATTTGATTTGTTTTTACGAGTTTAACCTAAGTTTTTGACTACTGCTTGCCATTGAGGGACTCTGACTTCCAACACGATGTTCCAGACCACTGTTTGTGTTTCAGCTAGGTCTAGGCCACGATATGTTGGCAGACGGTACATAGGCTCAGTTTGTGCTAATGCAATTTCGTTCATATCAACGATAAATACGTCGGTGTTTGGATAGTTTGGTGAATTAGCTGCTGTCAAGAATGGATCTAGGACTACTTCAATAGGTCCTGCCCATGACATATAACGAGCAACGTTGTAACCAAATGTCATTCCTGCACCTGGATCGTTGTAAACGACTTTGTTAGCCCATAGAGCTGCGAAGTCTCTCAAGTCTTTGGCTCCCATAAACATGTGAGAAGGAGTTCCACCGTTATCAACAACTGCTTGAATAGCGTTGTCTACGTAAGTTTGGGAAATTGGATTTCCACTTGCGTTAACAGTGTTTAAAGCTCCTGCGTAATCTGCGATAAGTTTGTACAAACCAGTGAAGTCGTTGGTTGAAGTGCCATCATGATTTCCGTAGTAGATTTTCTTCTCTACATCATGAAGGATTTTGCGCATTCCTTTTTCCAAATGAAGATTCATTAGGTCAAAGTAATCACTTGCTGCCCACTGTGCTAAATCACAGACTTTTACGCTTGTAGCGTAGGTCTTGATTTGTGCACTGTAGCGAGTGATTGTCGCATCGTTTTCAGGTGGTGTACCACATTCGGCAACTGCAGTGTCAGTTGATCCGAGAGCTGTAACCATATCCCACTCATGAGTTTTACCATTTGCAGCTACTTTGGCCACTCTGTCCAAGAACGGAGTGTTTCTCTTGGTGATGTCACCAATTTGAGTATCCAAATGCTCTCTTTGTGCGAACGCACCAGAGGTTGTAGTGTAAATAGCATCTTTCAAGAGCATCGCTGCTGCTTCATCAACGCCTTGCTCTAGTTTGGCAGATTTCTCCAATAGGGATGCAGCCTCTAATAAGGTTTGTCTCAATTGTTTTCGAGTATCCATATTTTTTGGCCCTTTTCTGCTTGAGCAATTAATAATTAATATCTATAAACTTTAACTTTTACTCTTTGATCCTTGAAGCGTAATCGGCTCTTACTCGTTGAATCTTAGAGAAGAGTGCGGGATCATTTGCATGATTTTTTCTTAAATCAGCAATTTTTTCATCCCGTTCTTTCTTTAAATCTGCAGCACTGACTTCTTCAGAGTCGTCATCGCCAACAGACTTTGTGATTTCAACGGTTTTGCGAGTAGCTGGTTGACCTTCAAGTTCCTCAATTCTCTCAACGAGAGTTTTATTGGTATCTACCATTTTCTTGAGGCTTTTTTGAAGTTCTGTAACCATTTTGAGAACTTGACTGTTCTCTTTAGCATCTAGAGATTTTTCCTCAGATTCATCCTCTTCAGATTCCTCAGACTCATCGCCTTCGGTTTCTTCTGAATCGGTATCTTCGGTCTCTTCATCGCCTTCGCCATCATTTTCTTCTTCGCCCGAATCATCTCCCGACTTATCTTCTGTTTCAGTAGATTCCTCAGTTTCAGCTTTGTCACCATCGCCACTTGCGTCTTCTTCAGAGGCTTCATCGCCTTCAGATTTCTCTGTTGACTCTTCCCCTTCTGATTTTGCGTCAGTAGTATCAGCTTCCTCGGCTTCTTCTTTGGTTTCTCCCTCTACTTGAGATTCGTCTTCGGATGACTCATTCTCTGGGGTTGCTGAAGTTTCAGCTTTCTCGTCCTCGGGTTGGACTTCTGCATCGGCTGCTTTTTTGGCCTCTTCAGCTTCCAGTGAGACATCTTTTTTACTCATAGGAAGATTCCTTTCAACTAATGATAATTGTTCTTCATTCAAATAAGATAGACCAACCATGGTCATTTCTAGAAGCAAGTCTGCTTCCATATCTTGAATGCTTCGAACTATTTGGTGAGCAAGTTCTTTTAAATGTTGCTCTTTGTTTAATTCAGCGGGCATTCTCTTATTGACTTTTTGGAGTTCTTGCTCGCTGGCTTCCATTGATTTCGAAATCACAGAAACCCATGCTTTAGGATAAGCAGGTCTTGATGTTACCGCAATGTGATCTAATTCAATGTCTTTATAGACACGAATCCACTTTGGGTTATCGCCACTTTCATCTTTTTCCATTTCGTATTCTTTAACATAACCACCAATAGAAAGACCTAGCTTTTTATTGTTTTTTGTTAAAGCATACCAAAGATCATTGGCTTTACTCATTTCGTTCAATTTTGCTTCGATTACTAAATTGTCTTTTTCTGTTACATTCAGTTGCGTTATTTCTCCTAATTCGCTTTGCCATGAAGTATTATGTTCATCGTTAAGATTGATGACATGCAGTTTTAGAGAGTCTGCCATGGACTGAATGGCTGAAGGAGCCATTTTATCTCCATGCAAATCTTTCTCTGTACCAGATGCCAAACCTTCAACAAACCTCACTTCCTTCTCATTACCATCTTCATCCTTTTGGATTTCGATACGTGTTTTGAGAATTGGCAATGAAATTTTGAATCGTTGTGTTTTATTTGTCATAGCTTTTTAATTAACTCCCTTTAAGAATTTTTTAAAGTTTTCTATTTTAACAAGAAGAGTTCTTTGTACTTATCTGGATCATATTTTTTAAAAGGTTTAGAATCAAACCTTCCTTTTTTACCAGCACACCAGTTTTCTAGTTTCATGAACGGAGGTAGAGTCTTATTATTTTTAGGACACCAAGCAACGTTTTTTGAGGTTAATTTTAAAAATTCCTCACCGTCGCTATTATCAACCTCGGTAACGAACCTTTTTTTAAATGTATACCATTTGTATGTATGCTTGCCTTGTAATTTTAAGGTTGCATAGTAGCCACAATTGTAAATAAGGTTCATAACTCTTTTTCTCTCATTAAAAAAGAGCTCCAAAACGAGTTCTACCACTGTAGACTCTTAACTGGAACTCTTAACTAAGACTTTACCTAGGACAAGTATATTAAAGGTATACTCTACTTGTCAAATATACAATACTATTTTATTCCTTTGATTTCAACACCCTCTTGTTCTACGACGCCCTTTTTAAATATTTTTTTAGACTCTTTGATTATTTCTTCATTATCTGCTCTGCCAAATTCTTTTCCAGTTGGATTATCTATTTTAAATTGATTAATTTTTGTTTCTTGAACAGATATATATTTTGATTTAGCAGTACAATTTGGACAATCTGGAATTGTAGAAGTAATAAAGGAAGTACCTAATGTTTGGTCCCATTTATTTCCACATTTTCTACAAGTATATGTTCTTTTGAGTAATTTTGGTTGTTGATTAGATTTGAATTTCATATTTTTATCCTAAAAAATTTTTGTACGCTCTTCTTTTCTAAGTTTAAAATAATCTGGATATCGTTCATGTTGACCAGTTGTGGACTCTATGTGTTTGATTATAACATTTTCAACATATCCAAACTTATAACCAGCTAATTCTAGTTTTTGACAAAAGGCTTTATCACCACCAGCATGTTTTGGTCTTGGATATTCCCAGCCTCCAGAATCCTCATTCCAGGCTTTCCTGTGGCCGATCATACAAATACCACCTATAAATGGAGTCAAACCAATATTCAACTCTTTGATATGGCTATATCTATTTACGCCACCTCTATTATCAATTAAGCCTTTAACGTATGGGGAGATCACTGACTTTGGTGCCAAGACTTTAATCATTTTTTCAAGCCAGCCATCTGTCTCTATTTCAACATCATTATCGATTTTAACAATAATATCGTATCGATCTCCGATTTTATCTACAATATAATTCACACCACGATTGATTCCAATATTCATGTTAAGTGGGTATACATATATTTTCCCTAACTTATGAGTGAAGCTGTTTAACCAATCAACAGTTCCATCTTTGCTACCTTGATCCAAAACAAAATGGTCATAGGGAATATGAGTCTTCTTTTTGAGGCTTTTAAATGTTTGCTTGGTATATTCAAGCCTATCCTTTGTTAGGGTAAATAAAGCTACTTTCATTTTATCTTAAAAACATATTTGATTAATTTATTAAAAACTTTTTCTTGTAACTTCCAGTCTATGTCGGCAGGATAACCCTCATCGTCTCTACTTTTTATAATTTTAGGTTCCAACATACTTAGGCCATCCGCTAACTGATAGCACCATCCACTATCAGTATTTGGTCTTTTTCCGCTAAAACCTTCTGTCTCTTTATTTAAAACGATTAGAAGATCAGCAAACCAATCTTTCCATGTTTTATCTTCCCAATAAGTTATTTTGCATTTGCTGTTTAGAAAGTCTTCGTATATTTTCATCATTTTCCTTTATGAACATCGGTTGCTAAATCTCTAATATGACCTCTCATTTGTTTAGTAGACTGCGGATAAGCCCCGCCATCTGGATTTTGCTGACCGATATTATCAGAGTGCCACCAATATTCTGTGATTACTTTAGGAACATGAATTATCTTTTTACCAGCCTTTCCAAATCTAACCATTAATAGCCAGTCTGCCTTTCTCTCCCAGAAGATATCCCAGAAACCAACGTCATTCATTGCTTGGATAGTGTGCATAATATCTGAAGTGTCAACATAGTTTGCCTGATTAATTTGTCCGAGATCGTATGGATAGCTCTGTGTTCCCATGAATTTCTTCTCGTTTGGATCGGTGCTTTTATAAATTCTATCTCCATAAACAACATCAGCTTGATGTTTGGTAATGGCTTTGTAAAGCACTTCTAAGTGGTTTGGTAGATAAACGTTGTCATCATCTAGATAGGCAATGTACTCGCCCCGAGAAATCATGATACCCACATTCTTAGGAATTACTTGATACCCGCTATTGTGTGGGAGCCTCATGGCCACCACTCTCTTTTCCTCGTCTGGGAGGTTAAACTTGGGTGGAACCTTTGAATGGTCATCGACGACAATTAATTCAAAGTTCTTAAATGTCTGGGCCAATACACTGTCTATAGCTCGTTGGAGCATCTCTGGTCTATTGTATGTGCTGATGATTACGCTAATTTTTGGTTTCATAAAAGTCTATGATAATTGTATGCTCGCTCTGCATTCTGTACAAAGATTCTTCGGCGACAATATCACCCTTATCCTTAAATAATTCTTTTAACTCCACAGCATCCTTAAATGCACTAGGATGAGAAATACATTGTTTTTCTGGCTCGGTTGGGATTATAATGATGGCTCTTTTGGCTACTCTGGCATACTCAGCTGCTGCTGCTTCTACGTCATAGCTGTGTTCTAGTACGTGGGATGAAAAGAGTGTGTCAAACTCCTTATCTTTGAAAGGCATCTTTTCCTGGAACCCTTTTGTTATTTTTACTCCGAAGGTTCTCCCATACTCAATTTTTTTGTCTATTGCTTTTAGCCCCTCACATTCAAACCCAAGCGCCTTAATCAGTTCTATACCAAGCCCATCACCGCAACCAACATCCAAAACTCTTGGGCCTTTGAAATAATCTTTATATCTTTGAACAGAGTTTTTGATTCTATCTCCAAATGGGGTGTGTCTGCTTCCACCAGCAGAGGTGGTCTGGAGGTGTATGTACTCCTCCATAGTATAGTTGTTTTTGTCGAATTTAATTGGTGGTGTTATTTTGGCTGTCATAGGAATTTGAACTCCGTATCTTTTGGTAATTTTAAAATATTTTCCATTGACTGTTCGATGCCATTGTCACAGATATTTTGAACATGGCCATGGCCATAAAGAACTTTTAGAAATGGGGGAGAGTCTTTTGTATTCCAATTGTATTTAATTCCCTGTCTTGGATCATCTGGGTGAATCATAATTTTATAACCGAGCTTTTTAAGTCGCTCGTACATAACATCTGAAAGTTGCCAATATGGAGCTCGATAAACTTTGGCATATTTACCTTCTATTCGTTTAAAATCCTGCTCAGATACTTCTTCATTGTTTTTGTGATAAAAGCCATGCACACACAGTTGAATCCAGTGTTTTAAATATGGTTGGTTCAAATACTCAAGAAACGCTGGTGTTACTTTAGTTGGAATAGTAAATAGATTGACTTTGAAATTATCAAACTGATCGTGAAGTTGCCAAAGTAAATCTAGACGATGGTTTTTTTCTGAAAAATCATCGAAGTCCAAATAAACAATTTTACTTGGTTGTTTAGAGTTTTTCATTTTTTATGTCTTTCTTGTAATTTTCTAAAATCATCATAAATAAGTTTTCTTTTTTTAGTTACTTCTTTTGGAACTGGTTTTGTTCCAGCAAAGTGCCCATTTTTTCTAATAGGAATTGGTTTATAATCATCTTTTGTTTTTATTAATTCTAATAATAGAAGTGCGTGAGTTTTTTTAACCTGTAAATAACTTATTATTTTCAGTAATACCTCTTTTAATTTTTTACCAGTAGCGTAAAAACTATAATAGTCTTTCTTATTTAATTTACTACGTCTAATTTTAATTTTGAAAAAGTCACAAGCTATTTTTATTGCTTCTTCATCTAACATATGGATTGTTAATCTTGGATAATAACAAATATTCCCAACGCTTGATTTTGTTGTTCCAATCCCTAAATAACCTTCTCCATCTATTATTCCTGCTATATATGCTAACTCCTCATTTTTAGTCATAGCAGAATTATATAATATATATACAAATACTTCAATTAATTATTTTTTAATAATTCACTATTTATTTTTAGAACCTCTTCCATTAACTTAAATGGTTTTCCAATATCGTTTGCTTTTTTACAAATGGCATTAATATCTTTAGGAAGGCATTTGCCGTAAAATCCTCTTTTATCAGGATAAACAAGAGTGTGACTTCTATTTATACGATTATCAGCTAACCAAAGTTCTCTGAGTTCGTTATAATCTATATTTAATTTTTCACAAATATCATAAAGTTGATTACAAAAGGTTACTTTTAATCCTAAAAAACTATTTTCAGCGTATTTAACCAATTCTGCTGTTTTCCAATTTGTTTGGTAGAACTTAGTGTCAGCGTGCATAAACTTCTGCATATACATGATGACTACTTTTCTTGGACCTGGTAATCCGCCTAAAATAACAAATGGTCTTTTTCTTAAATCGAGGTATGGGTGATGGATAGTTTCTCCTAGGTATTCTGGCTCGAACACAATTTGCTTTCTATATTTTTTATATAGGTATTCGCTTGTTCCTGGCGTAACTGTAGATCGAATCACAATAACTGGAACCTCTAGCCATGCTACAGCTTCTTCAACTATAGATATGTCACATGACATGTCTTCTTTCATTGGCGTTGGAACACATATAAAAGCCATATCACACTCTTTGTTGATTAAAGCTCTATTTTTATATCCCTGATTTGGATCATGAATGAGGCAATTCTCTATTCCAAAGAATTTTGCTTGAGCCTTTCCAACGACTCCATATCCAACTATCCCTATTTTAAACATTTTCCCCTCCTTACTAAAATTGATGTTAATAAATTGTTTGACATATCATGTATTACTTCAGTAAATCCAGCTTTTGTTGCAACTGTTTGTAATAATGCTGGGGTCATTCTCCAATAATCGTCATATCCCGATGCTGGATGATAGGGATAAGTGAAAGGTGCGTCTAGTATTGCGTAGCCACCCTTTTTAGTTAATCTGAATATTTCATTAATTGCTTTTATTGGATTATAAACGTGTTCTAGTGTTTGAGAACAAATAATTAAATCAAATTTTTCTGCTTCTAAATTTGTTTTTTGGATATCTTGTACATAAGTGGGGTTTAGTCTCTCGAGGTAGTCTAATGTTTCATACACATTACCCGTACCAAAATACTTAAAATTTCCACCTGGTTTTGGGTCGCCATCTATTCCAATTTCAAGAACTCTCCAGCCCTTGTTATTTGGCTCAAGTATTTTTACATATTCTTCCATTGTTTCGAATATTCTTAATCTTACTGCACTTGGCATATTAGAGCTCCTTAAAATGAGGTCCCTGTGGTGGAACCTTTGGATCTGGCATCTTTTTTGAGATACCAGCCCATTCAGTAATAATTTTTACAATCTCTTTTCTTCTAGATGAATGTCCTCCTTGAGCACTTAATCCTAAGTGATTGCTGCCCATAGGGATTGGTCCACTTTCATTAGTATATGGAATTACATAATTTTTTTGTTTATCAATATATTTGTTACTCAAGCTTAAAATAATATCATCTTCAGTCATTGGCATATCTGGAAGTTTTTTTCTTAGTAAAAATGAATTTACTAATTTATCTCTATGACAAAAATGAACCATACCCATAATCATATCGACTTCTTTTTCAACTCCAGTAAACCAATTGCTTCTATCTAGAGAATAATATCCAGGAGCTTCAATTATATTTCGGCCATAATAACCAATAATAGATTTGGGATATTTTTTAGAGTAATGTATGAAGTTTTCTAGAGCCTTTGGTTTTAATTGAACATCATCATCAATAAATAGCCAGTAATCAATATCATGCCTTGCAAGTGCAACAGCATGTCTTATTAAGCATCTAAAATTTTCTTGTGAATTAATGTTTATACAACCAGAAAAGTTTGCTGTAATTTTTGGATTATTATTCCAAACAAAAATCACATCTGGTTTAATACTTTGGTGCAAAACAGAATCAACTACTTTTGGTGTAGTATCTGGTCGCATGTAGTTTAAAATAAAGACTCCTACTCTTGACATAATCTATACCTTTCAACTTCACCTAATTGGTGTAATTTGATTTTACCATAAGAACCTCCATCGAACCTTCCTCCCTTGAAACTATAATCTCCCCTTTTACCAATAGTTTTGTGAAGATTAATGTTTGTATGTAACCCTGAATAACCAGCCATTTGGGTACTAACCTCTAAGACATGATCTCCAGCAAAAGCAACTCCATATATTTTGGCTATCTCTTTGCGAATTTCTTGGTAAGATCCAAGCTGTCTCCACAGTTTGTTAAAATCAATATTTCTTATTAAATCGAAGTAGGGTCTAATAATTGGTTTAATTTTCTCGGCACTCTCTTTCCAGAATCCTTGTTCCCATCGATGAGAAAAGCCATAGGATACGCTATCATTTAGCTTTTTCGCTTCTTTTAGACCTTGGAATTTCTTACCAGTATGCCTAAATGATGTTTGAAGCATTCCTGCTTTCGGATCATCTTTAAATTGTTCAAACAGTTTTTTAACGTTAGCAATATAGTCTTTACTGAAAATAAGGTCATCATCACACATAATGGCATACTCATACCTGGGGAAGAAGATATCTAGTTGAAGTTCTTTATGAATTGATGTACCAGTATTAAATGGCTTTACTAGAATTTCTTTATTAGGGAGATCTACTTCTTTAAGGAGTTTTAGGTTTTCTTCTATTGATTCGTCTGAGGCATATCTTATGCTCGTATACCTACTGACAGCCCCATCCTGAATGAAGTGAAAATCAACTCCCTCTAAATCTGTGTTAGAGAGGAGTGAATCCAGAGACCTTTTTAGATAATCTGTTCTGTTTAGGGTTCGAATCCCTATACACAATTTGTTTGGTTTTTTTATCATAGTCTTTTATCCAATTAACTTTAACGCCATGATCCTTACAACCAGCTATGATAGCTTCAAGTCCTCTAGTCATTCTAGTTCCTCTGTAGCCAGTAAAAGACGGGGTTTGTGGACGCATATCGTGATCGATCTTGTGAGCTTCTCCAAAATGTTCTTTTCCTCCAATATTTTTAAAGTTACAGCCAATGATATTTAATTTAGCAGCGCCCATCATGATTGCTACATAACAACAAGGATGTAGACAGGTTCCATGGCCACCATACTCTAATCTCTCTCCTTTAATAGCTTCTCCAACCATTTTTCTCATTGCATTAGGACCAGAATCATTAAATATAGCTCCAGGATTTCCATTGGGGGGATATGGTCTAAGTTTTAATCGATAGCCCTTTTCCCATGCTTCACCAATTGCTTCGGTAGAAAGCTGTTCACTGCGATTGTAAAAAGGGAACCCAAAAATATTAATTTGATCTAAAATTTCTGGGAATTTTTCTTGAAGAAAAAGAAATCTATCTCTTTCATTAAAATATCTATAAGTAGCTTTTGGAAATTTTATGTAAGCTAAATGAAGAGTAATACCAATTTTGTCATCAAAAAAATTGTCTGGATAGTTGATTAATGTTGCGTCTGAACCAGCAACCCAGATCTCTTTATTTTTATACTTGTTATGTAGTTTATTTATCCACTTCATAATTTTCTAATTATAAAAAATCCATTCTCACTGGTAATCGTAACTTTCTCGTATTCACCTTTATGCCTAGCCAAGAAATCATTGACTGCAGGGAAAACACCCTTGTGCTCAGGTCGATAATCATGCCCCATGACATATCCCTCAGGAATGAGGTATTTGTGAGCTATTTCCAATTCTGCAGAGACAGTAGGATAGAGATGTCCATTGTCGAGAAAAACAAAATCAATCTCATTTTTAGACATTACTTTTTCTAATGCCTGTGGAGATTGACCGATGATGAGTTTAACAAATTTAGTTAGTTTTTCTTCTTCCAGCCGTTTTCCAGCTTCAAAGTCCTTAATATCAATTGACCATAAGAATCCACGCTTATTGTCTCTAAGCGCCTTGGCTATGCTAATTGTGCTTTTTCCAGTGAACGTCCCTGTTTCAACCACCTGACTAGGCTTAATAGCCCGTACTAATCCATAAATTAATGGATATACTTGTGGTTCAATTTCCCAAGGATGTTCTTTTTTCATAGTTTATTAAAGTTTATTAAATTCTGTTTTTGCTTTTGAAACAAAACTTACTATTTTTGCTGCTCTCTCGCTTACATTACCCCAGTTTTCTATCTTGCCACCTTTCTTGAAGGCCCAATCACAGCTTGCCTCTCCAGCGTCATGGGGATTACACCATCTAGATTCAAATTTGATGTTGTTCTTTTTACAATATTCTCTAACAGCTTTATTTACTCCATATTCGACCCCTTCAAGAGTTACCTTGTCAACATTACTATCAAAATCATGTCCACCAATGTACCCACCTTCTTTTAACTTTGGAGTCCATACTTCAATATCTTGTTTGATAAACTCATATAAGTGATTACCGTCAATGTAAACAAAATCTAGGCTGTTATCTTCAATTTGTTTGGCAATATCAACGGAGAATCCTTTTAACCAAACCACTCTGCCATCATCAAATTCTTTTAGTAGTTTTTTAGAATCGTAGTACGCTTCTTCTAATTGATTACCAAGTTTCTTTTCATTGTATTCATCATATTTTTGCCACGGATCGACTAAATACAATTTATTAATATCTAAATCAGTCAGTATTTCTCTGGCGTGCTGACCTCTGTAAACCCCAACCTCTGCTCCTACCAAGCCTTTCTTACTTTTTAGAAGTAAATCAAAAGGTCTTTTATAGGGATCACGATTATAATTACCTCTTAGCATAGTTATCTCCTTTCGCCTGTTCTTGGCCAGTATTTAATAAATATTTTTTATATAGATCCCAAGGATCGATGTCCTCTTTTTTGATCCATTTTCTGAAATATAATTCTCTTAATTTTTTCAATCTTGGGTCCATATGATGAGAGACATTATCTTTGCCTTCTGGAATTTCTGACCATTTTTTAGTTGGCACGACCCAAAGGCTTACGCCCTTTTTCATCAATTTTTGTTCCCACCACCAATCGTCTATAAAGACTGATGGTATTTCCCTTAAATCAATGTCTATTGCGTGCTTTCTGTGGATCAGACAAATATTGGTGCAAATGTAATCCATTTCTACTGGTTTATCTGTGCTATGTGAACGGAGACCTGTAGCTGTATAGTAAGTGTCTCCAGTGAAGTTTTTACCCATTATCCCGATCAGTTTGTTCTCTTCCCAGTGTTTTAGTAAATCTTTAACTAAACCTTTATGAGCAATAAAATCATCCCCAGCGAGGATGATTAAGTCGTTTTTAGCAAGATGGGCTAAGAGGGTGCGCCATCTAGAATTAATGTTTTTACTTGAACTGATGACATGAACGCCTTCTACATCTGTTTTGAGTTCTCCTGAGTTGTCCCAAACAAGAATTTGATCTACCTCTTCTTGATTCATCCACGATTGCAATATCTCAGTGTATCTCCTTACTCTATGCCAAAATATTGTGCAAACTGTTACTTTTTTCATAATCTTTTTAAATTTAAGTAGGTTGGTTTAATATTATTAATTATTGATTCCATTAAATCAGGAATCTCTTCCTTTGTCTCTGGCCAGTGAGATTTTATATTCGGGAATATCTTCATAACTTGTTTGTCTTCTTCTGACCAATGAGAGAATCCATCTTCATTATAATCCTTATTTCGTCCTCCGCCAACCAACTTGACTGGAATCTTCTCTTTATTTAGATAATTTCTGATTGTTTCGAAAGGTCGGTAGAGTAAAAAAGGAGTAATTGAATAGATAAATGGAATCTTGCCCTCTAGGGCTAACCCTACTCCAATTCCTATCATGCTTTGTTCTGCTGCCCCAGCATTAACGAATCTATCTGAAATCTCATCACGAATAAAATCAAACATTTTGTAGCCCAAATCCCCTGTTATTAGCCAAATGTTTTTATTCTTTTTCATTTGCTGGTAAAGCTCAAAGGCAAACCAGCCTCTCATGCTATCGTATCTTTTCATAATCCTCCTTTCCGATTTTACAGTAGTGAGCGTCCAATCCCTTCAAGAAAGGGTACTGTTCTACTGTGGTCTCAACAATTTCAACTGGAAATTCAAATGCTTCAATTCTTTTTATAAGATAATCAATATTGATTTCCTTGTATGCTGCCCAGCCGTTTATAATGAGGTAGACCTTTAAATTGTCTAATTTTTCTTCCTTGGCAATTGTTAATGACTCCCAAATACTACCCTCGGCACATTCACCATCAGAAATCATGCAATAGACTTTCTTAGAACGATCTGCAAGGGCCATCCCAACTGCTATTGGTAGTCCTTGTCCAAGGCTACCAGTAGAACAATATATTCTATCTGCTAGATTTCTATTTGGGTGAACTCCGTGTTTTTTATATAAATACTCAGCATCGATACCTTCGTGTTTTTCAAGCACTACATATAAGGCTAACCCTGCATGACCGTTGCTTAAAATAAATACCTCATCTGGTTTTTTGACAGAATAAATCCTATCAAGTGCATCCACTGAGCTGATACAGCTTCCAATGTGGGTAAGTCCCAAGTGATATGATATGTCAATTATTCTCTGTTTTAATTTCATGTTGCACCATCTCCCTAATTGATTGCTCTAGAGTTTTAGTTTGCTTCCAACCTAGAGTTTTAATTTTACTTTCATGTCTGGTTGTCCAGATTTTAGCATCATAACTCCTCAAGCTTTCAACGAGTTCAATATTTGCTTTTTTACCAGTTACTTCTTCAACTATTTCTAAAACCTCTTGATTTGAATATTGTATTCCACAACCTAAATGAAAAATCTCACCGTTGACTTTCTTTATGTTTTTAAGAAGTAAAAGCACTCCCTGACATAAATCTTCTATATCTATGAAATCATGTACTGGTTCAGGAACAAACTTCATTTTTTCACCATAAAGACAGCTTCTTATGAGTGTAGGAATAAGGTGTTTTTCTTGCTCATCAACTCCTGTGACCGAGAATGGTCTAACGATTACTGTATTAAGGTATTTTGAATAATATCTTGTTAATTGAGTCCCACAAGCCTTACATACTCCATACATAGTTTCTGGCCTTGCCACCATCTCCTCGTGCATCGGTTTATCTTTTTTTCCCAATTCGGAAGAAGAGCTAAAGTAAATAAAATTCTTTACTCCAATTACTTGAGAGGCTCTCAAAAGATCATTTGTGTACTTAACATTTACTTTAAAAATTTCAGGCTCATTTATTTGAGAACTATGATTACCATAAGAAGCGCAGTGAACAACAGTATCCATCCCCTTTAATGTGATTATTATATTGGTAAAGTCATCAATTAGGTCTCTTGGTATTTTTATAGAAGGTCGCATCAGTGAAGATAGATGTGAGCCTATAAATCCACTAGCTCCACTTATTGCTGTTTTAAACATTTTTTTAGCCCTTCATCTAATTTAATCATACTTTTGGAGTTAGTGAGTTTGATTATTTTTTCAGCTACTGAAACTAAAGATGATTTTTCATTAACAACCAAATAAACTTTATTTTTGCCTATCTCCATTGCATCCATAGTTTTAACGTAAATATCGATACAGTCATCAATGTAGATAAAACTGCCTTCTTTGCCATAAATCTCTATCTGGCCGTTTGACAACGCTTTCTCAATCACAATAGGAATGAACCTATCGCTGCGGTCATTTTGACCATACAGATTGGAGAATCTTAAACAAACTCCACCAAAGTTATATGACTTACAGAAAGCTTCAATTAGATTCTCTGATGCAAACTTGGAAGCGCTGTATGGCGTGTCCAATCCAGGAATCTTAGTAGAGGAGGCAAAAATAATCTTATTACAGAGCCCAGAGGTTCTCATCCAATTAAGGACGTTGAATGTAAGCTGAATGTTCTCCATGGCAAGCTCGGGGTTTTTCACCGACTCAAGGGCTTTTGGGTTTGCTGCCAAATGAAAGGTTATATCAATCTTTTGTTCAGGGAATGAATCCCCTTTATCATAACCAATGACTGTATGGCCCTCGTTTCTAAGCCTTTCAAACAACTGCTTACCAACGAAGCCTTTGTGACCTGTAATCAGTATTTTCATACTCCTCCTATTTGTTTTTGTTTTCGATTTTGGCCCAGACTTTTTCATTGATGTAGTACATTATCAATTTGATAACTGTATACGTACCAGTGATTTGGGTTACCTTAGACCATTCTCCTGTGAAGAAAAATACAATTAGTCCACCAATTCCCATACCTAGAATAATTTCATAGGTAAAGGCTTTGACGACTCTTCTCCACGGAGCATCTTTGTCGTACAGCTTCATCCACACTCTCTCATGCAGGTAGAAAACCAGCAAGAAAGTGGCATGGTGTACGAAGGTGATATAAGTCGTGGTAATCCACTTCCTAGTAAAAAAATATGTTACTGAAGCTAGGACAATAACGCCCATGATTCTCCAGATAATGCTTTTAAGCATCGACAATTTATGACTTGTCATTTTGACCTCCTTCTAAATTTATAACTTTAGGGTGCACCTCTTCAGTGTGCGACCATGTTTTTAATATCTTATTCTTGATGGCGGTGGAACTCTGGCCAGCGTAATAAGGCATGACTATCATTCTGCCACCATACTTACCTAACACTTTTTTAGCATCAGCTAAATCCTCTTCCTTATGACTTGTACTTTCAAACAATATGTCTGGCTCTAATTGGGCAACGTTTGGCAATGGAGAATAAGTCTCTTGTTTGACTGCTACGTCAACGTACGCAAGAGATTTAATGGTCTCTAACCTTTCACCAAAAGAGATGATAGGTTTGACCTTCCTTTCCATTGTTGCACCATTAGTGAGGACGCCGACTATAAGTTTGTCACATAAGCCTCGGCAGGCTTGAAGATGTTTAAGGTGACCGATGTGTATTAGGTCAGCCACAACGTAAGCGTATCCTATTACTAAATTATTATTCATTTTTACCTCCTGATAATTTATAACTTATCTTCTTTTTCGTCTCCTTAGACCTTTTTTTGCCTGTCCAATATTTATAGATACCACTTATTTGACTTCCTATTTTCATAACAATAGTTTCCTTTCTGTTTAACTTTTATAACAGGTTTTCTAAATTCTCTGCTGTTTTTGCCCAAGTATATTCTCTTACTTTATTTCTCGAATCTTTACTCAATTCTTCTAGTGTATCATGATCGTTGAAGAGTTCCAAAATTATTTCCATCGCTGTCAAGTGCCATTTGTAGTCATCAATATTTCCTCCAATAATATAGCCAGTGTCTCCAACTATATTTTTGATGTATCCATTATCGCTGGCAATTACTACACATCCAGAGGCCATGGCTTCTAAAACCATTAGTGAAAATGGTTCCTGGATATGTTTTCCAACTGGATATAGAAAAATTTGACTACCTCCAAGTTGTTTTAACATTCTCTTTTTTCCACCCTGGCCATGGAATAAAATTTTATTTTTAATCAAATCATCATAAAGAGTTCTATATTGATCGTCATCCCATCCCCAGAGTCCACCACCACCATGAACGTGAATTTGAGCATGTCTCATTTTTGGTTTTAATCTTCTAGCAAATTCAATCAGAGACTTCATTCCTCCTTTAAAAGGATGGCCAGCGTAACTAATGCTATAGTCCCATTTTTGTGTTTCTTTAAAAAATTCTTCTCTAACTCCAGGTTCAATTACAACCATTTTTTGCATGAATTCTTTTGGTAGTTCCGAGGCATATCGATCTCTGTGCCAATCACTTAAAACTACAATATGATCGACATCTGGATATCTAGTAATGTCTTTAACGGCAATTCTTGTTGACCAGTTAATTAACTTCTTAGTATCAGATGCTTTTGGGAAACTTTCAAAACCAATCAGCACATCTTCACCTTCAGGTTTGTAGTCATAATATTGCATGTATTTCACACCATCGTAGATATCTGGAAAATTGCATCTTATATAAACAGTGACATCATGACCCCTGCTTTGAAGCTCTTTGGCCAATTCAATAATTATTGTTTGAGTTCCACCTACACCAACATTTTTCATGGTGTTTGGATTGTATTGTGGTTTGTCACTATTATCGTAAATATTTATTTTCATTTTACTTTTCCTTCAATATTTTCACTATATTGATGATTCCAGTAATCATCGTATTTTTTAAGCCAATGTTTATTTAATTCCCACTCTATTGGAACCCAGCTCACTTTATCTTTTGGAATTTTGGTTACTGACCACTTTCTCTTTTCCAAGAAAGTTTTAGCTGCAGATTTCCAAACGGTCTTTTTTGACTTACCAGATTCTTTTAACTCATTTATTATTTTATCAAATGGGAAATCTTGAACAGCCCAACAGCGTCTTAGGAAATTGTCTTTGTAAAGCCATAGGTGAACAATGTAGTATCCTTGCCAATCCATTTTAGGATGATCTGGTGAGTCCCAGCGAATATTTAACCTGCCTGGATATTGATATGTTTCATGAATATCGCTTCCAACATATCTGCCATGTCCTAGTTTAAAAATCCTCCCATGACTTCCCTTTGGTAGCCTCTTATGATCTTCCTTCCACAGGTTAGCAAGACAACGATCATCATCTAGAATACTGATTCTTTTTGGCCTTAAAACTAAAATGTGAGGTGGTAAACTTGAAATTTTATCTCTTAGGTCTTTACAGAGCTTTTTTGTGAGCATTTCATCAGAATCTACTCTAACTCCCCAATCCATAGTGCACATATTTAGGGCAGCATTACAACAGTCTTTATAGCTTCCATTCCATTTGTGATACCCAACTTTTATTGGTAAGTCTAACTCACCAGCTTTATTCTTAATCCAGTTTTGATAATCTCTTGATAGGTATGAGTCTTTAGTCGTGTTACAAACGCATACTTCATCTGGTTTTAAATCAATTATGGAATTAAAACAGTTGACTAAATGTGGTTTGTCTCCTACGTGTGTGAATAAAAAAACTGATATTGTTGGTTTCATATTTCGCCTATTTTTTTGAAAATTGAATAAAATCCAATACTTGCTACGTACTCATATTTGTATTCTTTAGCCATTTTCTCAACTTCTTCGATAGTCCAATAGACTGTATCTAAGGCTGGAATAAATTCATTATAAACGACTTTATGTTTTGGCTCTAATGGAAGTCTGATTATTAAATGACCTCCCCTCTTTAAAACTCTTCTAGCGTCTTGTATGACTCGTTTTGCCATGTCTTCTGGTAAATGTTCGAGTATCGAAACAGCCAAAACTACATTTGCCGAAAGGTCAGTTAGAATAGAAAAATCTCTAATTATTTTTGAAACAGCAAAGTTCGGTGTATTTTTAAGTCTATACTCTGCTTTACGAATTAGATTTTGGGAAAAATCTACACCATGAACAAAACTTACCTTTTTAACTAATTTTTCTGTTAATGAACCGTAGCCACATCCAAATTCGATAAGTCTTTTATTTTTAAGATTTCCTCCTGTCATCTTTAAAACTTCAAAAACACGTGAAAAATTAGTTAGATTTTTGTTTCTATTGTCAATATATTGCTGATAACCAACAGTAGTGCCAAATACATCCCATTGTCGATTGAACTTATAAAAGTCCTTGTTCATCATTTTTGACCTCCTATTTTTGGTTTTAATTGAGACTTGAGCTTTAGACTTGTAAGACCTAATTCAAAACCTAATTCATCATCAAAGTTAAAAATTTCTTGATGACCATCTCCTGTTTCTTTTAACTTTTTTGGTGTGCTGTGGATTCCGTAGTCACCAATACCAGTAGCTCTATTGACAACAAATCTAGCTCTTCTTAAACCAGCTCTCAATATAGCCCAATCTTTACCATTATCTTGAGAAGTGGCATATCGAGGAATTCCAGTGCTTCTAAATAATCGATCTATAGCGTTCATGTCTCGCTGCATGTAGGGTACATTTCTTACATATTCGTAATAAGGCATGTACTCTATTTTGATTAGTTCCCATTTTTTAGACCAAAAAGCTTCAGCCCAAAAATGGCCATCAGAGAACATTAATTTATCTTTATACATCTCGATTTCTTCTGGATAACACTTGAGTCTAAATCCAGGAGAAATACATCCAATCTGTTCATTATCTTTAAACTCTTCAAGAGCTTTTCTCATCATTGCAATAAAATTTTTACTTACAATAATGTCATTTTCTAAAAATAAAAATCTATCATAATTTTTAGACATTAATTCCATAGTTTCATACTGATTGATTGCTGGACCAACATTATATTCTTGTCTATGGACGTTTTTATTTGGTAAATTTGATTTTTCAAATACCTCAATAGTTTTTTCGACATCTGTAATTTCACAAACTTTTCTTTGAGAAAATTTACACAAATGACCATCTACGAATAAATGAAAATCAACATCATCAAGGTTATTCTTTTCTAAAGACTCAATTAGTTGTTTTAAATATTTAGCTCTACGCCAAGCTACTATGGCTATTCCTAATTTCATGTTTTTATCCTCCCAACTAAATATGGCTTTCCCTCATCATTAGTTAAACCATATTGATCTTGACCCCATAATTGAACGCTCTTAGCTTTAGGAAATTGTTCTTCAATAATTGTTCTCCAAGTACCAAAGTTAAAAGCGCTTTTATGAAACTGGCTGCCATCTTTAAGATCTGGTTTATTTGGAGTGCTAAATAAGAATACACCACCTGGTCTCAGATGTTTTTTGATAGACTCAATCATTTGTATTGGATTAGCCAAATGTTCTATTGTTTCAAATGAAGTAATTACATCGAATTTTTCTATTAATGGAGTTCTGAAATTTCTCTCTTTTTCAAAATCCATAACTTCAATGTAAGCTGGGCATTTCATTTGGAAATCTCTTTTGACTCCTTTAACTGTGTTTTCATCATAATCATAACCAGTTATTGTTTTTGCCCAAAAAGACATTAAGTACATTCCATAGCCAGTCCCACAAGCTACATCTAAAACATCTTTATCGTAAACGTCTTGAAGCGCTAATGTATAGCGCAATAGATGCTCTCTAATTACTACCATCGGATGATGGAGTTGTTTTGATAATGAGATTCTTTCTAGTCCTGCTGTCATAATGGTTTGAACGCCTCAATAGACAAAGAATTTGGTCTATGGGCAGGCGATTTAATTTTAGTGACTCTTACGAAGCCAGCTTTAGTTAATAATCTATCTAGTGTTGGAAATACCCAGCCGTGATGATAGTAATCATTCACATGTTCTTGAGCACCATAAATTTCTTTTAGATATTCTTCTTCATTAGTGCTGACAAACATACGCATAACTTTATCTAAATCTGGAACATGAATTTCAAGTCTTCCTTCTGGGCTTAAACATCTAAACCATTCTTTTAAAGCCATTAGTGCTTCGCTTTCAATAAAGCATTGTAAAATATAGCAAGCACAAATACTCTTAATTGAGTTTGATGAAAATGGTAATAATCTAGCATCGTTGATAAACTTGACTTTACCAACTTGTCTTATATCTAGCTGATGATATTTTGGATGAAGCGGATTTTCTCCACCACCAATTTCTAAATTTTGGACATGATGAATCCCTGCAGTATCAAGCTGCTTAGAAATTTTTGACATCTTTTTCATTTTTTTATCCCACTTATTGTGAAACAATTCTTTGTTTTTAATCGTAATATCTTTAAATTTTTGGCTATCTTTTTTCTTGGCTATATTTTGAGAAGCACCTTCATAATGAATTAATTTTGCTTCATGATTAATGTAAACTTTATAATCATCTTCCCTGGCTTCAAGGCATAATTCGATATCTTCATAATAACCACGCTCATAGTTTTCATTAAATTTGGCTAGTTTTTTTCTAACTAACATACAAGCTCCAGTTACCGCCTCAACCTCTTCTATGCCAATTTTATTAATTTGATGATCCTGCCTAAATCTTCCGATATGTTTCGGTTCATAATCTGCATTAAATGAAATTCCAGCATGTTGGACTTCCCATGATTGATCTGTTTTCTTTGGGAAATAAAGTCTTGCTCCAACTATACCAGCCTTAGGATTGTTTTCTAAAACATCAACCATTCTTTCAAGCCACCCATATTGAGGAAGAGTATCATTATTCAAGTAACAAATATATTTTCTGGTAGCATCTTTAAGAGCATAATTATTACCTCCAGCAAACCCACGATTTGTTTTGGAGAATTTAAGCTTAATATCTGGATAGTCTTTTTTTAGTTGAGTTAGAACTGTTTTGGAATTATCTTCAGAAGCATTATCGACAATGATTAATTCAAATCCTGGAGGTGTTACTTCATAAAGTTTTTCAACACATTCTCTCGTGTAATTTGCATTATTCCAATTAATAATAATAATTGAAACTTTATCTGTACCAGCAATAATTGACCAGAATTTCTTTCTAATTTCTTTTTCATCAAAAATAGCTGCTTTTTTAACAGAATTTTTAGACATGCTGGCTCTATGACTGTCATCTTCAATTAAGAACTTTGTTTTCCGTTGTAAAGATATAGTATCTTCAACTAAAAAGCCGTTTTTACCATCATCTACTATTTCTGGTTGGCCTCCAGTTGCTAATACTACAGGGACACATCCACTTGCCATTGCTTCTACAGTTGTCATTCCGAAATGTTCTTGGGCTCCTGGCTCATGAGGCATTGTGATTCCTGTCATGTGCCAATAAATCTTTGCTTTAGCATAGAGTTGCTTTAATCTAGAAAATGGAATTCCCTCGTTAAATATAATTGGATATCCTTTGGTCTGAATTTTCAATTGTGCTACATATTGTGGATCTTGAACTTGCCCAACTAAATGAAACTCCCAATTTTTAGTAATTCCAGCATCATACATTTCTTTAAAGGTTTCAATCATTTGAGCGTGACCTTTATCTGCTTCTGGTTTTGGGCTTGATAGTCTACTTACATGAAGAATAATATTTTCTTTTTTACCTGGTTTAAACTCATTAGTCATTATGGGCGGGTACACAATCAATATGTCTTTAATTGGTTTATGCCATCTCTTAATAATGTTGTCTTTTGTGTATTTCGAGTTTGCTAAAAATTTATAATCAAAAGTTGGAAAGAAAAATTGTGGAAAGAAAACAAGCATAAATTTTTTAAGTGCCTCTGTTTCTTCTGCTTTCCAATGAGAAATATTTAAAAACAAATATTTATATTTTTCTCCAATACCTTTAGTGTATTTATAAAAATTGACATTCTTAGTATCGATATTGAGCATTTGTTGCATCCACGATTTACTTTTTGGTTCTTTTGGAAGATAGACATCACAATTGTAAAATTCTTTAAGGTATTCGATAAATTTGAATGAGTGAACAGTTCCGCCTCCGAGTTGATCGAAGTGATCGTTTAATATTCCAGCATTAATTTTTTTGAAAAATATATCCATAATTTTTATACCCAGTTTATCTGACTAGAGGCATTGGGGTCTCGTTTAACCGCTGCTTCATCTTGAGAAGTTATTTGTTGAGGTCCACTAGAATCTCTTTCATTGACTAATTTTTGTATTTTGGCACCAAGTTTTGTTGGCCCCCCACGTCTAGGAGCAGCCTTCATATCTTGATTTGCTTTGCTAATCATGTCTTCTACTTCTTTGGGGACATTTCCTGTCGCAGATGGTCTTACTTCTCCTGTTGGAGCTACTGTTGGAGTTGAATTTGCTACTGGGGCTGGGGTATTGAAAGCTCTACTGTAACCGCAATTTGGGCAACTATAGGCTTGACCATTGAAGAATAGTCTATTATCACATTCTGGACAAAATTGATCTGGATATAAAACTCTTTGAAATAAACCGAATAATTGTTTCTTTAAAGCTTCTGGATTATCTTTCCAATCATCAACAGTCCTATCAATTTTTTCTTTAAGAGTTACCTTTTTAGGAGCTGGTTGCTCTATCTTTGTCTCCTTTTTTTTCGGTGCTTCTTTTTTTTGATCGTCTAGTTTTACGATTGTTTTCTTTTTTTCTTCTGCCATAATCGGCTCCTTTTCCTATAACTTTTAAGACTTTACCAAAAAAATCAGTAGTGTCTTTCATAATTATACATTATCAAGATCGACTGGTACGTGAGCCTCTGGATCGTCTTTTACATCCACCATGCGTTTGAAAAACTCATCGTAAGGCTCGACCTTGAGAGATTTTTTCACCTCCTTACGCTCTTTAGCTGTTGTAGGTGGCTTTTTTATATTAATGACTATTCCAGTAAACTGACCTGGGTCTAGTTTTATATTATCAGGAATTAGACTTTTTTTGAAACGTGGATCGTTATGTTTAATTTCTACCTCATTAGCAATGCAGTAAAATCTGCCATTAATAAATATCTGAGCTGGTGTTCTTATTTTCATGTCCATATTATTTATTCCTTATTATTGCATAACTCAATAACATTTCCATGTCTTCAGCAGCAGCCTTACCGTGTTTTTTAGAGAACCATTCTCTTGTGTCATCTATAGCTTTTTCCATATCTTCTGGGTTTTCGATTCCCTCTTCTATTTTTCTAAGATTCATAATTCTTCTGTAGATTATATTTGAGTTTACCCAAAATAAATCTAACAATGCCGTTGGTTCTCCAAACAATACTCTTCTTGGCCCGTGAATTGGGTCTTCATAAATTAATATTGCTGTTTTAATTCCTTTTATAGAATTATGTTGTTGCTCTTCTATTTTGCTCATTTTTATTTAACTCCCAACGCCCCATGTATAAGGCGAAATTACTATCCTCTTTTGCATATCTTCCCTCTGTACGAGATTCATAGTGATATACCAAGGATGTTGGTTCATAGATAATCTGATAACCAGCTCGTCTTACCTTTTGACATAAATCCATATCTTCCCAGCCACACCAGTATCTTTCATCAAAACCACCCATTTCATTAAAAAGTTGTTTTGGCATTACTGCGCAAGCTGCAGTGACAGCAAAATACTGTTTCCTTTCCATTACATCTGGATGATTCATGTGTTTTTTAAAATTGATGTGATCTGGAACTCCGCTACTTAATCTAACTACACCAGCATGTTGAATTGTTCCCTGTCCTGGATGAACCAACCTAGCACCTACCATACCAACTGCTTTTTCTTCGCTAAAAACATTCATCATAGCAGTAAGCCAACCCTTAGTAACAATTGTGTCGTTATTTAGGAAACAAATAAAATCTCCTTTAGCAACTTCAGCTCCCTGATTGTTGGCAATGGCAAAACCCATATTTTCCTCATTCCTAAGGTATTGTCCATCCATGGTGTAATCTGAATTTAAAATGAAATCTTGAGTTCCATCATTTGAAGCATTATCAATAATAATAAGTTCAAATGGCCATTTAGTATTCTTTTGAACTGAATCCATCATTTGTTTTAGATAAGTTAGGCCATTAAAAGTTGGTACGATTATGCTAATTAAATCTTTTTTTTTCATTTTTATTCTCCATTCTTACATCCTGGAAAGTGATAAGAATCATCCCTAGTTGCCATATCGATAGCATACCAATTGCCATCTTTACCTTTTAACCAATCTACAGACCAATAGCCATCAAATTTTAAAGCTACCAATTCTGTAAATTTTTTAAGGGTTTCTTTATCTTCCTTTGAAAGCTTGTTCATTGCAACCAACTTTAATTTCCAGTCTGGATCATTGTGTACGTGTCCATCTAAGGCTACTTCTGGCCAGTATGGGTGACTACAGACTATCTCGTGATCTTTAAAGAAATATCTCATCTCTTTAGTGATTGGAAGTTGTCCTGCAAAGGCTTCAAACGCTGGGGCTGTATCTATTATTTTTCTAGCTGCCCAGACATTAATAGGGAGCCCTTCTTTGTAATCAGCCATGATACTATGTTCCGCTATAGTTTGAGCGTGCTTCATCAAAATTGCCTGATTTTGAACAAAACAGCTTCCAAACCATTCGTGCTTATAGCTGGTCTGACCTGTTCTTAGGAAGAACGGATATCCGATTCTATGACCCATTTCTTCTAGTATTTGTCTAAATTTAATCAATGATTTTACTTGCGCCTCATCTGGTTCTTCCATCCAAAACACTTTTCTCATAGCGCCGACAAAATTTGTGTCAACCTTATTCATGTCGACCATTATTGTTTTTGGTGTTGGTACCCCAGTTTCAACTAACTTAGGGAACCAATAGTTCATGTCATTTTTTTCGTAGTTCATAGTTTTTCCTTACTAAACTTATTTCTTTTAAAATTAGCTTCCCGTTTTTATCTATTTCAAATCCTGGTTCAAAGCAATAGTCTTGATTAATAGTTACTCCTTCTTTAAAAGTCATAAAACCAATTCGTCCATCTAGATCTGTTCTAAAATCTTTAGTTACTGGTATGGTTTTCTTTTTCATTGTCTAACTTTTTCTATTAATTTTCTAACAGCATCTTTTGAATTATTATCAACTTCAATCAATAATTGTTCTGCTAAATGCCACATTAACATTTGTGCTGCCATAAATCCCTTATAGTAACCTTTTATATAAATTAGTTTTTCTTTTTCAGTTTTTTCCATATTATCTTCTAGCTGCTGGTTGAGCATTATCTTTAATTAATTTTTTAAATGCTTTCAACATTTGTTCAGCTCTGCTTTTTGGAGTAAGCTCTTTAGCAAACTTTTGAGCTTCATCACCATACTGTTTTCTCAATTTGTCATCTTTGAGTAATTTAACTATTGCTTCTTTCAAATCTTTTGGATGACAAAGGTGATATTTAGAACCATCAGTGTTATAAGCATAGGCTTTTGGTTCAACTAATAATCCACGATTCTTGACAACCTCGTGGACCGCCGAGTGGTCTACGCCAATAGAGGGAACACCAGAGATGCCCGCCTCAATAAACGGCAGTCCAAATCCCTCACCCCAAGAGGCAAGGATATTTAAGTCGGCAAGGTTGTACTGTATGTTGAGGGTTTTATCATCAATTGGACCACCCTGCATTGTCCTAGGCATTAAAACATGCCCTGTTAAATCTAACTCTTCGACGAATCTACTGATATCATATCCATCGAGTTTATCATCGTCAGTTTTTGCTCTCAAAATTCCTGATGAAAGAATTAATGCTGTATTTGGGATTTCGTTAACTACTTCTTTAAAGGCATCTAATAAGACAGGAACATTCTTTCGTTGTTGTCCACGTGAATTGCAAATCAGAACATTAAAGCCTTCTAGCTTGAATTCCTTCTTTAGTTTTTCTTTATCCAATTGGTTAAATATTTTTAGATCAACTGATGGATAAATAACTTCACCCATTAATGAGGGAACCTTACTTTTAACTTCAATTGCAGCGTGATGAGATTGGAAGAAACAATAGTGCATCCATTTCAATGATTCTCTACAATAAAAATCTAGTGGATCACTATCTAAAGTTCCCCAATGAACCCATTTCCATGGACCTGGGTGGGCTAGAACAAACGAAATCTTTGGTAACATCCAAAAGTCTTGAACGGTTAAAACAATGTCTGGTTTGAAATCATCTAAAGCAAAGTGCAAAACCTCTTGGGCATATCGATCTTTCACATCTGGTGTTTTAGTGTGATAGATATACTCATCTTTATTGATCGGGTAGCCATTATAATCCAGGGCTACTTGCCTAATCTCATTCTTTCCACCTTCCTTTAGAAGTTCCAAGATATCTCGAATCTCTCGAGCATAGCCTGATTTCCAACGAAAATAATCTCCGTATATTAGTATTTTCATATTTATTCAATCTCCTTAGTGCTGCTAGTATAATCAAAACACTTTTTAAATACTTCATCTTCACTAATCCCAAATTTTTCAGCAATTTCCTTTGTTGCTTTTTGCTCTGCTTCCCACCTTCTATCTATCATTTCCATGTCTTCCTCTAAAGATAAAAACATTTTTTCATTTTTTATTTCTTCTTCCTCTTTAAGTATTTGCATCTTATATCCACGATAGATTTCGTCAAATGTTTCAAAAACTACCTTATCAGTAATAGTATTCTCATTTGGTTTTAGGATATACCCAAGTAAACTAATAATTAAAAATGTGCCTGTTATTATTAAAACGATTTTTAAGATTTTCATAGTTTTTTATTCCTCTATCCAAAAAATTAGTAATGCTGCTAAAAATCCAAAACTGAATTGCAAATATCCAATGATTGAACTCACAAGACATAGAGTTGCAATGATAAATGAATCAACTGCTGTTATTTCACAATATGGTGTTGTAAAAGCTTTAATTATCAGATTCATCTTGCTCCTTCCAATTTTTTTCAAATAACTCTAGATATTCTTTTTCAGCGTTTTCGCAAAATTTATGTCTCCAAACGTAATCACCTTTATCAGTTCTGTAAGGTAAACAAATTTCTAATCTCTTTAAATAAGCCTCTTCTCTAGTCTGTAATTTATTAACCATGAAAGTAAAAATTAATGGCCAAAAAACCGTTCCGATTACAAATCCTAAGACTATCCAAGTGTGAGCTGGGATGATGCTATTTTTTTTCATTTGGTGCCTTTACAACTTTTATATTTTCAATAAGTAATTCTGCTTTTACATAAGTTAGGTTGTCTGGTTTAAAAACTAATTGAGCTCCGAAAAAATATAATTCTCTTCCATCATCAAGAATCAATTTCATATCTCCAGCTGTAGGAGGAATACCTTTGTTGCTTTCATGAATTTGTACTGTTATTTTTGCTTGACTCATAATGGTTTAAATCCTTTCGGTGTTTTTTCAGCTCTTTTAAACTTGACACCATTGCATTCAATTATTTCTATTATCCCATCTGGTTGAGCCGTAAGACCCATTGACCAAACTTTATATTGTATTTTGTTACCATATTTAAAGGCAGCTGTAATTTTGCCCTCGCGTACTTCATTACTCCCTTTTACTTTGAACTTGATATTGTCTCCTTCTTTGGGAGCAGTCATTTTCATCCAAAGTTCGTTTAGTTTTTGTAATCTGTTTACAGTCATTCATTTTTATTTTTTTTAAGCATTTTTCTAATAGCTTTACGTTCTTTTTTACTCAATGATCGATATTTAATACAAGTACCTTTCGCCTCGCCTTCTTTGTAGCAATTCTCACACCAGAGTTCTATTCCTTCAGCCGTAAATACTTTAACAGTTGATCTTCCTGGAATACCTTGAATTCCCATTGGCAATAAGCATTGTGGACAATGACCTTGACGAATAGGAATAACATTATTAGCTGCTGGTTCCATATCCAGCGTTCTAGTGTGATCTTCTGATTCTGATAGCTTTCTAGCTGTGTTTAAATCTATTGGCATATTATTGTTGACTCCTTGCAAAATCTTTTATATCCCAAGTATACGATGGTCTCAAATTATTTACTGGATCGATCAATTCTGGGCGTTTAACTATTTTATGAACAATTCCTAATCTAATAGCTTCTTCAACTGAAAACCATTTATCTTTTCCACTATCAAATAATTCCATCCAATAACTTGGGCTGGTTTTCCCGTTAGTTTGATAAGAGAAAAAATTAGCAATTTTCTTTTTAATCGATTTAATATATTGAACTTGTCTTTCGATTTCTGAGTTTTTATTCATCATTAAGGTAGTAATATCGTGCATCATTAAACAAGTGTGTTCATGACAGATTCTTTCTTTTCCACCCATAAATAAAATAAAACCACCAGAAATAGCATCAGCTAAAGCGATGGTTTTTACATCACAAGTTAGTGTGCCCATAATATCAGTGGCCACAATTGATTCAAATAGATTTCCACCCTTGGAGTTAATTATGACGGCAAGTGGTTGATAAGCTGATTCTTCAGATAGCTTTATGAGGTTGGTATATAAAGATTCAACTAGATTATTGGTGATAGGACCATTAATCCAGATTTCTCTTCTTTTCAGTCGTTCACTGAAAGCTGTAAGTTTGAATTTTTGTAATTCGTTAAGCTCCAGTGGATTCGGTTTGTCCGTCTTCATGTTTATTTTCCTTTAATAATTTTCTTATATTCTCTGCTAGATTTTTATTTCCTTCTTGCAATTCTTTAATTGTCTTGCCTTGTTCAACAATAACGGCACTCATAGCTTTTTGATTATTTATTATTGCCTGCATTATATCGGCAACCTGTTTAAAGTTCTTTTGAGCTGCTGCATTATGTTGTCCAATAGGGAGTGGTGCTCTAGGATCACCACTGGCAGGAGCAGGTAAGTTAATATTGAGCAAGGGTTTATTTTGTTCAGCTTGCTCCTCTCCTTGTTTGCCTGCTTCTGGCAATTCTTTAGTTGGCGCTTGTGTTTGTTGTATCGGCATAGTTTGGTTCTATTTTAAGTAAATTACTCATTCTTAAAACTGAATAACTTGGTTTATTTACTGCGTTATCAGTGGAAGTATAATCTCCTATCCACTTTGGTTCCCATTTTAGTGTAACTGGTTCCCAATCTTGGGGTGTATATGGAGATGGTGGAAAAGTTTTATGGTCATTTTTTTCTGATTGTTTTTCTAATTCTTTTAGAATCTCAGAAAGATCATGATCTGTTTTTTCTAAACCACCTTTTTCCAATTTTTCATTACACTTAGAGCATAAATATTTAACTTCCTTTTTGTTTGTTAAAATTACTGCATCTTTTAAATTTATTGTTGATTTACAGCTTACGCATTCAACCTCTTTATCCTGACCAATTCCAAGTTTATCGGCTATTTTTTCTAGTTCTTTTATACGATCTACTTTTTTCATAATTCTTCTGTAGCAAACCTTTTCCAGCTAAGATGGTATGTCCTAGCTGCTAGTTGTGGGTCATCTTCTACCGTAAACTCTTCCAGTTTTTTTGATGGCCCTCCCATTTTGGGATCAGAGATAAACTCCTCTATATATTTTAACACCAGGTCGATGTCAGAATACTTATCGTTCTTTTTTCTGAGCCTGGCCAGTAATTTATCTAGTTCTCGAGCTCTGTTTACTTCCACCGTTTTGGTCTCTTCGGCCATTTGGCACCTTTTTTTACGCAATCATTACACATAAAGTATTCTACTTTTTTCATTGACGCTGGAAACAATTTCTTGCTTCCATCTGGCATGATCTTAACACCACCTGGTTTTACAGGTATCCATTGTTCCTGTTTTAAACCTTGTGTCGTGTGGTTCCCACAGAAATCACACTTAACAGTTGGTAGAGGAACCTCCTCAACCTCATCAAGCTTATGCTTCTTTGGTAGGATTATTTGTTGGTTCATCTTGAACTGGTGTAACTGGTTTTACTTTATTGCCAAAAGGAGTTGTTACTGTTTTTTCTGGCAATCTTTCTAGATACCAAACTAAAACATAAGTACGCTCACCAATAGAGTAAGCGTTACGTCCATTTAAAAATCTACTTTTATTGTCGATTGAGGAAAGAAAAGCGTTAACTTCTGAATCAAACTTATCAATTTCTTCTTGATTGGGGTTTTTAGGTGAAACAAAAGATTTCACCTTCATATTTGCTCGAACGGTCCTTTGACCTGAATTTGGTATGTTTTGCATACTATCCTCCTAACTTTTCCTTAACCTTAAACTGGGTGTATTATACCATTTTTTAAGGATTTTTTCAATTTGTAATTATTGGTTTTCTTTATCATTGTCACTGGTTTTGTCATCACCACTAGGGCTATGTTCCCCTGGTGGAGTCTTTGTTTTTGGATTTGAATCATCTGGATTTGAATCATCTGGTTCTCGTCCAATAGCTTTTTCGATCTCGATCAATGAATCATTCTTTGTGCCTAGTAAGAAGTATTTATTTGCCCATTTCTCATCAATTGGTAATAGACCCATTGCAATTCTAGCTTCATTAAATGTGTATAGACCTTTAGCCCATCCAGTCATGAAGTCTCTTCGTGAAGATTCTGATTCTTCTAGACCAGCAGATTTAAAGTCAATTCTCCAACCCTCAATACCCATTCCGTCTTTGATGAGCTCTCTAGTTATTTTTTGAGAAATAAGTTTTCTTAATTGGAAAATATTTGTTAAATAAAATGAACGTCTGGCTTCTGAAGCAGTAGCTCGATTTGTACCTTCTGGAAATCCCATTAACAATAATGGAACACCATATTGTCCAGCTACGAGTCTTAAACCATAGCGTAACAATTCTAGATAGGCCATTTCTTGTGGAGTGATTCCGAGGGGATCAGCTTTAGCTCCTTTAAATGTAATCAGTGTTTTACCAGCATTGTGTGGTCCCTCATAGTTCTTTTCCCACCATGCTGATACTGCTTCGGCATCAGCTTCAGTAGAATCTTCAGGGAGAATTAATTGCAAAGGTGGACGACCACCATTTCTTAAAATATTAATATTGAAAGTAACAGCTCTCAATAGAAGTTGAAGAGTGGCCATATTGTCTTCTAAAACAGCTCTACCATAAAGATCAGCTTTTCTGCTTGGTCTTCGAACATGGAATACCTCATCTAATGAGTAAATTACTGATTTATTTTGGTCAGTTTTTCTAGCAAAGCCAACTTTTTCCAACACACCTTTTTTCTTTTGAGCAGCATCAACTAAAATAATCATTTTGGTTGGATCAAGATTATAAACCGATGCTAGAATTTTTTTCTTTTTATTTGCGGAACCTCTTGTTGGGACTTTTTCCCAGTAAAAATTTCCATAAGCTAAATAATTTTCAATAGAAACACCTAATAATGTTTCAATTGTGTCATCTGGATTAGGCATATCAAAGAAATTAATTAATTTCTTAAAATCTTGTTTGGTGCCTTTTTTCTCTTCTGGTTTGATAACATATCCACCACCAAGAACAGCATCTTTTATACGAGAAGCAGCTTGAATTGATCCAGGAGAATCACTAAATAAAGTGGTTAAAGTATTGTAGTTTTTACCAGATTCATATTTTTTAGCATTAAATTTTTCTTGACCATAATTACCAGTAGTTGAAACATATTGTCTAGATTTTCCAAACTTTCGATCCATTGCTTTTACAGTATCAACAGCCCAATCCTTCTTAGCAGCAACTAAAGCTTCGTTTACACTTTTAACAACTTCTTTATTGTATTTTGTCTTAGCTGACTGTTCAATTTCTTCTTTCGCATTTTTTATAGCTTCGTCTTTGGCAGCTTCAACTTTAGCTTGTACTTGTTCTGAATTAAGGATGGTTTTTTCGAAAATTTTTGGAATTTTCATATCTATTTTTTATTTTTTAGCATTTTTTTTAAATAAAATTAAGTTTCTGCTAAAAATTCCTAATTTGAGTATACACTATTATGCGCCTAAAAATCCACGTCTGTTGAGCAATCTAATTTCTTCTACTAATTGAAGTTTCCTTTGTAATTCTTTTTTAGATGCTTTTATAAATTGCCCAGTATTTTTTCTTTGAGTTTTTAATTTTTTACTCATCTCATAAAGTTCTAGACACATACTTGCTTGTTTCTTTTTAATAAATAAATATGGATATATTTTCTGTAAAAATTTAGCAGCAGATTTATCGGCAGTACACCATCTATAACATTGTCTATCGTTTGCTTTTCTTGGTATTTTTTCTATCCACCCACCATATTGTTTTTTAATTTGCTCTAAAATATCAAGTCTTATGTTTGCTATACGAACCCTAATTCTAAATTTTAGACCACAACCAGTTGTTGTTTTAAATTTGCTTATGGTTATGCTTCCATCAGCGTCAGTAAATCCAGCTAAATATTGTAAACTTAACATTTTTTAATCTTACTGGGGTTTCTAGGAAACGTCAAGATTGTGTCTGTTTGACTCCAAGAAATCCGACACCAGGAGTTCCTTGTGCAGCGTGATAACATACTCCAGCTACAGCATCAGCTACGTCTTTCTTTCCTTGTCTAGGGTGATCGATTTTCATGCCTTTAATTTCTTCAAGTTGTTTAAGTTCTTCAGAAAATGGTGCGTAATAGTAATAATCAAGACGATCATCTAAAATTGCAGCTTTGACGGTATAGTAGGCTTCTGGATTCCTATCGATTGAGAATGTCTCAGCTTTAAAACCAGCTGAATTAAGCATTTGAATAGAGTCTATGGAATTATGAACAAATATACCTGCCGAAAGTCCAAAATTATTATATTTTGGTACTTCTATGTCATAAACATCCTCATATCCATGAAATTTGACAGATACAACTTTATGATTTTTTTGTGATTTGTAGTCCTTGAATCCTTTGTAACCCAATGTCTTTAATCTTCTTATAACAAAAAACGTATTTTTAAGGTTCAATTTTTGCTTAACTTCTTCCAGAGAATTACTGGTAGCACAGGCTTTAAATAATATTTCATTAGGTATATCTCTATTAAAATGTGGAGAATACTCACCACAATATACTGGTCTTTTTGCCATTTTTTCTTGATATTCGTTATTATTGTCCCATTTGTTTTTAATTGTTAGTGCTATTTTTTTAGCAATCTCTTTAGTTGGTGGTTTTAATAAAGATGGTAAATTATATTTTTTATTTCTATCTCTCATTAATTGAGCTTGCTTCCGTCTTTCACCTTTTTTTGACCATCTGATTTGATTAGATTTTTGAGTTAATTTTCGATGATATGCAGTATGCTTCTTAACATATAAATACTCTAAATTGTCTGGTTCATTATTTAGAGAATTAAAATCTTTATGATGAACTACATTATTTTTTGGTTTTTCTCCATAAACATTCCTAGCAACCATATCATGTGTCATTTCCCAAGTATTTGTATTTGGTTGGAATATTTTTTCATATTGTCTTGGTTTTGTATTAGTTTTGTTTTTTCTTTCTAAAAAGCTTGTATTAAATGGCATCAAACTATCTCCACATTTAAGAAACTCTACTTGTTTATAGGTTCCATTTTTCATTAACAATGGATGTTCTTTTGTTAGGTATATTTTTTGTCCATTATCTATGATGATTTCGTAAACTGGAGCATTTATTCCAGTTTGTTTTACTGGTTTACAAAAGGCTGGGACAATTTCTTTTTTATTTAAGTCAAATGAATAAATCCAAGCACCGTTTGTAATTTCATCCATTCTTTTGTTTGTCCCATCAAGCAACTTGACCATTGTACTTCCAATTTCGCTTTGCCAACCATCAAAAGTAATCTTGTGAATATTATAACCAATATCTCTGATTTTATAGATCATTTGTCTGATTTCTTCAAATTTAATTTCTTTGCGTGGTCCAGCCTCAATTCTTAACATAAGATCAATTTTAACTTTTGGACGCTTTTCCATTTTTCCAGATGTACTCTGTTTTTCAATCCATCCATCAAATTTACCCATAGCAAACCCAGCACAGTCGCCTTTTCCTTCTCTATTAAGTCCAAGGTCAACATGAATAAATCTTTTATCTGAATCATAATCTTCTTGACTTGCTCTGTTGAAAAACCATGTGTGAAATTCACCATCTTTGGGATTAATTGGGTGTTTTCTATCATAATTAGCATTATCATCAATGATTGATGGATTAGCAAAAAAGCTTTGGATAGCTTGAGATGGTTGGGCGCCATAGTCCCGCATGGCTTTCTCGGGATTTTGTTTGAACTCGTCCTCGTATTCCACGGGGACCATGACGCCCTTATAGGCGGGGAGATATTTGCCTAGATCAAATTTTTGTCCAGAGAATCTATCTGGTGGCATAGCATCCCAGAGAGGAGTTCTTTTTTTATAAACTTTTGGATTATCAGCTTCCTCTTCCATTTTCTTCTCAGCGAAGTCATAAACGTACCGAGGTGAAGTAATAATGAAAAGTTTTCCTTTAGATAAAAATCGAGAACGAATACGTTTCTTAATCTGGTTATAAGATTCTTCAGCGTAATCTTTATCTTTAGTTAAAGTATGAAATGAAGCCTCGTCAATGACGGCTCCAAAAATATTGTATCCGAGAGGAGACTCTTCATTTGATCCTAGAGGCAAAATATAAATATTTTTAGGGAATTGAAGAAGTGATTTAATTCTCGGGTTAGGTGGAAAGAAGTTTTGAAACCATTGGTTGTTATCAACACGGTTTTTAATTTCGCTAAAAACAACATCCTTAGCTTGTGAAAAAGATGTGGAAATGTTAATAAAAGCAATCTTTGTGCCTTTAGCAAATTTAAAATAGGCTTGTGGATCTTTTAAGCAAAGAAGACGATAAATATTATAAACAATGGCCATTGAGGAAACATAAGAATTATGGGTAACTGTGAAATCACCTAATAAATACAAATGGTCTCTATCTACATCAAATCCATAATAATCACCAATTCCAATAGGTTCTATTTTAAATCCAGTTAAAAGAACATCCTTCTTTTGTGTCCTTTTAGTACATTTTTTTCTTTCTAGTTGAACAGGAATTTTTTCTAAATCTCCCGATATAGAAACTCTATATGATATGAATGATTTTCCATTGCAGGAAGTTTTCCTTTGTTTTATATAGGCAGCAAAACCTAACGAACGACACAGGTATGTAATATCATCAATTAAGGTTTTATTTTTATTGGAAAACTCCAAACAGTTATTTCCTTGATATCCATCGCTATCAATTAGCCCTGCTAACAACTGTAATCTGATTTTCTTTGAGTTGAATTTATATACTTGCGGAATATATTTATTTTTGATGAGATTATATTGTTTAAAATTTTCTAATAGCGAATTTCTGTTTTTACTTCCCAACTTTGTTCCACTTGTGACAATATATGTTGGACAAGTTTTGTTTTTATTTTGATTAATATTTACCACGAGTCCACAAACTTTTGCTTGTTTATATATTTCATTCTTAATCTCAATGTCCTGTGTGGCGATTCCGATATTATGAGAATTACCGTCCCCCAACCATAGTCCCAAAAAGTATGGATCTATACTAACCTTCTTTTTCTTAAAATTTATACCAACCCTCCATAGTTTTAAAATGTTCTTCATTTTGTTGCTTAACTCTAGATATTCCAAGACTGATATGTTTATTATCTCTCCTGCTTTTTGATCTAACCTGCCATTATTGGCAATAATACCCCTGTTTGTTCTTTTAAGCGACAAAATATGGGATTGATTTATGATAAAAGGTTCGCCTTTAGTTGGAGTTACTTTATATAATTTTTCCCTGCCCCTTGATAGTGAGATCACCTTTCTTGGCTTACTGTCCCAGCCCATTAACAAGTCACCTTGTTTAATATTTTCTACAACATCAACCTTACCTGAATAGCGGATGATTTTGGTTCCCCTAGCAAGACATTTACCACTCCCAATTCCAGCAATATAGAGAGCCTCCTCGTATTTACCAAGGTTCTCAAAATCTTCAAATGTTTTACCGCTATCAAAAATATCGATTAAGAGTTGCTTATTATGAGGTCTTGGAGCATCCTGTGGATTAACAAATTTAGGATTCTCCAGGAACTCCTTCATCGTTACTGGTCGATGCTCGTACTTCGGGTTCTGAATCAGAAACTCCAGATTCTCCATTTCCTTTGTTGAAGCGTCCCTCACGAACTTTTCGAATTGCGCTGAGAATAGTAGATTTGTCATTTTCGCTTAATTTATGTATTTCTGCAGCAAACTGAGCTACTTTAGCTTCTGCATTTAGATTAACATTAAGATTCTCTGGAGATTTTACACCTTCAACCTCCATAATCTTATTAATAACATTTAAAGCTGTATTCAAGAAACTATTTTTAACTGCCCCTTTTGCTGTTGTGTAATTTGATACAGCTTGATTATAAAGAAATCCAAGTTTATCTAGAAGCTCGCCTCTTTTGACCAACATGTCATCATCAGCTGAAAGGAACTCAGTTTGAATGTAGTTAATATCATTTCTGATAGTACCTTCACTACAGGGGACTTGAACTTCTTTTTGTTCATTTCCCTCACCAACTCTAATTCCTTTTTCTAAAATTAGGGAAATTTGGGTATTGTTGTAACCCATCTGCATTAATTCACGAACTTTTGCACGTCTGAGAGCTGTTTTATCTAGGTGTTTAAAATCAACGTGAGCTGCAGATAAATTAATATCTTTTGGATTTGGTAATAGGGCATTTAAGTCAGTCATGCTTTTTGAGCTTCTTCCTCAGTCATATTTTGTTCAGCTAATAATTTTTTATTAACTTCAATTGTAGCTTCCAAAACATCTGGAGAAAGACCCATTTCTTTGGCCCAAACCAATAACGAGTTCATATCTTTAGGGAAACATCCACCACCAAAACCTCTGAATCCTCCATGGAAAACATTCCAATACATTCTTCCCATAGGAGATCCAACCCATTTTGATGCTTGAGAAGCTTCCTTGACAACTTCAAAGTCTGCATCAGTCTTCTCACAAATATCGTAAAAGAAATTGGCAAAGATAACCATTAATGAGCCATGGAAATTATTAACATATTTACATATTTCTGCTTCAGTTGATTTCATTATCATGCCATAAGGACTCTCTGGAAGTATATTTAAAACTTCTGTGGCATATTGATAACTTTGTTTTGTATACCCAATTAATTGACGATCTGGATTAATGAAATCTTCCCAATTAGTTTTTGCACTTAAAAATTCTGGATTGAAAAGTATGTTTAAATTTGGATATTGTTTTTGAAGTTCTCTTGTTGTTCCTGGAAGAATTGTTGATTTAATTACTACTCTTTTTCCGTCTGCTAACTTAGCAAGATTTTGTTCTATGAAGTCAATACTTGGTTTATTTGTTTCCCAGTTGAAGGGAGTTGGAACTGCAATAAAAATATAATCTGCTTCTTTGTTTATTTCGTCAAAAGAATGAGTTTGTTTGCTTGGAGTCCAACCCATTACTTTATCCCCTCGTTCTTTAAACCATCTGTAGATCGGACTGCCGACCATTCCTGTGTAACCTATAACTGCAATAGTGTAATTAGAACCCATCTTGACCTTCATGTTCTCTGACAAAATCGAATAATTTTGCCAACAACTTTATATCTATAACTGCTAAGGCTGTTTTTTTGTAATGTTGCCTTATTATAAGAATAGGCTGATCGCCCTTCTTTGTACAGTATTTATCCTTGATTTCATTATACAACGTCAAGGCATTAGACTTTTTGCGTCTTTTAGTATCTATTTTGAACTTTGGGAAATCTTCAATCCATACATCTGGGGCTGAATCGGAGAAATTAGCTCCTCTGCTAATTCGTTTTCCGCCGAGTGTTTCGGCAGCATCGTATTCTAAATTTTTCCATGATTTACTACCCATAATTGTTTTTCCTAATAATCTTTTGAACCCGAACTAGGATTTGAACCTAGGTTTGCACATTTGGCCCATTTTACTAATTATGCTCATTCGAAACGAGCATAACCTGTTAATTGAGGGCTTCAATTTCTTGTTGCCCTAGGGAGCTTGTCCTAGTGCTAAATTTATGCCGTCCTAACCACTAGACGATTCGGGTATGTTTTGATAGCTCACAACTGGGGGGAAGACCATCCTCCGTACCGAACACTTCTGCTCCTCCTTCGGACTTACTTCCCAAGTACGACGATCTCTGCAGTAGTATGTCTTAGTTTAGTCATACTAGGTATATGTGACCGTCCCAACCTATCGTGAGCAAATTAAGCCCCCTTAAATGAGGTACTCATCAATAGTGCCTTAACCCTGCATAGCGGTTCATTCAGCCACCCATGTGCGAACTATCAAATTTTTAAGGTGCTCCAGGAGAAGGATTCGAACCTTCTGTCTTCGGATTAACAGTCCGATGCAAATGCCAATTATGCTTCCCTGGATAATTTTATTATTCCAGCTTCTACTTTTCTATGACAATTTGCACATAATACAACACATTTATTAATTTCTTTTAAAATTCTTGTTTTTCCCCACATTCTAGTTTGAGCGTGTGCTAAATTGATTTCTTTGTTTTTATTTATATGATGAAAATCTAAAGCTACTGGTTCATTCTCATCACATAATTTACACCCATTTTTTCTTTTATATTCGCTTATAAATTTATATATTTCTTTTTTACGTTTTTTATTTTTTTCAATCCATCTTTGTGGATTTCTTTTATAATATTCTCTAGCATAAGCTCTTCTAGCATCTACATTTTTATGTGGCATTGAACTATTTTATTAATTCAAATATATATTGTCAATTCTATGATGCGAAGCTTTGATTCGAACAAAGACCTCTGGGTTCAAAGCCCAGCGTGCTACCGTTACACCACTCCGCAATAATGCGCAGGATGTAATTAGTTCTGTTGATTATTTAATGTGCTTTGGGTGATGGAGGGGATTCGAACCCCCGTCCCTCTGACCACAACCGAGTGCTTTGCCACTAAGCTACCGTCACCATGAAAGGTGATGCCGTAGCTTTTATGATGGTATTTAGCATCGGTTAACATTTAATTATCCTTCTAGCTTTTTGATTAGCTTTGGAATCTGTTTGTTGTTTGGCTGTTTCTTAGAGAGTTTTTTTAGCTTTCTCAATTTATTTTTCTCTCTTCGATTTTGCACACGGTAAAGGGCACATTTGACCTTGTTTCTACCGTATTTTCTACTACCAGATTTACCTCGGCCTTTTCTAGGCGTACTCATGACTATCACCCCCTTCGGGGTCGCCCTTCAAAATAATGGGTTAGGCGACTATATAGTCATGGTCTTTTCTCCTAGATTTATTAATAACAACATTATAATGTTTGTTTTTTCGACATTATATTGTCAACATCATAATGTTTGGAGCGGGATAGGGGAATCGAACCCCTTTCTACAACTTGGAAGGATGTCGTGTCGCCAATACACTAATCCCGCTTATTGTGAGGACAGTATCCGAAAAAGCCATAAGCTTGATTACAATTATGACATAAGACTCTGTATCCTTTCGGATAGCCTTGCTTTTTCAACCAAAGATAGGTGTGCATTCCTCCGCCAATTCTTTTTCTATGCTTAGTACCACCTCCATTGATATGGTCTATTGCTAGAAATTCTATTTGGCTTTCTTTGCAACACGCACATTTTGGCTCTCCATTACTATAATGAGAAAGAACCTCTAATCGCAACTTTACTCGATACTCTCGTTGTTGCTCGATTAGCCTCTCTCGATTTGCATAATAGTATTTTCGAGAACTCTGTCTTCGTTTTTTAATGTCCTTATATGGCATATAGCCACATTATAGTGGGTATTAGTTATAAAATCAACTAATCCCGCTTGGCAGGCTGTCAAGGAGTCGAACCCTGCAAAGAGGCGTTTGGAGTGCTTCTTGCGCCCAGCGCCCAACCTTTAATTTTCAACGCATTTTATCACAGAAGGTGGGTTTTCAGCAACATATCTTTTGTAATATTGAGAAATTCTATAATTACAGTACCATTGAATATTCTTTTTACTTTCAGTAGACATCAAATTAGAAGATTCTAGTAATCTATCTAATTGACTCATCTTGTCTAGAAAAAATTCAAGACTTAGACTGTTCTGTGATTGTTTTAAGATTTTCATTATCGAGCAGGATTGGTTGTATGTGGTCTCCATTGGAGTATTTATCCACATAATCGTCAGTGACTTTTGAAAAACCTTTTTTTAAACCACAGTTGGAGCAATGCTCTAAATTACGATCAGAAAATTCAGCAGCTAAATATCCCTCATCGATAAGGGATTTAGCCTCTTCTTTACTGATTATATAATGAATAGTGCCACAACTTTGACACTCTGCATATTTAGACATAATTGCTCTCTAAGATAGTCTATTTTTTCTCTTTTTCTTCTTTTGGCGTCTCTTCTTTTTCTTCGGCTACCACTTCTTCTTTTTTATCGACAGGTTTGGTTTCTTCTTTTTTTGGTTTATCCTCTTCTGGTTTAGGAGTATAAACAGGATCAGCTACGATAAAATATTGAACCTTACCGTCGACAGTGAGAATCTTGACATCGCTTACAGGAACTTTATTCCTTTTGAAGCTTCCAAGAGCTTGATTTACTTTCTTTAGATCGTCGTATTGATAAAGTTTCATAGTGGACACACCCCCTCTCCTGCTGTATCACAGGGACTCTTAATAAATAACCATTGATACAGTACATACAATAATATGACATTTATGAGTGAAAATGCAATAAGAGATAGACTTACTGCAAGATCAAAGACTCTTTTGTCACTAAATAACTTTGCTACTCGAGTATTTTTATCGGCTAACCACATGACAAATTGCTTGTGAACTAAATCATCAAAGGCATCTGTACAGTGCTGTCTTGTAAGTTTTTTCCAAAAGCACTTAATTGCATCTTTTATAAACCCCCTTTTACTTGGAACAAAGATACCAATGATTGCAAAGTACACTATTAATGATAGGCATGGTAAGCAAAATATCATTTTTCCTTTTCCTTAGACTTTATGTTTTGTTGGTGGTAATTTGTCTTCCCATTTTGTAATAAAATAAAAGACTCCCACCAAGGTAAGGAACACGATGGCTCCTATTAAGAGTCTAAACATATACGAGTCAACTAGACTCATTTATTATTTTAGCACATCCGTCGAGACAACTGGAGTTTTACTAACTTTTGGGATCATCTGTCCCTCTGGTACTTCATCAAACTCTTCGCTGTGAACGATTACATCAAAATTGTTTGTGAGGGGATTATAAGAAGTTCTGATAACAGAGGCGTCATCAGGTAATTTATTCTCTACAGCCTTTTTGCAAAGCTCTGTTACTATTTGAACTGATACCTCTAAAAGCTTAACCTTACGTGTTTTTGTCATTTAAGTCTCCTTTATATCCTGTGGCGTAACAATTTGTAGTAGTAGAGCCTTTATAACCGTGGGCATGTGCAGCTCTTCCTTGTGCGTCTGCCTTGGCTTTAGCTCTTTCTCTGGCTTTTTTATCGCCACATTTATAATAATATTTTTTGCCATGCCCACCCCAGCGGGCATAACAACCTTTAGTGTCTTTTCCCGTTCTTGTAGGCATTGTATTCCTCTAGTTGTTTTTTAATGGTCTCACTACAGTTTTTATGGGTTTCCATAAAAGATCTAGCCCTCTTAATCCACATTTTATCACTTGCAAAATTGGGATCAGTTGTTGAAATACTTGTTTGATGAATTGGGCAAAAATATTTAGTTTGAATCATATTAGTTTTCCTTAAAAAACGAAATAAAGTCGTTCTTATCCAATACTACCACTTCTATATCTTCGTCGACAAGTTCAATAGATAAACATGGTAATCTTTGAGACTTTAGAGCCTGGGCATAGAGTTTCCTCCACATACTCGCAGTAATACTAAAGCTCTTATGATTGGTAGTTTTGGCATCAATAAGAAAGTGTTCTGTTTTAACGTCACCAGGGAAAGACCACATCCCGCCACTGCGGGGTGTGACTCTTCCCCCGAATTCATCAGCATCCTTGCTTTCTTTTTTCTGCCAATGTTGTTTAGCCATTATTTTTTAGTTTTGCTACTTCGAATCATCTGAACAACAGCGATAGCCCCTAATACAACCATTACTAAGAACAATACAATCCAACTTGGACTTGAAGTATCCTTTGTAGGTTCTGAAAGGGGAGTTGGTTGTGCAACCTCAGTTTGAGTGGTGGCTATTTTTTCTTCAACCACAACTTCTTCGACCTCTTGGGCACGGTCAGAGGTGATGATTGGCTCTACATAGTTTAGTCCGCTTCCGCTTGCTAATTGCATAGAGTTTACCTCTTTGATTAATAATTATTATTCTTCTGGCTCTGGTGGATAATCCTCAGCTCCTAGAGCGTTTTCTGCATCCTGGGGAGTAATACCTTGACTTCTATTATCTCCGAGCATAATCATCTCGTTGACTACAATCTCGGTCATGTACTTTTTCTCACCTTGTTGGGTTTCCCAACTTCTATTTTGTATCCTACCATCAATATACACCTTTTTTCCTTTAAAAAGATATTGACCACAAATTTCAGCTAGTTTACTCCAAGCTACACAACGATGAAAACTTGCCTGATCTTGTTCATTTCCACTAGAATCTTTCCACTGTCTATTTGTAGCAACAGTAAAACTACAAACTGCAGTTCCACTATGAGTATATTTTAATTCTGGGTCTCTGGTCAGATTCCCAATGAGTATCACTTTATTTAGACTTCGTGCCATCTTGACCTCCTTTTTCTAATTTTTGTAATTCTTCTCTCCACTTATCGAGTTTTTCCCTGTCCCTTTTACCGAATGCAGGGTGTTTCCGATAAGCTTCTAGAGAAGTTATCTTAAATAATAACCATAGTCTACGGGGCATTCTATCCCATGCGTCTTCTTTGATTGAAGTGAATAGGTAACCAAACTCAAAATAGTCTAGTTCAAATTTAATATTTTTTGGTAAGATTATCATAGTGCCTCTAATTGCTTTCTAAAGTCTTTATTAACTCTAATTTCTCTTTCAAGTTCTTCTCTACCTTTAAATGTTTTTCCAACAGCATCATAGTAAGCGCCTCTTCTTTTTATTTTTTTATTTAATAAGAGCATTGATACTATCTCATCAGCTTCGTCAAATAGTTCAATATCTGGTGCACTTGGATCTGGTTGATAAAACATAAAGTATCCATCCCTAAATGAAGGCCCAACTTTAGATTTAGTAACTTTAAATTTAACTTGTTGACCAATGATTTTCTTTTCATCTTTAAGTAATTCGCCTCTACGTACTTCCAATCTAATTGATGAATAGAATTTTAGAGCGTTTCCTCCTGGTGTTGTAAATGGGTTTCCGTATGATCCAATTTTTTCTCTCAATTGATTAATAAAAAGAAGAAGAGTTTTATTTTTTGCTGCTTTAGCAGTAATTTTTCTCATGGCTTTGCTCATTAATCTAGCTTGCAATCCCATTGATTGTTTTTCCATTCCTTCTTGTTCTTCATATTCTGGAACTAATGAAGCTACTGTATCGATAACTATAATGGCAACATCTTTGCTTTCAATAAGCTTGTCTAAAATATTAAAAACTTGTTCTCCTGAAGAAATTTGAGAAATTATAATCTCATCCATTTTAACGCCTATTTTTTCAGCAAAATCTGGATCAAAAGTATTTTCAGCATCTAAATATACACATTTAAGTCCTTGTTTTTGGGCTTCTGCTATAGTTCTGAGTGCTATAAGGGATTTTCCTGATGAATATGGTCCGTAAAGTTCAATACTTCTACCTCGTGGCCATCCGCCACCTATAGACCAATCAAGATAAGGGGAACCTGAAGAAATTCGCTCTGTTTTTATAACAGGCATATCGGCAATCTTACCAATTGTATTTTCACCGAATTTTTTATTAATCTCTAGTATTGCTTTATTAAGATCGCTCATATTCGACTGGTGGATTCACAGCATACATTCGTGCCTTTGTTTCTTGTGACACAGAAATATAATTTTGCAATTGTTCTTGTTTGAAAAAATTACTTACCAAAAGTTCCCTATCTTCAAAATCGTCAAATATAAATTTCGCCCTACGTTTATTTGCCCAGTCGACATCTTTTAAATGAATCCCATTCATTTGCAACCAAACGCAAATGTGGAAATTCGTAGTCTCATAATTTTTATTATCATTTTCCATAATTATTCTCCTAATTTTTCTTAATTAATTATATCATTTAGAGCGAAGTTTTCTCAAGCGAGATTTTGTTTGTGCACTGCGTTTGTAATTTTGAACTGTTGTTTCACCCTTTTTGAATCTATATTTTTTGCCTTTTTCTAAATTAACATAAGTTTTATGTTTTTGTACAGCCTGTCTAAGTTTTTCTTTTGTTGATTTTGAGATTAAAGAAGCATTCATGTTTAATCCAAACATTTGCTTATATTCTCTAACAGTTATCTTGTGATGTCTAGTAATATGTCTTGCAAGATCTCTACACCATTTTCCACAGGGAACATCGTTCCCGCTACTATCTTTTACAGGGTATTCACATCTAAAGCTATCTATTATTGGGTCGTATGGTACTTTTCCGTAAGGCATATTTAAATATATTATACCATAAATCCCCTTTTGAATCAATAAATCTGCGAACAACTCCTTTCATTTTTCCAATAATACCAATTTAATTAATATCGGCAACTGATATTTGTTTATTTTTCTTGATTCTCGCATCTTCAGAATCTATTTTAATTACTTGACACATTTCTGTAATTCTGGAACAAATTCTATCTCCAAATCTTTTTTCAATTTCTTCAAGAGAAAGGTTGCTCGTAATTACAATTGGGAGCATTTTCCCATATCGCTCATCTATGAGTAAATAAAATGTTTCAGCTACCCATTCAGTTGTTTTTTCAGCTCCCAAATCATCTAAAATTAATAAATCAATTTCAGACAGCTTTTTAACCATAGCTTCGTTTTCCCAGCTTTTGCCGTCAAAATTGCTTTTCATTTCAAGTAATAATTTTGATGTTTTAACAAACTTAGTATTTAACTTAATTTCTTGAGCTATCTTTACTGCCAAATGAGTTTTTCCACTTCCAGCATCTCCGTATAAAAATAAACCAATTTTTCCAGGATTTTTAATAAATTGCTCTACAGCTTTAAAAGCTTTGGCGTTGTCTTTTTCTATTTTAAATTTAGGTAAATTCCAAAATCTTTTATCAATTCCAATTCGAGTATGTCTTTTAATTTTTTCTTCACATTCTGGATGACCAAGAATTTTTTTATAACCTAATTCCCAGGAATCAACTTCGTAAGGTTTTTCACAAAGCTCACAAATTATAGTTTTTTTATCGTTAGAAGTTTGCATATTTTCCTTTCTTTTTAGCGATGGTCACATTTTTAGGAGATTGGTAATCTACATTTGTTTTTCTTGGCTTTAGATTATATAAGCGCTCCATAATTTCATAGTTTCTGGTAATATAATCAAGGTCAGCGGTCCATCCTCTGTTATTGTTTCCAGAGTAAAAATAATCCTCTGAAGCATTAGTGATTGCCTTTATAATTGCTGCTTCACTAAATTCTTTTAATCTGTAGTTAATTTTTTTAATTCTCTTTGCTGAGAGTTTATATCTTTTAGGATCTCTTTGGAATTTATTGCAATAATGAAGCCAAATATTTTGTTGAGGGCTATTTTTCTTATATATATTATTATTATTGATAATATCCTTTATTGATAAATCCTTTATTGTATCTCCATTTTCTGAAGAACCTTCTTCATTTTCTGGAGAACCTTCTCCATTTTTTGAAGAACTATTAAAGAGTTCTTCATTTTCTGGAGTACCTAGAAAAGTTAATGTATATCTTCGGGTTTTTCCACTCTGAGGTTTACCACCACTTCTATTAATAAATCCTTTACTTTCTAAACCTTCAAGCGCTTTTGCTATTGTAGTATCGCTTTTAAGTCCACATCCTTTATCGCATCCCCTAACACCTTCTTTAAATTGTGAGTAAGAAATAAAATCAGCATTCTTTTTAAAACCCCACGTATGTCTCAAAATATAATCCAAAATTTTTTGTTCAGCCCCGCTTAATATATGCCACCAGCCATTTAAGGCTTTCGGGTATGGCCAATAATTTGTCGCGGGTTCTTTTGGGAATCCTGGAAATTTTGTCATAGGCTAGTTATCCTTTCACCCTCACATCGAACTTCCCATAAGTGGAAACAATTAGGGTGGACATTCACGTACTCCTCTTTTGGAGGCAATAAAAGACCAACCGTAATTTCATTCGGGAGGAATTTATAACGGACATCTTTAATTTCATCCCAGGTGGGATAGCGATTTCTATGAGAAACACTCAGGTGCCAATAACCATTATCTTTAGTGACAATGACAACTAATTCTCCATATTTAGTTATTCTTTGTTTCATTATTCTCCTTTGAATGTTTAAAACAGGCTATAAAGCTAGACGAGTGGTGAGCAAAATCTACACCAATAAATACTCTTTTTTCCCATGGCCAAATTAGACGTTTGCATTTATAGCATCTGTCGAACTTAAACTTTTTAATAATTTTCTTTTTCGTTTTCATTTCGTCTCCACAAGAAGGGGGTCTTGTGAGCTTAAACAAAACCCCCTGATTTCTAGAACGGAATGTCGTCTGCTACATCTTCTGCTGTTGTTTTGGGTGCCTGCTTTTTAGGAGCAGACTTCTTTTTCATAGTAATGGTTCCGTCTAAATCGACTTCATCGATACTATATCCCTTGCAACCTTTGGTTCTCCAGTTTGGACAACTCCAGAAAATTCCAGTTTTATCTTTTCTTTCAATGATCCTCATAGTAGCGCCACAGCTAGGACATTTTGGTGGCACCTGTTTAGTGTCCATCCCGTACTTGTTCATCAAATTTTCTTGGCTAGGACCACTTCTTACTTGACTTGAATGTACTACTCTCTGCCTAGTTTGAGCTGTAGATTGAGGACTGAGCTTTTTGGCATGGCCTTTATCGATCCACTCTTTAATGAGTTTCGCTACTAATTCTGATGGGAACAATTGATTCAAAGCATTTCGTTGAGCCTTGCTCATTGCTTTAGCTGAAGCAAATCTATCTACCATCGAACCATTTCTGGTTTGCATACTTGTATAGCCACGAGCCATTCCCCAAGCACCAATTTTTCGTTTATTATCATAGGCATAAACTGCGACATCAACATATCCTTCACCCTGAGTGATCTTTACGTCTTTTGTAACTGTCATATCAGTTAACTTACGACTGTTAAGTTCCCACCAAGTTGCTTTAGTACCTTTCCATGAAAGGCCAGTAATTTCCTTACCAGTCGATTTGTCCATGAAACTGTAAACGAATGTTTCCATATCGATTGGCGATAGCTTTCCCTCTAATTCATCAATGATTTGAGCTTCATCAGCTAAATCCATTGCTTCGTAAGGTGACAGTTCAACATTACTTTCTTCTTCGGCGTTGACTGGAACGTTTACTTTTTTATCTTTTTTGGTTTTAGTCTTTTTTGTTGGCATATTATCCACCTCCTTAGTTTTGACTATTAATTAATTTATAAACGGCTTCTTCATCTTCATCATTTTCTTTATAGAGCTTAATCAAATGCTCTACCATTTTAATGATTTTAGTGAAGACATACATAAAATCATCGTGATTTGCATCAGGATCATTGATCGTTTTAAGGACTCGTTCATCGTTACTGAAATAATTGAACGAATCGAAGTTGTACATTGTGTTCGCTAGTAAAAAAAGAATCCTTGATTTATCGGTCAATAATGGTTTTTGGTCATTGGATCCCGATTTGTTGTGTTTGGTGGGTATAAAAAAACCCGATGATATCAGTCTTTCCATCAACGAAGCGTATTTAGCACTCCCAGCGTCATACTGCTTAAAGTCAGATTCCTTCAAATATTGCTTTAATGTTTGTTTTTGTTTTTCTTTGAATCCTGGACAGAAATCGGCGATATCTTGGAGTATAAAAGTAGATTTTACGTTACCAGTTTTGTTGTTAATTTTCTTAATCCGACCACATGGATAGAATCTACAAGCTAATGGACGATCTTTGTGAATAGCACATAACCATTTTTCAATTTCGGCTCCTTGTGCCAATACCCTTTTCATTTCAGACTTGCTTCTTTTATTAACGTCAGCCTTAATAGCTGGTGCTAAAAACGGACACTTTGACATTCTAGAAGCAAGATCCATAAAATTAATCATGCAGACTGGTAATCCTGATGATGGTCCGATATGAAATGAAATAAGTTTTTGTTGGAGAATATCGTTAGTGGACGCTCTTAAACCATGCCTCAATCTAATAAGATCATAACAATTTAGTAAGACTTCATTATTGAAACAACACTTTCCACAGCTAGTACACTTAAATTGAAATGTATCATTCATTCTCAAGGTTTGATGCTTCCCCGTTTTAATATCGTTTAGTAGTTTTTTAGCTTCTTTTTGGTCCATAATTCTCTTAATTTTCTAAATTATATTATACCAAAAAACTAAACAAAAATCAATAACAACCCCCCTTAGGATTTAAGGTAGTTTTTGAACTCAATTAAGGTATCTGTGAGCTTTGCAACTAACTTTGATTTTTCCTTATCAGTGAGTGAATCTTTCTCAATGTGCATCAGAATATTTTTTAGTTTGTCAAAGTAATCGTTGTAGTAAGCATAGACACTTTGTTTATCAGCAATAGCTCCTGCCTTTTTAATTTCTGCTACAAGTCTAGTAGTTGACCAACCCTCATCATTGGCTTTTTCAATCCATTTAAGCCTGTCAGTGCCATCAAACTTTCCTTCTCCTTTTTTGTATGAATCAGAGAATGAAGCAATCAAATAATGGGTCCAGCTGAGATTGAGTAGCCTATCGTTGCCAGTGAAAGCACGAGAAACACGTCTATAATGTTCCACGGTTCTGAGCGATTCACCTACTTCTTGGGCAAATTTTCTTAAACTACCCTCTCCATGAACAACGGCAACTCTGTTGGCAATATCACCTTTAAACCATTGGTTACGAACATCAATTTCCTTGGACACCATCCAAAGGCTAACAAAGTCCTCCCAATCCTGTGCGTTGTTTAAAAAGTTTGGGTCTAAAGTAATTGGATTACTTTTTGACGGTACCATATTATTAGTCATTGTCTTATCCTTTCTTGGAACTGTATCTTTTAATCTTTTCTCTGTAGTTATCAAATATTGATCCTGATATTTGCTGGTTCTCAACGTCAAAAATATTTAATCTCAATTCCCACAAAATCATCAGTTCATTATCAGTTAACGGTCTTGAAAACCCTAAATAAACATAAGAAATTGTTCTAATGGCAAAATCCGAAAATTGTTTCGGGGTTAACAAAAGTCTTGCTTGAGTTCCATAGCCACCTTTGGCAACAACATTGACATAGGTATCTTTAACTTTATCTCCAGCAAATAATTCAAAACCAATAGCATGTTCTTGAATTATATCTATTCTGATTTTAAAAACAGATATCTGGTGATTGGTAACTATTTTTCTTTTTTGCATGTTACATTCTCCTGTAAATAGAATTTCTCTGAAGGAAGCTCAACAGCAATTAAGTTTTTACATGCTCCTGGGCAACAAGCTCCATCAAGACCTATTTTATTTTTCATAATGATTGGTTGGCCAAATACACCCCATTCCTTTTTATAAGCTGGAGTATGACCAAAGATAATCTTTTTCCCCCAATCGTATTCACTATCAATAAAACCGTCCCGAGCCCACAGCATAGTTTTCCAATGCTTTTTACTTTCTTCCAGGGAAGCTTCAGGAATTACACCACCATGAACAAAAAAGTAATCTTCTGTCTCATAAGTGAATGGAAGTTCCTTAAATAGAAAATCTAGATGTTCCTTGGGAAAATCGGCAGGTCTAGGTGCCTCAAAAACGACTTTTTTTAACTCTTTGTCATATACTTTAGCTCCAAAATGGCCTCCATAATTTTGGTAAGTAATTTTTCCACCATTAACAAACCAGTTTTGAAAACCATACAAAGCTCCACTTCTAACTAAATAGTCATAAAAAATATCTTCATGATTACCACACAAGAATACCCAATGGGGGTATTTCTTCTTCCACTTGATTAATTGCTCAACAACTTTTTTTGAATCAGGTCCCCTATCAATATAGTCTCCTAGGAAAACTACCTGGTCTTTTTCTGGATTGATTGGTAGCTTCTCCATGAGCAACATTAGCTCAGTGTAACAACCATGGATGTCGCCCACGCAAAAAATTCTATCTGTCTTTACCATAATATCGTCCTTTATACGTTTTATAATCAACAAAATCTATTTTGTATTGCATCATGATTGGAACATAAGGTTTTATTGAATCAATAAATTTTCTGATCTCGTTTTTATTAACTAATCTAATTGCTCCATCATTTAATTTAAAATTAACACTAAATTTTCTTTTAAAGAAGTCAATAATTAACTGTTTATTTTTAAAAGATTGTATAGATAATGTTAAATGATTAGTATCTTTATTTTGATATAAATTCCCATCATCACAATACCAAATAGCAACAGCTTCTTTAGATAAATAACTTAGAATATCATTTGTAACTATCTTCTTGCTTTTTGGACAAAAGATTTTGTAAATCTTATTAAACGATTCATTTGCCCGTAATACTATCGTAATTGATTTATATGTTTTATTGGTTCTTTTATCAAGTCTTTTTCTTTCATATTTATTCCATTGAAATCCAATTCTTCTTGCTTTCCAAATAGCGTAATCTCTTTGTTTATCAGTATGTTCCCATGCTATTTTTCTATTTTGTTGTTTAAATGCCAATTTAGGGAAATAAGCATCGCCTAAAAGAGTTCCAAAAAGAACTCTAATATTATCATCTTGAATAATATAAATATTTTTCATATTACTTATCTCCAACTGCGAATATTTTCATAGTTTTTTATATCTTTATTACTGCTTGCCCATATTTCACAAAAATCTCTTATTCTATCTTCTTGTTTCTCTTTCATTTTTAACCTTTCTGGCCTTTGTGAAAAGTGAGGCTTGTCTATTTTTGACAGCTTTTACCTTTGCCTTTTGTTTGGCCATTGATTCTTTATACTTTTTTTTCATCTTGGACATTTTGGTTCTCAGTGACTTACCTTGAAGTATTCTCAATTTGTCCAAATAATTTGGAATAAATTTATGAAGAGACATTGTATAAACCTTATCTATCTTAATAGTGATGTCATTTCTTTTATCGTGAATGACTAAGTAAGGTAGGTTATTACCCTCACTTTCAATTGACCAACTATAATATTTAAGGTTTCGTTTGACATAAACTTTTGACATAATCATCACCTCTTTTCTTTTCTTTTCTAATTTTCTTTTTTAGGCGTTTTCGCCTTTTTTTAGTTAGGTTTTTTTTCTTTTTGCTTTTTGACATTAGTTTATTATTTTGTCTTCTTTATCTCCTAGATCTGGTTGATTACAAATATGTTTAGGCCAACATTCAGTGCAAAGTGGGCAACCGCATTTAGCACAGATTTTTAAAGCTACATGTTCAAAGCACCTCTGACAAATCTGCATTGTCTGATTATTATTTGGTTGCTCATAAGGCACTGGTTGAGTCATATTTAGACTTTTTCATCACGCTGCCAAGCGTTGATTTTTTCTACTATCCATTCAAGCTGTTGTTCAACTGCTCCTTTTTCTTCAATTCTTATTTCTCTTCTAGGAATTGCTCTCAAAGCCAAAACTCCCTCACTGATCCAAGTAAGCAACCTTCCTCCTCCAATAGATTCTTTTTTAGCTGCTTCTGGAGTTTGTCTAGGAATAACTTTTTCAGCAACATCGGGATGATCTTTGGCTAACTTAACGTCTTCTTTGATTTCTCTTCTGCTTGAATAACCACCCTCAACTGCTTTTTTCTGAAGTGCTGGTTTGATTTCTTCAGGAGCTTTTTCAATTTCTCTAATATAAGTTCGTGGCAATCCCTTCTCGACAATTGCTTTTTTAAGTTCCTTTGGTTGTTCAATTAATTCTAAATATTCATAAACTGTCGATCTATGGAGACCTAATTCAGAGGCAACCCCTTTTATTAAACCGTAAGATTCTTCACGAGATTGTTGGCCAGGCCGACAATCTTTTCCAGTTTTAAGCTTAATTAATCTAGCGTAACCCTCAGCTATTTCCAAAGGATTCATTGCTCTTTCGTATGATGCCCCAGATTGGTGGGCATTCTCAGCCATTTGTCTTCGTAATCTGGTGTACGATGTGAACTGTGTTTCGTTTATTTTTATCGGAACTTCAGTAAGATTAAGCTTTTTAGCAGCTCTCCATCTACATTCTCCAGTAACAATCATGTTATTAACATCAATTTCAATCTCATTTATGAATCCTTCTTGCTTTATGCTTTGAGCTAGACTGTTAATATGACTATCAAGAAATGTTTTTCTTGGTTGATCTGGATCTGGTCTAATAGAGCCGATTGGAACTATTAATATTTTTTGTTCTTCCATATTTACTCCTAATTAATTAACACAATTTTATTTTAACAATTTTCAATTAAATAAGTGACACATCAAACCCCACCTAATCGCAACGCTCCTGAACCGAACACATCGCAACTAATTCCACCTGCCATAACCCACCTGTCCATTGCCGACACATTTCAGCCCAACCCACCTGCCAGAACTAACCGCACTCCATCATATCGGAACCAAACCCATCACACCTGCCTTATCGGACCGTAACTAAACAATTCTCTACCCAACCCAACCCAACTTACCTGCCAAACCTAACCTGATCCCTCCAGAGCTCATCTGATCGCTGCACTATCTACCAAATCCTAACTGACCTGCCTTACCCAATCTGGACTTATCTCACCCAGCCCGAACCGACACACAACGTATTTCAGCGTGCCTTAACACACCTGCCTCAATAGTCACTTATTTAATTGTTAAAGAGCTTATCTTTTATTTAGTTTTATGTTTTTTGCTAAGACTGTTTAATTTATCAGCATCAACTAAATCAGCTAATTCTTTGTATTTAGCATATTCAGCTTGCCAGTACAAAAGTTCTTGTAAAGCTTTTGCTATTACTTGTTTTCGCAAATCATCATTTTGCAAAATGTTTACAGTTGAAGCATAACCTTGAACTTGCTGATTTTGAATTTTAAGTAAAACATTTTGATAACTATGAATCTCTTTGTTTTCGTAAGTAATAGTTACTTCTTTAATTAGTTTTCTAGCTTGTCCGAGTCGATATTTTTCTGAAGCACTAATATCATTCCAATCAAACATATCGTGAATTAGACATGTAGATGATTTTGCTTCATCAACAACCGCCTGAGGAGTGAGAATACCATCTCTTTTCTCAATCTTTTCACAGACAATTGCAATTTTTTCTACTCTTTTTAGCTTAGACATTTTATTGCTCCTTTACTTCGAATTTCCCGTAGTTTCCACCAGTCTTTCCAGGTCTCATCTCTGCCAAACCAACACTGAATCCAGCAATTGAAAGCAGATTGATAACTTCTGAAACGGTTAAAACGTCAGAGTTAAATTCAATTTGTAATTTCATTGTCCAGTCTCTCAATTCTGGGCGATATCTTAGATCGGTAGTTCCTCTTCCAATAACTACAGTATGTTCCCTCATAATGAGTTTTTTGTATTCGACCTCAATTAAATCGTTTTCATCACCTTTAAGGAAAAGAGCCCCTCTTAATAGAGTCATTGGAAGATCATCTACATTTCGAGCTGCTGCAACTATAGCTGCTTTTACTCCGAAGGCTGGGAATCCAACTTTACCAGTGAACTTAACTTCACCCAATCCAGGATTCTCTTTATTTGTGTAGGTAAACTTACCTTCCTCCATGACATGTAAGCCTTGCTCAAATTCATTATTTGGATCTCTTACTGGCTTTTTCCCAGTTTTAGCAGTTCTCATTTGTTTTTCTAGAATCTGCATTCTAGCTTTTTGACCAAAACGATGCTGAATCATGCTAGTAGTACCAACAATGGTAACATCAATTACTTTGATCTTTAGGGGATTGATTTGTACTTTTTCTGATATTGGCATATTAATTTTCCTTTTTAAATTCTCTTATAATAATTTTTACTGAAGAAGTTTTTCTACCATTTCTACGTGATCTCCTTCAGTTAATTCTTGATCTAAAGCAAACACCATTATTCTGCTGACATCTGCTTGATCTTTAAATGTAAGTTCTGCAGTTAGTATCTCCTTTCCGTGGACTGTCTTTTTTAAGAAAGCCACGTTTTCTAGGGTTTGTCCCTGGAATTCACTTACTATTTTATAAAGTTTGTCTAATACTTTGACTTCCATAAATCCTCCTATCGTTTAAATCTAATTGATAAAGTTCTAGCTTCTCGTTTACTGGCACCTTTAGGTAATATTCCAGTTTCTTGAATATGTTTTTTAGCCTTGGAAGTATCTAGAGAAACTTTAACTTTTTTATATTCTTCACCAAGCTCATCTAAGACTGCTTCTGGGTCTTCGATGTCGATTTTTTCTGAGAGTTTGCTGAGAGAGACGGTAGCGATATCTGGCAAACTAAGTGTTCGTCCTCCAGACTTAGTGCGATCCGCAATTGGGTCAGCAATGATAGATTTTTCAATAACGTCTTTAATCCTTGCCACGTTATTTTCTTGGGTAGCAATTGCTTGATCGATATCATTTGTGACCTCCAGTTTATAAGCTTTTAATCTATCGATTTTTTCATTAATGAACTTTAGAGCCCAAAGATATTTTCGATATTCGATTAATCCCTTACCAAGCTCAATAGGTTTGACTTGATCTTGATCGATCTCAAGCTCTTCAATTAATTGTTCTAGTTGATTATCTTCGTTCATATATTCTCCTTTTCTTTGTTAAATGATAATAAAGATTTCCTTATTTTCTTTTTTTACCTAAATTTAAAATCTTATTTAATTTTTTCATTTGGTCTTTGGTGAGCCAAACTGGGCTTACTTTTTCAAACCATTTCGGCTGTTTCTCAACAACTGATTTAGAATAAGTAACACCACCTTGATCTTCGTATTTACAAGATGATTTATCTTCACAAGTATATTCATAATCACCATTTGAATAGCACCCATCAACTTCTAAAATTGCCCCTTTTTTGAGTTCTGGGGTATCTCTTTTGACAATATATTTTGGTGTGAGCATAATTCTCCTTTTAAATATTTTTATTAAATTCGTCACGTGCTTCTCTTTTAATCATAGCTGCAGAAAAACCAAGCCTTTCTTGAAGATCGTTTAATAACTTGACTCTTTTATCTGCTGTCCAGATTATTCCAGGAGGGATGATTTTTTCCAAGTTTTGTAATGGTCCAAATTTATGTGTAAGCCAATCTAAAAATTGTTTATCAGAGGCTTCTTTGAGGGAGGAATTTCCCCAGTGTCCATCAGGTGACTGGGTTCTTATGAAGATATAGTCTAAATCTGCTTCTCTATATATAGTTTCGTTCATAATTCTCCTTATTTTACTAATTTATTATACCATAAATCAAGAGTTCTATCAACTCTTAAAGTCTCTTTCTCTGAGCTCTACATAACTGTTAGATAACTCTTCAAGGTCTCTATTATTACCCTCTATGACTGTAGAGTGTAGCCTAATCTTTTTGAGATCTTTTTTAGATAAATCAACACTATCTTCACCATCAGTGATAAGCATGATTTCAGCTTTCTCAAATCCTTCAGGATCAGAAGTAATATCCTTCACTGCTGTTCTAAGAGCATTGCTGATACTGGTACCACCCCCAGAGTAAGGTTGTCTAATAAGAGTATCCATCATTTTTTCTGCCTCTTTTTCATTAGTGACCGTATTTAGTTGTTTAATTCCGTGGTCAAAGAAGCGTAGGAAATAAGTAGAGCCTTCAGTTACAGCTTGTCTAACAAAAGCTAAAGCTACTCCTGATGCGTAGACATTTCTTGAACCCCTCATGCTTCCAGAAACATCAATCAAGAGATATAAAACTTGTCTTTTTAAACGTCTAGCTTGATAGTCCTTAATTTGCAATTCTTTTTTAACAAACTTTTGCATAAAGACGTCATCGTCGTGAATAAATTCTGTTGGCAATACCCTGAGTAATTCATTTGAGTCTTCAATATTTTTGATAGTCATTTCATCATCTGGGTAGGGAACACTACTAATTACTTCGTCTCTACGATAGCGTTCAGTAACCTCTTTCATTCTGGCTACATATAAAATATCCATATCACGTTCACGAACATTTCTTGAGATTTTGTCAATGATTTCCATAACGTTGTGAACTTTAAGTTCATTTTCGGCAATACCAGCATTTTTATTTAGGTATTTTTTCACATCGTTTTTATCAAATATGCCAGTAGCAATAGCCTTTTCGATTTTAGGAAGGCTTTGTCTAAACTTAGTCATATCGATAGGAAGATTTTTTTCATCAGCACTCAAGCCTTGTTTATCTTGGGTATTGCGTCTTGGTGGTCTTGGTGGCTGTTGTGATTGGTTGCCATCTCCACCCTGTTGTTGCTGTTGACCAGAACCTTTCCCTTCACTGTTACCACCCTGTCCTTTACCGCTTTGAGGTTGAGATTGTTTTTTACCCTGTTGTTGTTTGCTTTTGCCAGGAGAATCATCTTGATCTTCTTCACTATTGCCATCTTCTGAATTATTCTCTTTGCCATCTCCATCACCTTCACCTTGACCTTGTTGACCATCCTGTTTGTCTTGGCCGTCACCATCACCTTGACTACTTTGTTGTTGATCTCCTTGACCTTGCTGGCTTTGATCTTGCTTGCTGTTACCTTGACCGTCACCATTTTGGTCTTGTTGACTTTCTTGATTTTCAGAATCATTTCCTTGGCCTTGTCCTGGTTGAGGTTGATTTGGTGGTGGAGGTGGTTGAAACATTCTTAGAAATGCTTCTAGGGCTTCCATTGCATCAAGCTTATCAAGCTCATAGAAAAGCTTTGAGGTTATGAAATATCTAAAGAATTGCCTCACCCGTGAGTAAAACTCAACATTCTTCATTAACTCACCGATTTTAAATCTAATAAATAGATTTTTTACATCTTTGAACAATTCCCAATAGCCTTTAAATATACCACGCTTACTTATTTCTTCTGCAAATAATGCGTATAGATCTTCAGCAAAATCAGTGGATAAAGTAAAGTCATCTACTACGACTGACTCATCGACCATGCTTGCAATCTGCTCTTTTATTTGTTTTTTTAGTTTAGTTTTTGTGACTCTCATGTTTAGCTGGCATTACTGTTTTTAAAACTGGGAATTCATTGCCCCATTTAAAAACGAATTTAATTCCTTTATATATTAATTTTTCTGGTTGTTCATTGGTACTCTCGACTGCTTCTTGAGCAATTCTAAGTAGCCAAGTGTATAGACCCTCTCCTTTATTACTGGTTTCATGCCACGTTTTTCTTACCCGAAGGCTTGCCGAATCAATGGCATGACTTGAAATTTCAACAATTCCTTTACCAATCTTAGTTCCTCGACGTTCAAGTTCAGCTTTTGCAATATCTTTGTTTTTTTCCATTCCTGGGATTTCTTCGGGTTGATTGACTAACCATCTAAGATAACTTGCTGGTACTCTAGTCCATCGCTCACCCTTATGTTTCCCGAAATCTACAATTAGATTATGCGTATTAATGCTCATAGTTAACTTCTCTTAAATAATTTATCCCTGTTTTCATCAACGACTTTTCTCATTTTGTCCATGAGTTTGTCCCTAGTTTGTTTACTTCGTTGAGTTGGACAGTTCATATTCTCTAAGAGATTTACTAGTTCTGTGAGTTCAGCCATTTTTTCTACAAAATCTTTATCACCAAGCTTATCAAAATTAGTTGGAACTTTAGAAAATTTCTCATCAATTTCTTCGAGGTCAGTCATAACTATCTGTTCTTCTTCGGCATTGCCAACATATTTTTCATAAACAGCATCAAAAACTTCTTCTTCAACTCTTCTATTCAGCACACATAATACATATTTGAGCTCTTCCATATCTTTGTAGACTACTTCTTTTCTACCGTTAAGTAAGGCTGAAGCTTTGAGCACTTTAAGAGCTTTATTAGCTGTACGTTGAGATATGTATTTTTTAGTTTCTTTAGCATATTCATCGACTAGTTCATCAAATATCTTTAGAATGTCGTCGCTAAATTTTACAGACTTTGGATCATCCACTTTCTCAGTGAATTCTTTCAGCTTTTTGAGATCAAGTATCTTTGGGGGTTGGAAGTTAGAGTCTCCAAGATAATCCTTGTAAACTCTCATTCTTTTGCTTTTAGCGGTGATTGGTTGAATTTCAGCTTTAAATACCACACGATCCAAAACAGCTTCGGTAACATCGTTTTCTCTTTGGTAGTTGGAGGTCAGGATAGCCGTGTGAAGCTTGGCATTTATCTTTTGTTGACCCTTCATCCATACACGTTCGTTTAAGACGCCTAAAAGCGATCTTAGGAGCACGTCAGAGGCATCAAAAAACTCATCGATGAATGCAAAGTCAGATTCCAAAATAGAATCCTTAGTATTGTGAACAACGTTTCCTTTTTTGAGCTCAATGATATTAAGTGGTCCAAAAACGTATTCTTCTGTAGTTTGTTTGGTTAAGTGAATGGAAAATAATTTTGCTCCGTCAATAGCTTTGAAAGCGTTTGAAGCAAAAAGTGATTTAGCAGTACCAGGAGGCCCCATTAAGAGCATGTGCTCCTTGGTAAACAGGGCATACATTAACTGTTTGATTTCTCGATCTCTATCTACTAGACCAAGAATTTTGTTTGAAAATAAATTACCATTAACGGCAGATTTTTTATCTGGCATATTAATTCTCCTAATTATCTTAATTTTTACTATTATACCTCATTAATGAGTCAATTGCAATATTTAGATGCTGTCCACTTCGAGTCTTCTCCTCTTGAAAGTGCTGCAGCCATTGCTTTAACTGACTTTTCTGGATCTCGTCTGTCATCTTGAACAGGTAGTCCAGCTCTCTTAGCATCAGCTAAATAGGTTCCTAAATGATATTGGGCTACTCCAACCGCTGCTCCGTTATCACCAATTGCTTCTGAATTACCTCCTGACTCGCAAGTGATGATACATTCTTGATATTTTCTGTTGACTCCATACTGATCTGCGTAGGTAGCCACATATCCTTTGATTTCTTCTGGTAAGGGTTTATTTGCCGTTACCCTGGCCGTAGCCACTGTTACTGGTTTATTTAGTTCTGCTTCCAGTTCTTCTTTAGTTTGCTCAAGTTCTTGCTCGAGCTCTTGATTTTCCTGAATTAGTTTTTCAGTTTCTTTAATTTGTTGTTGATTAAACTGTTGAAGCTCTTCGTATCTTTGCTTTTTTATAGAAAGAGCTTTTACACTAAAACTAACAACTGCTGAAAGAATAATTATGAGGAAAATGATCCAGATTCCATATTGTTTACTTTTAGCAAAATTACTAAATCCCTTGTAAACTATGAATGTTCCTCTGACTAGAAGAGTCAAAATTCTCAAAATTGTCTTTAGTATAAATTCTCCTGTTTTTCTGAAGAGGTGTTTCCACTTCTTCCAGTTGATACTCACCCGTATCAAAGGGTCTTCTGTTTTTCTTGGCATACTTTGGTTTCCTCCTTCCGAGAAACGAGTATTTTGTCAATTATTATTCTGGCATACTCTCGTCCGCTTGTTCGAGCTAACCTAAAATTATTATACCTCACATTCTCCAACCAGATATCAATTCCAGTCTCTCCTCTGATTCCAACAATGAAGTGCTCCTTGACTTTTTTAATCAAGATATCTTTGCCTTTATAGTTAAATAGTGTTATGTATTCTTGACTCATATTCTTACTATTATAGTAGCCTCCACAGCTTCAAGACAGTTTTTATAATTACCATAGAAACCGTTTTTATCTAAATTGTATTCTTTTTCTAAATATGCACGAACATCAGCATAAACAGAAAACCCAGTTGTTTTAATAGATCTTTTAGTTACACCACCAGTTGAATAGGTGACTATTCTCTTTTTTAAGTCTTCTTCTTTATCTAAAAAGCAAAGATATTTACCTCTTCTACCTAGTCTGTCTTTAACAATAAGTTTTCTTTTTTTGTCCATGATAATCCAATGGGTTCTCTTGTAGATAGTATTACCATCTAGCTTTTCAGACATGCTTTCTAATATTTTGAGTCGATCAATTTCCGACATAAATTCTCCTTTTTAATTTCCACCATGTAGGCGTTTTCTTAATTCTGTATTTTGACTTTGACACCACTGGCAATAATTTGCCCATCTTGAATTTCCTTGTTTATCTTTTTCACCACACGCACATCTTTTATCTTTTGGTTCACTTTTTTGGGCAGTTTTTATAGTGACCTGTTTCATATTAAAAGATTGGTTTGTATCCCTTACTTTGTTTTTCCCTGATTAGAACATCGAGGGCTTTTTCTGCTTGATAAATATCGTTGAAAGTTTGTTCCATTTTTTGACCTTTGGTGCCAATTCTTCCCCATTTTCTAATGAGGACATAGTACATAGGAACTGCTGAAGTGGCTGTGCCTGAAAAACGAGGAACAAGTTCGCCAGTAGGTGTATTATCTGGTTTTGGTTGTTTTATGATATGAGCAGCCCAAAATTTAGAGCTTTCTCCATCTTTGTATTCCCAGTAAACTGGGCGTTTAGTTTTATTTTTCCACATTACAGGCATAGTTTATTCTCCTAATTTTCTTGATTAGACTCTGTAATAGACTCTGAGACGAGCGCAGTTTTGAGATCTCCCCGCCACCACCCTCGCTTCGGAACCTATTACAGGTCGCCTCTTACATGATCGCATCTAAGACATTCTCCTACTCCCCTTATGATAACCTTTGGAGTGGGTCTTCCGCAAGTCGGACATGGTTCTGCTTCATGTTTAATAGGTTTCCACTCACCCTCTTCACTTAACCAACCAGACTCTATTCCCTCTTTAATAGCATTCTTAGCCTCTTGTAGACTCTTGAATTCACCCTGACTTGCACCGTCTTTATTTTCGATCCACCATAGATATGTTTTAGATATTTTTTTCATTTTTTTCTTTCTTGAGTTGATTTATAAAGACATATTAAACCCATTACGAGGGCAATCATTGAATCAAACGCCCTGTCTACTGGTAAAGTTAAACTAACAATTAACCAGATATTAGCAAAGATAAATAAAATTTGTTTATTTTTCATAATTCTCCTTAAAAGGGTAGATCATCTGCATCAATGACTTCACCCTCTTCAACTTTTTGATTATTTCTTGTTGTTTCATCTAAAAACTCTAAGAGTTTATCAAGATATTTTTCTTTATCTTTTGGGTATTTAGCGTACATTTCCATAAAGCCACTGATGGCACTTCTGAAAGCTAATCGCTTTTTACCCATTTCTAGTAATTCATTGATTTCCTCACTGAGTTTTTTCTTTTTGGCTGGCATATTTTTTTATTCCTCTTTAATAACTGATTCAATTTTATCTGCCACTTCCTTTGCTAAATCTGGCGAAGCATTGTGATATTGGTAGCTTCTGAGAGCATTTTTTGCAGTTTCAAGTAGTTCTAGAAGTTCATTATTTCCCTGAAGTTCTTTTTCATCATTACTTACTGAAAATTTAACAAAGTATTTTACGTTGAATCTAAATTTTATTTTTGCTTCTACACAGCCAGCTTGATATTCTTTGTGAAGAGTAATTAAGCTTTCAATTAATTTATCGTAAGAGTTTTTATTTTTATTTGTTGACATAGTTTAATCTCCTGGATTTGGTCTTGGTGGTAAGACTTTTGTATTTTTATTATTAGTATTGTCTTCAACTAAAAAATAGTGCCAGACTAAAACATTTCTTTTAAATGTGCAGTGGCTCACTCCCTCAAAACTACCAGGTTTAGTGACGGTTTCAGTTTTAGTGCAAAGATAGATTGCTCCCTCTGGAATTGGATGACCCGTGCCATATTTTAAGACTCTTAACATAATGATCCTTTCGCACTAACTAGAATGAGTATTATTAAAAATAAATAGATAAGAACCACTACTCTAAAAAGTTCTTTTGAGAAAATACAGGCTATATGCAAAATAATTATAAGCAAGATATTAAAATAGGTCTCTATATTCATATTAATTCTCCAATAATTTATTAACGTAATCTTGATGTTTAGCCCAATATTTGACTATTTTTTCTCTGATATTAATATCGTTTTTAGTAGCAGGTTGACAGGCAAAAGCTCTTTTGCATTCTCTTGGTTTGCTTGCATGAATTCCACATTTTTGGTCTTTAGTTAAGAAGATACAAGCATACCCACTCATTAAATTGTGTCCCCAACTGGCTACTTTAAAACCTTTACCATTTTTTTCGTGTTGTTCTTTGAATAAGTTGCTTTTATGTTTTTTATAAAATTTATGTACTTCTTTTAGTTCATCTATATATCTTGAAAAGTTTTTTCTAGGAGCTGGCACATAGATATCTTCATCACCAACCCACCATTCCCTTATTAAATATTCTTTAGCAAAATCTTTAACAGACATTCCCTTTATTAAAGCTGCACCCTCAATTTCTTTAATAGAGCCGAACCAGCCCATGCTTCTCCAGCAACATTGCTTACATTTTTTACAGTCGCAACTGGTTGTTTTAGTAATAGTTTTCATTTGCGTTTCTTTCTGCCCACCATTTCTCGACGGCCTCTTTATAATTCCACTCTTTACCGTCTTTGGTTTTAACTACATCAATTTTATTTCTTCTAATAAAAGCTAGAATACAGGCTGGACATTCATCTCCAACTACAATAGATTTAACAACATAATCACTAGCCCACCCTGGTTCTTTTTTACCAGTGATCTCAAAATCTATATCAGGATCAACGTCTTCACACATTCTGCATTCTCTTTTTGGATTAGCAGTACAGTATCTTTCGTGTTGTTCGATACTGTCTCTTCGCAACCCATGCTTTTTACAGAATTCGCAGTAGTAGACTTTCTTTGTTTTTATGTTCATATTATTTTCTCCTGTCTTCCAACCATTGTTCAAAATCGAACCAAAGGGTGAAGTCATCATCTTTTGGTAACTCGGCTATAATATCTGCTTTAAAGTCCTGGTATAGCCGTTGAGCCTGCTTAGCATCTGTGCATTTGAGCATAATTGCTAAAGCTAACTGGCTCGGTCCAGAGCCACCATAGCCCCATGCAAACCCGTCGGGGCTATGATTGTATAATTTCTGGCTTTCATCTGGATGGAGCTTTACATCGTCAATGAAAACCTCTCTGGTAGCAATTTTTCCTGTTATTTTGAGCATTGTTTTAAAGCTCTGTTAAATATTAGTAATGCTTCTCCTCGACTTTCATATTTGTCATAAAGTTCTAGGTATTTATTTGAGTAGAATGTTCCACCCACAATCAAACCGATTAAAACCCCCATTAAGATTAAAAGTATATTTTTCATTTCTTTTTACCTCCTCTTTTTTTAGCTTTCTTTAATGACTTCTGTTTTAGTAGGACTATCGCCAAAGATTTTACTGGCAAACTGTGAACCTTCGATTTGCTTACCTAATTTATCTAGGATTTGTTTTCTGTTTGTCATTTTGTCTCCCAAATAATTTTAATAAAAAGTGGTGCATATCTCGATAATCACCACGCTTATTTGTTTCTAAAATATGATAGCGTCTATTTACTGGATATATATCGACTACCCCATTGATACGCCACTGATATTCAGTAAGATATTCAACTGTATATTTTTCTTCTAGTCTTGCCTTCATCTTAGCCCAAAACTCTGCCTCTCGTTGTTGAACTTTTTGACTTCGCATTCGTTGTTTTTGATGATAGGCTTCTGTTTCTGCAATACTATTCTCCATGTGTTCATCACAAAGCCACTCTATCTCATCATCGCCTCTAAACCATGAGTTTTGCCATTCAAGTTCCCAAGTTGCCTGCTTTTCACACTTCTCGCACTTCTTTTTTTTCTCAAGCTTCTTTTTGCTATATAGATATGGATAGTATCGTTTACTCATTTTGTTCTTCTCCTTCAAGATTAAAAACTTTTGGCACTGGTATATGTTGAATTTGCATATTTAATTCAACTGTTTCAAGTCCAGTTTCTACATCCATTTCATGCTTATATTCAAAGCTAGAACAGTTTTCAAGATTTCTATTCATGTATTCCATACCTTCTAAAAATTGTTTTTTAGTGTTGGTCATATTTGCTCCGTTAATTTTAAAAACATATTTGTTTCTTGATTTGCTCCAAAAATTTCATAAATAAATCCAGCTTCAGATGGACTAATATATTTATCGTATATCTCATCCCAGTCTTTTCTTCTTTGCTCCCACTCCTCATCACTTATTCCCTCTGGTTGATCTGTTTGATTTTGATAATGATATTCAATGAATATTTTTGGTATTTCTAGTTTGTGATGTAGTCTAAAAAACTGTACTAAAAATTTGTTATTAGCCTTCGGGAAAATTACTGCCTCCGCACTAAAATCAATAGGAGAAGCAGAAGTTGATTTCCTTGAGGTTTCTAGAAGTTTAACAAAGTCAAGACACCTTTTTGTCCAATCAATTCCAGCTTTTGGTTTTATTAGTATTCGTTTAGCATCTTCAACACATAAATTAAAATGGTGTTCTCGAATTTTATTTAGTTCTTCTTGTAATTTAAAGATATCACTATTAAAAAGGTATGCGTTATAAATTTTTGTACTCATTTTTCCCCCTTCCTAACCATGAATTTATAAGCCTCTTCAAAGACCTCTGCCTCTGTCTTGCCTTCAAACTCTAGTCTATAGACAAAAGCACCATCTAGTTTAAATTTATGTAGCTTTAATATGTAACTGGCTCCGACCTCATCACTGCCATAATAAGTATGGGGATCAGCTACTAACTCAACTTTACCCTTTGGATTCTGAGCTATAAATTTATAGACTAAATCTCTGTAGGTCATGTCTGTCATTTTTTACCCCCTTTCTTGGTGGCTTTTTTAATTCTTTCTTCTTCGTACTTGGCGATTTCCTTGATCTGTTTTTTGGTATAAATATCAATAATTTTTGATTCGAGAGTAAATTGACCAGCTCTTTTATCTTCAAAATGATAATACTTATAAGTGTAACCGTCTTTATCTTCACTCTTTGGCACGTATGTTTTAACTGATTTATTATCTACAGTAATGTATTCACCTTTTTGTAAAAATTTGAATACTTCTAAGGCGGTATCTAAATCAGTGAAGTAGAATAAATCTTTACTACTATATCCAGCTCCGACTTTAATAACAAAGTATCTTTTTTTAGTTGGTGTTATGTCTGGCATTTTTTTTCCTTTCTATCTGGTTAACAAAACCAACAATTTGTTTTCTAACCTTTGGATCTGATAATTTATTTGATAATATTGCTTCCTTAATTGCAGATATAATTTGAACTTTTCTAGCTTCTATAGCTTGTCTTAATTGGTCATAAGCAAACCAATAAACTAGAGTATGTCCGAATTGAAAGACTTGTGCTTGTCCGTCAATATGCCCGTCTTTATCAATGTCTTCAATTCTTTCTACTGTTGATATAACTCCGCCATGAGAAGCATTTTGATAGACTGTCTCACCTGTTTTTTGATCTTTAATTATAAACTCAAATTGAGTTTTGCCTTTGGTGTACTCCTTTTTATTGTGAATTTTATTGATTCCCCCTGGTGTTCTAGCCTTCCCTTTAGCCTCTTGGTACTTATCTTCGATTCCAGCCTCACTCATCATTGATTTTCTAAGTTTTAACCCGTTTTCCATGGTCTGAGCGTCTTGTCTTATGCCGTGTAACAGTTTTGCTAATCTGCCAACATTTAAAGAGTTAGTAGCCACTGTGTTTTCAAGTTCTCTTATGGCTTCGCTGACTTTGTAGCAAATAGTATCTTGGTCTCTCATATTAGTTTACGACTCTATCCTCTCCATCATTAGCCATCTGTTGCATTTTTGATAGCATTATGATTTCAGATAAGTTCCTCTGAAAAAATAAATGTAAAATCCTTTGTAACTCTTCCATACCAAAGTCTTCTCTGACTGCCTCTAGTAATTGGTAGAGACAAAATAGGATATCTCCCATTTGTCCAGCCATCTGTGAAAATCCCAGGGCTTCGCCCTCTTTGTTGGTCTTGTCATCTGGCTTTTTAAGCATTGCAAACAATACATAAGCCTCTGGGTTTTTGACTATCTCTGGCTTTTTGCCCTTCTTCTCGATTGTGATCGTGATATTGGGCTTTTTTATTAGTTTTTGTTTAGTAGATTTTCTCATTTTACGAATCTGATATTGTGTACTTTATAACGCTCGTTTGCCTTCTTTTTTTCTAAGAATGGTTCAATAATATCAATCTCCTCTTTAGCGTTTTCAATTTTATTAAATATTTTTTCCAAGTATTCTCCGCTTGGTTTTTTGATATAAAACTTGTCTCCGTGTTGTTCAATAAAACAATCTTTATAAATGTCAAATTTACTAGCTGTTGTCATTGGCATTTTAAAGGGTTTTTTCTTCACTTTGTCTTCCTCTATAGAGGCAAGTATTTGATTTTTTAAATTTCTACATTTATCTTCCATGACTATTAGGTATCCTAAGATCATCAATCCTAATATTGGACTTTTTATAAATGCAAAGATAATCATGCCTGCTTTAATAATTTTTGATTTGCTCATCTAGTAATTCCCTTTTTGCCATAAAAAAACCAGCCCATTAACATGGCTGGCATGGATAGTTTATTAATTGATTAGTGATCTTTTTATAGTAACTGATTTTCATAATTCTCTTTTATTCTCTAATACTTCGTAGTATTATACCATAAATGAGGAAAGTCTTCAATAGTATTTCACTCATTATGAGTATTTTTAGGGTCTGATTAGTAGAGTCAAGCTGTGCCCCTTAACTCTACTATCAAGCTCTAATTATTCTATAAATTCTCCCCTATCAATAAAGTTTTGCAAAATTTCTACCATGCCCTCAATAGTTTTTTGATAGTTCATTATGAAAAATGCTGTATCGTAACTCTTGGGCAAGTCATAATATTCGAGACTGTTGACAATAACTTTTCTAGTCTCGTCATTTATGAGCCTTGCAAGCTGTTTCTGGGTGGTTTTAATTCCCATATCATTCCAGCGAGAAAATACTTTGTATGTTTGGGTTTCAATAGTCACCCAAGACTCACTATCTAAAAAGCTGTCATAATCTAGATCTTGCTCTTTCATTAGCTCTTCTAGATTACTCATCCTTTTTAAATGTTTTTGGTAGGTTTTATTAAAATTCCTTACCATGAATAGCTTATGTAGCATAGCTGTTCACCTCCTTTTTATTAATTATTAATTAGGGTCTGAGTGTAGCCTTCAAGGGGCAACCGTTAAAGGCTACATCAAGCTCTAATAAGCACTTACTGGCTTATTTTGGTTTCGTTCAAAACTTTCGGATTCCCATTCATCATCAGCGTGGTTAGTCAAGTTGTGAAAATATCTTTGTAATTCTTCTGTGACTTCTTCGAGTTTGTCTTGATCTTCGGCTTTGACTTCGTTAGTGTCAAAGTTGTAGCTCGAACAAATCCGCCCTAGCATTCCACCGCCTAGATAGTTTTGATAAGCGGTCATTTTAGGCTCGTCAAGGTAGGGGAAAAGCTCTGACAAGTCAATTTCAATCCCTCCGCCCCTGTAGCTTGCTTCACATCGCAAAGTGTTTTCTTCTATAAGTTTTAGATAACTCATTTTTAAATTTTCCTTTCTTTTTAATAATTTTTAATTTTCTGCTACTCCTGCCCATTCTAAAAGCAGATTGTCCCCTGGTTCGATATACTCGGCTAGGCTCTGTAGTTCGTTAATTTCGCCGTAACTAATCCGCTCTGCCTCAATCTCACCTCGCAAGTATTCAAGTCTCGCGGTTATGTCTTGGGTTTTGGTGTCCATTTCTTGGCTCAATAACTCGCCATCGTTGCCGTTTTCCCATTCCGCGTTAGCTTTTTCTAAAGCCTCGGTCTTATTGTGTGCCTCAACCTCGATATAACTGTGTTCGGTCTGCGTGAAAATAACTCGATATTTTTTCATTTTGCCCCCTTTCTAATAGGATTTTAATAATATTTGTTCGTGTTCGGTATCGATCTCGATTTTTACAAGATCAAGCCCCGAGTCACCGTCATCAATCCTTATTGTGTAGTCTCCTTTCAAGACTTTAATAATTTTTATTAATTCTTTGACTGTCATGTTTCCCCCTTATTTGCCTAGTTCGGCGATTACTTTATCAAGTCGACTTTGTTTCTCGTCTTCGCTCAAAGTGTCCCAGTCTTCGGGCATGATTAAGCCTTTACCCTCAAGCCCTGCTTTTAACATTCTGGTTTTCCAGTCGTTAGAGGCTTTTTGATCTTTGGTTAATATGTCGCCTAGTTTAGCCACCATTGCCACCGCTCTAAATGGGTTTTCTGGTTCGTAAACCTTGATATATTTTGTTACTCTGGCTTTATCATTTTTTGATAGTGTTGTCGATTTCTCTGCTAACTTTCTCAAAACGCTTTCATATTCGTATCGCTCCCAAGTTTTGTTTAAATAGCAACATTGGACGCTCTCGCATTCATTGCCGTTATAGAGTAGCGTTGCGATATGTTTAAAACCGTTGCGGGTTTTCTTCCAGTCGCAAACTATTTCTATATTTTTATCTATTTTAAATATTTTCATTGTTTCTATTCCTTTCAAGTTTTTATTAATTTAATTTTTATTTTTTATGAGTAATATTGTCCATTTTGGGGAATTGTCCCCGCTATTTCTTCAATATATAGCTCGTTTTTGGAGCCTGATTGTCTTAACTTTTCGAGCTGATTTTCTGCGTCTGGTCTGTTGTCCCAAACACTATGGATTAATCCGTCTTTTATTAATATATAAATCATGTTGTTTTTTTCCTTTTTTTAATTATTAAAAGTTTGATATCTGCTCTCCTTCAAGCTCTGCGGTAACTTCTGCCTCTATTTGCTCAATCTCGGCTAGTTCTGCTCTGGCGTTGAGTTCCGCTTCTTCTGATAGGTCGCTAAAATTTACGTATGGTGGCAAATTATTAAGCTCGTTTTGTAGAGTTGTAAATTCTTTCATTTTTAAATCCTCCTTTTTACTCATCAATGAGTTAATTTGTATAATTTATTAAATCTTGCTTATTCTCGACTAAATCCATCAATTCGCTACGTGTTAAGTCTTTCAAGTCTTGATCTTCGCTGTATCCTAGACAATCGACTAAGTAATTTATTATTTGTTGTTTTTTCATTTTTAAATCTCCACTTCTATCTCTAAATATTTCATAGCTTGATATAATTCGTTTTCTGCTTTTTCTTCTAGGTCGCTTTCGACTGCATACTCCCAATCAAAATCCTTTGCGTCTTCTTCGCTATCGTCCCAGTATTCATAATCAATTAAGTAAATTCGACAATATACCTCTTGCCAACTCATGCCCTTATATTCGCCTTGCTTATCGTTTTTAATGGCTTGCTCGGCTTCCTCTTTTCTCTCGTCTCGGATACTCTCGACTACATCGTCAATAAGCTCCTGTTTTTTATCATCGCTCAAGTCGTTGAAGTTGATTTCAAAATATCTTGACATGATTATTTCTCCTTTCGTAAACAAGTAATATCACCCGTGTTATAAAAACATTGGCACTTGTTGAGATACTCCGCATTGCCTGACCGCTTGGCACTATTGCAAAGCATAGTATCCTGATTTTTTATTGATTGATCTATTGCATGAGTAAAAGCAAGCCCGAAGATAAGCCCGCCCGCTATTATCAAACTTGTGTATATAGCGTATGTGTGAATTATGTTTTTTAGTTTTCTATTTTTCATTTTCTTAATTCTCTTTTTTATTAATTCTCTATTACTTAACATATTATCATAAGTGGGGTTAAGCTGTCAAGCCCTTTGTATATATTGCTTTCTTCCCTACTCTTACTATTAGCCTTATTTATTACTAGATTACTGTATATATAAAACAGTATAGCTAGTATTTTATTAATAAATATATAACGTTCTCTCTTTTTATTTTTTTTGTTATTTGTTTTTATTGATTGCATAATGGGAGGCTCTCGAGTAAAAGCCCCCTATATATAATCAACTTATAAAGGCTTTCTTGCCGTCAAGCTCAATCATGATGCTTTCTTGTCCCCAGGCTTTCGCCTTGGCTCTGGCTAGATTAAAGAAGTCGGCTAGCCGTTCTTTTAATTGCTCGGCTGTACATCCTGCATATACTTTATTTATGGGTTCTTTGATCTTGTCTCCGTTATTAGCCTTATAAAAGCCCCCTACCTGCTCAATAGTAGCCCCCCCAAACCAATCAGAGAACACGCTGGCTATGGTGTCTGTCCTCTGGGTGTGTGCCTTCTTGGTGATCTGCTTGTATACATCGCTTGTACTTGGCGTGTACAAAGCTATCTCATGAGTCAATATAAATTCACTCATCAGTGAGTCATATTGTGTTTGTTGTTGTTGTCTTGTCATGGTTGCCCCCTTTACAAGTAATAAATATTTAATAACTAATAACATCATAAGGGGGGTACTAGGATTAAGTCAATAGCCTATAACAGTGTGGGTCGATACCTCTTACACCTTACTATTTTTATCCTTATAACCCACCATTTGATATACCAATATTCATTATTTACCCCTATACAAATATCCATAAAACCTCGAGAGAGCGCAAGATTTGCATAGATTTGGCAAAAAATGCCTAGATTTGAACATGGGACTCCTAAAAAACATACCGTCTTTTCACCTAAGCCAAGGGAATTATAAAAACGGGACCCATAACGGGGTCTTGTCCTACAACCGCCTTTATGGTATAATGTAAGCATGAAAGAATGCCCACATTGCAAAAAACCAGTTAATTGGCTTGGCCAACTAAAGCAATGGAATGATGAGTATGGGGAGGACTACCATGGTAGTGATGATCGAGTCGGGAGATCACCAACCTGCTAAGTTGGAACGATATCCGTTACCTGGGTTCGAATCCCAGCACTACCGCAATATGGCCCGATGGTGAAGGGGAAACACGGTGGCTTGCAAACCCACTATGCGTCGGTTCGATTCCGACTTGGGCCTCATTTGGGTCATTAAGTTAATGGCAGACTGGTGCCCTGTCGAGGCATTCGCAGGAGTTCGATTCTCCTATGGCCCGCCACCAGGCACGGGAGGGGGTTAGTTGGGGCAGTGCTTTCCCTCTCCCACTGGGAAGAAAGAAAATTATGAGAAGAACCCGATCTAAGGTCAGAAACAATTTTATTCACTTTAAAAGACGCATGAGAGAACGATACGGCGTCGACGTAGATAGATCGGAATATAAACAACTCTGCAATCAAATAAAAAGCGGGAAAAGCATATTTTTAGGAAGACAAACATCTTGCATCACTATTCATCAAGTAGGTTTTAGGGGTATTCAAATAATCGTTGTTTATAATTCAAATATTGGTAATATTTGTACAACCTTATTCCCTGGCAGAAGCTATCACCTAGTTTGATTTTAAAGGGGGGTTGTGGTATAATATACTCACTTATAAAAAATTCTTTGGTACGTTTAGTATCGAAGGGCATAAGGAGGTAATATGACAAATTTTGTCGACAATTCGCCCAATGCGGGCAAACTTCTCTCTTCATTAAGAAGCACAGGATATTCATCCTACTCTGCAATAGCAGACATCATCGATAACTCTTTTGACGCTAACGCCACGAAAGTGGATGTTTTTGTTAATAGGGAAAAAGGTGACATTACCATCTCAATAGTTGATGATGGTGAGGGCATGGATTATGATACTTTGGATCAAGCCTTGAGGCTTGGTTCTAAAACTGAGCGTAACATTGAAACTGATCTTGGTAGATATGGAATGGGTTTGGTTACTGCGTCACTTTCTATTGGCAGATGTCTTAGAGTATTAAGTGGCCATAATGGAGATGATTATTGTAGCTTTGGTTGTCAGGATATTGATGAGGTGATAAAGCAAAATGCTTTTGTTAAAACCATGCAGAAGCTAGAAAATAAGAAGCATTCTGGAACTAGAGTACAAATTTCAAAAACAGATCAACTCCAAAATAAACACATTCCTACGTTTGTTTCTACTCTGGCTGGTAAGTTAACTAGAATCTATCGTCATTTTCTAGCAGCTGGTAAAAAGATCACTGTTCGTTATGAAGATGGGAAAAAGAATGGTGTTATAGCTCTAGACCATACATCTGAGATTTTGTTTCATCCAAAAACTCAAATTTGGAGTAATGAAGCCTATGAAATTACTTTAAACGGGAAAACAGGTAAGTTAAGAATAAAATTATTTTTATTACCAAACTTTTCCACTGGAGTAAATAGAAAGTTAGGTATTAATCAGGCAAATCAAGGCTTCTCTGTTCTAAGAAACAACCGTGAGATTGCTTATGGTAAAAGTTTTGGTCTTTTTGCAAAACACAATACTATGAATAGATTTAGGGCAGAGTTATTTTATCCTGCGGTTTTTGATGAAGAAATGGGTTTATCTTTTACTAAACAAACAATTGAACCTAATCAACAGATTTTGGATAAAATTGCTACTGAGTTGTCAGGCCAAATCCGCTCTATTCGTTCAAAACTGGAAAAAGAGCAGGTTAAGTCGGAAGACCCACTAGAACACTCTGATTCAGAGTCTGTGATCGCTCAGAAGGCAAGATTATTGATTACACCCAAAGCAATTACTGAGAAGCGTGATCCAAAGAAAAGGAAAATAACTGTTCCTCATGGGCCTGGAAAAGGTGAGCGTGAACCACGCAAAACTAAAACATCCCCTCGTGGTATCGGTGCTAAATTTGAAGAAGTTAGTTTGGGTCCAACTGGTCCATTCGTAGACTTCTTTCAGCAAGGCAAGGTGATTGTTGTTCAATGGAATATCGATCATGCCTTCTACAAAGAAGTGTTGCTAGAAAACAAAAATCGCAAGAATATTATTTCAGCAGCAGACTACTTAGCTTATGCAATGGCAGCAGCTGAGCTGAAGACAACAAACGACGAGAATTACGAAATGTTACAGAACCTTAGGGGAATTATTTCTACCAATCTACGCACGCTTTTAAGTTAGCTCTGGTAAAATAGAGGGGAAGCTGGTGTAGCTCAGTTGGTAGAGCAAGGCACTTGCCTCTCTAGTTAAATGGTTTAACAGTGGTTTTGTAAACCACAAATACAGGTTCGATTCTCTCCATCAGCTCCATTTTTATATTTAATATTCCCTCATTTATGAGTAAAAGATAACTAAGAAAAGAGGGAACTTCTCAGTTCCCCCCTAACCTTTAAGCTGTGCACAACTTAAAAGCTTATTTTCTTGGTCCTCCTTGGACAGTTTGGCTAGAAGCTCTAGAATTTACGCTTCGGCGACTAGCTGGTTGGCCACCACGAGGAGTAGTTGTCCCTGCTTTAGACATAGGACTCATGACCTTGGATTTTGAACCTTTACTTGAAGCTCTAGGTCCAGTTGGAACGCTAGGAGCTTTACTTGGGTTACTTGGTGTGTTACCTGCCATAGTTTTCACCTCCTTAATTGATAATTATTTTTATTATACTAAAACTTTTACTTTAGAGTACGTACTCTCCTGGTTTGATGTCATATCTGTCAGTGATAGGGTTGTACGTTAAAACATTTCCGCCATAGGTTTTAAAGTTGGCGTTGTTTAAATTATTCAATGTTGCTTGAATGACGCCTTGTAATTCATCTGTGCCTTGCAAACCTGTTGCTTCGGCATCAAAGATGTAGTCAGGATTTTCTACCGTTCTATTGGATCGGTAGTAAATGTATTTAGCAACTTGACCCCTAGGAGTTGTCAGATACCCTGGTGCTGTATTTGCCATAGGTTATTTTCCTCCTAATTTTTTAATAATATTTATTGCTTCGAGAATTTCATTAACAGTTTTTGCAATTTTGTAAGCCGTACTGTTAACAATTTTCTCATATTCTGCAACCTGACTCTCCAAATCTTCAACTTTCCACTCTTTCTTTGCTTCTTTGAGGGCATCTTCAATCGCCTCCTTTTTCTCAGTCTTAAAGTCTGACTTCAATTTACTAATTTCTTCTTTATGTTTCGTTTTCAAATCCTCTTTCTCTTTGGTACAATCCTCCTTTAGTATATAGTCTCCAGACTTTAAATTTAAGTCCGACTTGTGCAATTCCTTGATAACTTTAAGATGGGCTTCGGAGTATGTATAGCCGATAGATACTAGGTAATTTTTTATACCACTGGCATATTCATCATCCCCGCTTGGTATTGTTGGCTCAGTCGGATTCTCTTTAGGTTGAAGGAAAAACAAAGTGTTCGAGGCGTTACCATCTTCAGTGGATTTCTCCCATGATTTTTCGAACTCTTCCTTCGTATAAAAATGATGGTCGCCGTGAGCACGGTAATTTCCCCAGAAATCTGGATCATTTATGAAATAGCCGTCATCACGATAACCAACGGCCACCATAATGTGACCTCCAGCGAATCCTTGATCCTGTCTACTAGATAAGTAACCATAGTGAACTACCACAATTGGAGGAATACCCTGATCTATTAGGTCCTTAATTCTTTGAGGAGTTCTATTTCTTTCAATTCTAGATGAGAAACCATATTCAGAGGCAACTTTTTGAAGTTGTTGGAAGCTTACATAGCCTGTTCCAGCACCAGTTTTCTCTAAAATAACGCTTGTCGCCACATCCACACCTAAATATTTCAAAACCATGGCCAAAGAACATGGTCCACAGTCATTTTTTGATGTCGTGGCATCATTATCCCACTGACTTTTATATGGTACTTCTAGTATTTTTGACATATTTTACTTAAAACAACAAATCTATTAACTTTTTCTTTAAACTATTAGGCTTTTTTGCTAGTTTTTTGCCATTTCCATTGATTTTTGATGGATTTTGAGGCATTTTTACAGCTTCTCCAAAGCTCTTTACAAGCCTTGAAATTGGTTCGATATCTTCATTTTTGAATCTTTTTGTATCGCTGATATCGATTCCATGAGCGTCTATGATGAAATAAAGACGCAACATCGTAATAATTGTTGCTAGTGCCTCTAATCCTCTTATAAAGAAGATGTCTCGCATGGTGATATTCATAGCTTGACGAAATACCATACAGGTAGTTGCAATATAAAATATATGCAAAATCGTCATTAAAAGAGTCCATGCCCTAAAACTAATTAAAGCTTTTTTCTTACTCCAATAAATGAAGAGGAAAAAAGAAAGACTGAAAACTATGGTGTGTATAATTGCACCCCTCGGATAGTCGAAACACATTGTTAAATTATTTAGTGTCGCTACCATTTGAGCCTCCTTTCTTTTCTAATCTTTTCTCAATGTAATTGAGAACGTAGACAAAAAAGTAACCACCTAAAAATGACCACAGAAACGATGAATCAAAAATTAAAGCTCCCGCAATGCTGATGGTAATACCACCAAGTAGGGAGCCATCATTTAACCATGAACGTAGGTCTGCTTTAGAGTGATTTCTGATGGTTAATCTTACGAGGCCAGCCAAAATACCAGACAACACATATAATCCAATTTTGGGCCAGGTATACTGGTGATGCGTCTCGAGCAAGGTTTTAATAAATTCATCTATCATAATTGTTAATCCTTTCACTTAGCATCATTGCTTGTTAAATCTTTTGTAGTAATGTCTACAGCAAAATTATAAATACTAGCAGGGTCTTTATCAACTTTTTCAAGTATTTCCATCTGCTGCTTATCGTTTACTTTTGGTTTATAAACGCCTTCATCGTTTTTTCCCCAATCAAATACTAGCCTATCATTGTCTTCACGACTTCCGATCCACATTTTGAGTTGTTCATCGCTGTGGATTCTACCTTCAATCGTGCCTATTATTCGGCCAGTTTGTTTGTTGTAAAAGATTATCATAATTTCATTTTAACTTATTTATAAGTCTAAGTCATTCCTGAACAAAAAGAATTTAACTTTAAAAGTTGTATCTCCAGCAAATCCAGTTGACTCAGCATAAAAATAAATATGAGTTGATGTAATCCTATAAGTTACTCCATATAAGACTGTAGCTCCAGCCCCACTATAAGGGGCATACTGATATCTATTTGCTAAAACTGTTTCAGCATAAACTTCTACAAATGGAATATAACCTAAATTATGTTCGTAACTTTGTACTGCTGCTAAATATCCAGCTGCCAAATAAATTTCTACTGAACCACTTACGAAGTATTTTAATGTTCCATAATCAGAATTGAAAACCTGATGTGCTGGATTCTTATCAGTTAAGACATCATAAGTTGACTTCATTACTATAATGCCATAATCAAGAGTTGGATTAATGATGTGAGCAGCTGCAGATATTTGTTGTTGATGGGTACTGATTCCAGTATAGTTAATAATTAATTCTGCTGCTTTAGCTGATCCATAATCGTATGGCCAGAGTTCATTATTGTAGGCAGAACCATCATTTTCTAAAACTATCGCTAGATCGTTTCCACCAGTCCATCCCGCTCGATCAATAATTTCTTGAATGACTGTTTTAATATCAGGTGAAGTACGCAAAACATTTCGAGTACCATCAAAATCAAAATCAATACCAGCGCTAGTTCTTGGTCTATTTAATGGATCTGTATTGGTTCCGTTACTTGATGGAAATGCTGCAGTGTCATCTTGGTCAATAGCTCTAATTTTTAATTGAACTGAATTAGAAAACCCATATTCATGTGTCCAAACTTTGAAATAGGCAGAGTCAATTGTGGCACCTTGTCCCATTGGAAGATTATTAAATCTGAAAAATCCAACTTGATTATTTCCAACAGCTAAATAATTATTTAACACACTCCAATAATTAGAGCCAGTATATGTTGCTCCATCTTCTGTTGACGCTGATACTTGTTCATCATATTGTGACATAATTAAATAGTCTCCAAACAATAATATCTAACGTAAACTGTTTTCTCTCCGCCAGAATTATCAAATTCAAAAATTAAATTTGTTCCATCTGATGAGACTGATACAAATTTTAAACCAGTTCCAATTAATCCTGCCATTGCTCCATAAGAATAAATATTTTCAGTATTTGGAGGAAATACTTGGTCGTAACCACTTTCCTTTGCAAACGCCATTACTAATGGAGTAAAACTTAGACGATGTGGTTCGTAGAATTTTTGTCCGTTAGTAGCAGCAGCCACAGAAATAGTTAATTTTCCAGTTCTAATAATCTTAAAAGTATTATAACTAGAATGAAAAATGAAGTTTTCAGGATCATTTTCATTTGGTGCATCATATCCATTTTTAGCGATTGCGATTATATAGCTCATGTTGTCATTCGGTCATAAAAAATATAATATTTAAAAATTTTTGCTGACCCTCCATCATTATATAGTCTTAAATAAGTACCATCGATTTCATAATACTGATCGGCTAAAGAAATTCCTTGTCCAAATGCTTTTGTATATACTCCAGCTGCAGATTCAACGAATACCAAACAAAGTGGAATATATGAAAGCCCATGAGCAATATTTTGACTGCTAGAAGCGCCAACTGAAACACTTCCTCTTGTCTTTTCTTTGATTAAAACATTGTCATTAGCGTCGTCTGAGGCAGCCCAAAGAGCAAAATGGTTAATATCGGTATCAGTTAAGGCATCATAACTAAAAAGCGATAATTTAATGCCATAGGAGCCCTCTGCAAGCTTTCCAATTACCAATCTAGTCTTAATTCCATCATGAATTTTAAAAAAGTTATTGTTTAGATCAAAAAAAGTTTTTCCATTGATTGATTGAACTTTACCAGTAGTAATTAAATCTCCGTCAATAGTAGTTCCTGTAGAAAAAAAGGTTGAGAGAATACATTTACCATCTGGATCGGTTGTTGGTTGAACAATTGCTAAAATCACATGGTTTCCACCAACAGCTGAATTGTAGTATTTTGTCTTTTTAAGGGTTGAGCTTCCATCAAAGTAAATGTATTGTTTTTCAGTTATATTTCCAGTGGTACCAGCAAAAATATCAGCCAAAGTTCCATCGGAAAACTTAATGGTTCCTGCACTCCAGGAAGCAGTATTCATATCTACCGCTGTCCAAGTAATATTATGGATAAATTTTTTAGAAGAAAATGATAGTTTATCAGCTGTAATTGAATTTACTAAAAAAGCATTTGCAGAAATTAAACCAGCATCAATTAATGCCTGACCATCAGAGTTGTAGACATAAATTTTTCCATTATAGATAAGTAATTGCGGAGGCTTTCCTGGTTTACCTACTTCTAGTTTTTCCAATGTTTTTCCCGCAAATCTTGCTCCGCTCAGTATTTTATTTAATATACTCATGGTTTTTTTCCTATTAGGATAATGTCGTTGCTATCATCATTAATAATCATCCTACCTAGGTTTAAATCGAAATATGTTTGACCATCGACTGACTGGACTTTACCAGTAACTATTTTATTAGCGTCAATGGTTGTTCCCGCTGACTGGATTGGAGTAATTGCACAGCCACCTCCCAATTGTCCTTTTTCAACAATTGCAAGCAAAATTTTACTGTCACCTACGGCATTTGCATAATTTGTAGTTGTTTTCAAAACACTAGTGCCATCGAAGTAAATAAAAGTTGTGTAATTTATGTTCCCAGTATTTCCAGCGTTAATGGCCGTAGTTTCATCATCTGCAAGCTTGATTGTGCCAGCGCTCCAAGAAGCTGTGTCTTGGTCTGTAGCTGTCCAGGTTAAATTATGGCTAAACGATTTTGATCCAATAGTAAGTTTATCGGCGGTAATTGAGTTAGCCAATATAGCAGCAGCCTGGATAATTCCCCCATCAATGAGGGTTTCTCCATTTTCGTTATAGATATATAGTTTTCCGTTGTGGATAATAAGCTCACCTGGTTTTCCTGGTGTACCTATCTCAAAAACTTCAACAGGTGGAAAATTACTTCCTGGCTTACTACCACTTGGTACTTTTACTTGTGTTCCCATAATTATGCGCCAATTTTACCTTTACCAGTCACCGTTCTGGTTGTGGTTAATTTAATACTTCCTTTAGCGACTATGTTTTTAGCACCTTTAATTCTAGCTTTTGATGCAACTGTCTTTAATGCAGCTACAATGTTAGCTCTAGCATCAATTGTCTTTCTATTTGGGAAGATATAAGGATTGACTAGAGTAAGTTTTTGTTTAAATCCACCATCATCTAAATCCCAAGTCATTTCATCAATCATAAATTCTTTAAAAACACCACTTTGGTGTTCGACATTGATTACGTCACCACACAATAAATGAGGAATTCCAATTATATTAATTCTGAACAAATTTACTGAATCTTTTCTTCGATATAGTTCTTCTTCAGCAATTTCTCGTGCTGAATCTTCACTATCAATAAAGTTGTTTTCGATTTTAAATTCTTGTCGTCCATAAGCATTGATGCTTTGATCGTCTGTAGAGGTAACTCTAATCCATTTCAAAATTTCAGCTGGATTTCCTCTTACTTGGAATTTTGTTAGGTAAGCATCAGTATCTCCGATATTTAAGACACTAATGAAAACCGCATTTCCATAGTTAATAAATTCATTAATAACAATGTTGTCGGTTAGATCGTCTCCAGTCCCATCTTGGGCACTATTGGCAGTATAGTCTATGTTTTTAACTGGAGTAATAAACGTTGTACATGGATCATCTAACTCAAGAGTGGCAACCTGACTATTATTAGCTGGAATCCAAACAAGCGTGTCAGTGTACGGATTTAGATATTCTGCGTTACCACTTGACCAAATAACCTTAATTCCAGCACTTGCTCTTGGAGTGGCTTGTACAATAATAGCATTTTTGATTTCATGTTCTGCTACTGAATAATCTAAGTCAGTAATATGATCGGCTAAAGTAATTGTTGTTGATGCGTGTCTATTATGTAATTTATCTCTATTCCAGAATTTTAATATTCCATCTCTGTCAAAGAAAACTCTTCCTCTCTCGGCTACTGCAATTTCTCCCATGATTGGCCATACGTTTCTATCTTCAAAATAACCAAAGTTAACAATGTGAGTTCCAATATCAAAACTAAATTGATCTTCTGTTAAACCAGCAAGTTCAGATAGTGTGGTCAGTAATTGGTCACTTCTTTTGTCTTGATAAACAATTCCATTAGCTCTTTTGTTATAAACTAAAACTTGATTGTCATAGCATTCGAGACTACATACTTTTGTTCTAAAACTTGGATGGATATTTTTCACATATCCAGTAAACATTCTGTATGTATAGCCACCCATTATCATCGACAATTTTATCTCCACCCTTGGTTTCAAGTAGGCATAAATTGGTGAAGATGTGTTACCTGGGGTAAATCTTTCGGTTGTATTTTGTAATTCCACATCGAGGGTTGAGGCAATTCCTTCTCCAGATGTTTCTGATAATTTTTCATTTGCTTTTGCGCTTACAAAATAGTCTGATTCGTCTGTCCATGAAAAGCCATCCCATTGAATTTCAAGTTTATAGTTTATTTCTCTAACCGTAGCATCAACCTCATCTAGAAATGCTTGTGATGGAATAATTCGTGCTACTGCCTGTAATCCACTTATAGTAGTGGTTTCTGTTATTTCTATAATTTTAGCTTTTGCCTGAATTGTTTGGGTTGTGTGGTCAAATTCTGAAAGATATGCCTTAGCTTGAATTGTTTGAATTGTATAGTTGGTTGAAATGTAAGCCTTAGCTTGAATTGTTTGGGTTCCAACTGTCAACAAATGTGCTTTTGCATTAATGGTAAATCTTTGACTATATAATTCTGCAACTTCATCATCAGTTAAAATTCTATCAAAGATGGCTACATCATCCATCACTCCATCCATATGTCCAGCTGGCGTTCCACCCACTTCTCTAACACCAATACCAAATGCTGTTTCGCAATCATTAATAGCGGTATTAGTTCCACTAACACTTCCTAGAGAAACTGGTGATCCATTTTTATATACTACAAACGTCTGACTTGATACATCAATTGTTATCGCAAAATGAACCCAATTACCAACATCATCTGCAACAAAATAGGGAGCTGACGTTTGTACTTGGGTTTGGTCACTACCTGTTTGTGAATATCTAAAATCGCCAATATTATCATCCCTAATTCTAAAAAAATAGGAACGATCACCTGCCACCGAAATCCATTTAGATCCAAATTGAAAATCATCTCCAGCTGTTGATGGTAATTGACTAATTTTTACCCAACAAACAAATGAAAGATCTCCAGTAATAGAAAGTGTTGCAGTATCTCCAGCATAAGAGTATTCATTACTAGATCTAGTGTAAAGCATACCCTCCCCATATTTTCCCGTAGTATTAGTTGGTGTGTTAACGTGCGTTAAAGTATTACCATTACCAGATGAATCAGTAGTGTCAGAACCGCTACTAAATTTATAATAAGCTTTCAAATTTTCATCATTATTAAGAGAAGTTGTATCTAATTGTGCCATAATTTATATCCTACTGTTTACTTCGGTAAGTGTTAGGGTTACACTTGAGTAGTAACTAGAATCACCAGTTCCAACCTCTAGTCTTCTTTGTGACAGCGATCCTAAACAACTTACTCCTGGGGTGGAGCTTTGTGGCCATTTCCCATATACGAAGGTAGCTGGAGATAAAGTATTAACTATGGCTTCAAGAGCATCATAGGCATCTACTTTTATATATCTCCATTGTAAGACATATTGGTACTTTCTTGCCATTACGTCTCGTCTAGTTTTTCCTCCTAGAGTGGTAACATCAGCGCTGACCCAAACAGGAGTTATAGTAGCCATATCTGGGAATGGTAATGTTGCTACACCGAATGTTGGTTTAGATATTTGCATTTTTATTTATCCTTTATAAAATCTTAAATTTATTTTTTGTTATTATTTTTAAAACCATTTATAAATCTTTCCAATTTATCTCTATTTGCCATATTTACCTTTCCTCTTCGAATTTGTCATATTCTTTTAATAATCTCACAAAACTTCTAACTTCACCTCTGGTTGCAATCATTTGACCAGGTTGAATATAGTAATTTTTATTGACTGTTGAGGTTGATTGAGCTATAGCTGGTGCAACTTTTCCTTCTGCTATGCTATTTGAGGCCATTCCAGTAAATGAATTTCCAACATTTCCATTAATATTTTCAAGATTTTTATTAACGCTTATTTTATTTAATGTGTCTTCTAGATTTGGTATTTCACTCTTAATTCCATCTATATAAGTTTTAATCATGTCTTTACCCCAATCATTCATTCCCTTTAGGGGGCCAAAGTCTGGTTCGGAAAAATGTAAAATTCCTTTAAGCCAATTAGCCATATTTTTAACTGCGTCTTTAACCCAATTCATACCATCCCAAATTCCTTGGGCAAAGTTACCTATCATATCTTTACCCCAATTTTTTGCATTGTTAATTATATTTCTGATTTCGTTCATCGGCCAACCACCAATAGTATTAATTGCAGTTTTAACCCAATCTAGTCCGTCCCATATACCTTGAGAAATATTTCCAATTATTTCTCTTCCAAATTGTTTAGCTATACTAATTATATTTTTTATTCCATCAAGAGGCCAAGTCCCGATTGCTGTAACTGCGTCTTTTATCCAAATTAATCCTTCCCAAATTCCCTGAGCTACGTTTCCAATAATATCTTTTCCTTTTTGTTTTACATTAGGTAAAATATCTTTTATTGGATCGATAATTTTTTCATTAATCCATTTGGAAAATTTTTCTTTAACTTCACGTTCCCACCATTCCTTAACTCCTTCCCATATCAATTGAGAAAATGACTTACCTTCTTCTTTTGCCATTTTTCTAGCTTCATCCATATTATCTCCAAAAACTAACTGACCAAAAATTTCATCTACAGTGCTAGAAACTGTGTCTACTAGACTGGCCCACATTGCTTCGACATATATTTGTCCAGCACTTTTACCTTCTGTTTCTGCTAGTTCTTTAGCACCTTCCCATGCATTTTTATAATCTGCAATTAATCCACCCTCTTTTATTTCTGGACCAAATGACATTGCTTTTTTAATATCAGTTTGCATTTCTTCAATTTGTTTTTGGAATTCAGCATCAAGAGCTTCAAAACTATCAATTGCTCCCTGAGTTGCTTTCGGAAGTTCAGATATGCCAGAGTTACTTAGTTCATCAGCAAAATCTCTAGCTGCATCTAATTGATCTTGTAAAATAGCCAATTCTTCATCCCAAGCTTCTTGACGAGCTGATTTTTCTTCACGTAATAAATCAAGTTTTTCATCGGCACTAGATTTATAATCACTGAGTGCATCTTGTCTGATTTTTAACTCATCTTGAAGAACATCAATTTCTTTATCAACTACAGCTTTTCTTTCTTTAAGTGCATCTTTCAAATCATCCAAGGCACTTGTTTGTAAATCTACTTGTTCTTCATTAGCGTCAACAATTTCTTCTTGAGCATTGATTTGTTTTTGATATTCTTTTTTAACTGCAATTACATTTTCTCTAGCCAATTGTGTAGCTGCTTCCCATGCCTCGACACGTTCTAGAGCAGCTCTATAGCTTGCATCAAATTCATCTTTACCAAGTAATTTTTCTCTTTTTAAAGCATCTTGAGCAGCCTTTAAATTCATTTCTGCATAATCAACTTTATCTTCTGCCAAGTCTACTTGTTCATCTTGAGCATCTTCCAAAGCATTAAGTTCTTTTTTAGCTTTTTTAAGAGTTTCTTTTGCAGTTTCTAGAGTTTCCTCTTGCATTCTGATTTTTTCTTGTTCAAGTCGTTGTTCATCTTCCCACTGCTCTCGTCTGTCATATAAAGCCTGTTCTTGTTCATCAACTAATTTTTGTCTTGCTTTAATTTCCCTGTCGCTAACTTTTTGGAAATCTTTAATATTTTTATCAATGATTTTTAGCTCTTTATCTCTAGCTTTTTTCTTTTCCTTCATTTCTTTTTTAAGGGCTTTTTCTCTTTCTTTAGCAGCATCTTCATCAACTTGAGCTAATTTTTCTTGACCACCAAGATCGGTTATTGCACCAGCTCCAGTTCCCTTAGACTTAGGCAATTTAATTTCTGGCATTTTTGGTAGTTTAAATCCAATACCAAAGGCTTTACCCAATAAATAAACTGCAGCAATTGCAACTCCAATAATGGCCACTATTGTTCCTAATTGAAGTGCTAAGATAGCGATTCCTTTAATCAATGATGCTACAGCGCCAGTAGCAGCTACAAATGCCCCACTTAAACCACTCATAGAAACACTTGCTACTGTTCCAGCTGAAGCAGTAGCGCCAAGTTCGATAACTAAACCAACTAAACCAGATAGTAATCTACTTAAACTGAAAATTGGGCTTATAAAAAGAGTATTTAACAATAATGCTAATGGTCCGATTAAGGCTAATAAGGCAGCAAAGGCTACAATAGCAACCTTAATAGTGGGATTAAGTTTTTCCCACCATGCTACTACACTTTGAAGTCCTGTAGTAACACTTTTGAGAAATAAATTAACATAGGGAGCTAAGTCATCTCCAATTGCCTTTTTGAGAGCATCTACATTATTTTTAAAGACAGAGAATGTTCCACTCAAGCTATTAGCTTCAACAGCAAATTCAGCTGCCAACAACGCTCCGTTTTCCATTTCTCCATTAGCTCTGGCTTGCAAATCATGGAACAAATCTACATTTTCAATCAATGGTAATAATGCTTTCAAAGATGTTTTTCCAAAAATTTCTTGTAAATGTTGAGTTTCATCTATTTTCCCATCAACTAAACCATATCTTTGAATTAATTCATCAAGAACTCCAAGCATGTCTGTTTCCATTCGCTCTTTGAATTCATTCATGTTTTCATTTGTGTATCCCAATGATTGAGCAACTTTATCTGCATTGGTTGCCATATCTAGTAATACTGATTGGAATTCAGTACCAGCTCTTGAAGCTGGAACACCTGCAGCTACGAGCGTACCCATGGCTGCGGTAGTGTCAGATAATGACAGACCGAATGTTGAAGCTGCACCAGAAGCTCTTCTCATAGCCTCAATAATTTCCGATAATCCTCCTGGAACGGCTTTTGCAACAACCAGTAAAGTAGACGCTAAATTATTAACGTTACTCCAATTTTCACCAGTTTCTCCAAAAGCAATACCAAGATAGGCTAATTTATTGGCTAAGTCTTCTACAGGGAGGTCTTTGAACGCATCTCCGCCAACCTTACTTAGCATAGTTGCAGCTTTGGCAAAGTTAGTGATCGATTCTTCACCAGTCACACCAGCCTGAGCAGCTGCATAACCAGCTTTTTGAAGTTCTTCGACAGTTAATGGTACTTGTTGAGAAATTTTGACAAAGGATTCAGTAATATTTTCAGCTTCAGTTCTTGTAATTTCAGCAGCTCTTTGAATTGAAAGTGTTCCTTGTTCCCATTCAGCAAATTGTTTTACTGATAGTGCACCTGCAGCTAAAATAGGAACTGTAAAGGCAGTTGTCATCGAGATGCCAAATTGTTGAAGACCTCGATTCATTAACCACAATGAATTAGATGTGGTTTTTAAACTATCGTTTAAAGTCTTCATCTTCTCAGCACCAACAACTGCTTCTAAAGCTAATTTATTGATGCCTTTTTGATTAACACTAAGAGCTTTGCCTTGTTCTACTAATCCTTTTTTTACTGGATCGAGAGATTTTTCTAAACTTCGATAGGCATCACCAATTTCATTTTTCCAACCTTTTAGTAAGTTGACTGTTTTGGCATTAAAATCATTAAGCTCTTGTCCAGCTTTCTGACTTTCTTTTACAAGTGTTCTTAGATCTTGGCCAGCTGTTTTCATTGTGCTGGACCAGCTTTTAGAATCTCCTTGTAGTGCGATTAGTAGTTCACCTATTTGTGCCATATTAGTCTTCCCTTATGACTGAGCCTCTCAAATGAGGAGGCAGTTGAGTAATGCCACTCTTATCTTGAGCAATGTTATCGTCGTTTTCCGCAGGGAATGGTATAGGTAAATCTTTCCACTTTCTCGCAGATTTTTTGTCAGCGTGTAGCATGAAATGGAATCGCAGATCGGCATTTTTTTCGTCTGCCGTAAAGTTGGATGCCATTTGAACGAATTTCCAGAATTCCTCCCAATACAATTCTTCTTCCATGTATTGTTTGGTCCAACCGTAACGGAAAGCTAAAATATCAAAACACCAATATAAGAAGTCGATACTAGGTACCCTTACTTTTTGGGCTGCTTGGCCTCCTGTACCTCTGCCCCCAGCTTTCCTATAGGGGCGACGAAGTTTTTTAAGTTTGCACCCACGTTATTGAGTTTCAAACAAGTTTCGAAAACTTCAGAGATTTGCTCTGGGTATGCCTCTTCTAAAATATATTCTTTTGTTAACGGTGTTTCTGATTCTACGGTTGAGCAACAGATGGCGATAAAATCAACCATCTTTTCTGGCCAACTTTCAAACATGCTAACAACTAGCTTGTCAAAATCGACAGTTGCTTCTTCACCTGGGGCCTGTGCTCCTGGAGCAATTTCCTTAATCATCTGCATGTAGACTTTTAAGGCAGCATAAAATTTACCCGCTTTCAATTTTTTGAGGGTATATTTACTTTCTCCAAAAGAAATACTAGCGGTTGTTTCGCCACCAGTATTTTCTCCAGTTTTTTTTGTTTCTACTGGTTTATTTATAGCATCTTCAGACATAATACTCCTAACTTATAGGGGTGTTACGCTTCGTTTATGCCTTGTTCTGTCGAACTTGAAACAGCTGTTTTCCACTGCTATGTGTTGTATCAGCGTAGGCTGTAAACGTAACACCAAATGCAGTTGGATTCTCTCTCTCAAAGTTAGTCTCGATTCCGCCACAGATTGTTCTGAAGAATGTCCAGGTTGTCAAATATCCTGTGTCGTTGTCAGTAATCTCTAGCTCAAGTGGTGTGAACGAAACTGTGTTAATACCACCAACACCAAGCCAGTAAGCAACTCCAGCTTCATCTTCTGACGAAGCGAAGTCAGCTAAAGCCAGCTTCATGTTTTCGGCTGTAGATTCTAACATTGAGAATTCGATTGCAGCTGTCTCACCTGTTATAGCAACATCAACTGGGACGGTGATTTGATCACAGAAGATATCAGATAAATCAAGAGAGTAAGTTACAGTAACTCCTCCTTGAGTACATCCGACATCAGTTCCTTGGGGGCTTACATCGTACCAGTCGGCGTTTCCGCCGTCAGCTGTTACGGTTCCTCCTAATCTGACCACGGCACCAGAAACGTTAATGTTTGTGGTTGTGACTGCCATAGTTTGAATCCTCCTAAAATTTTAATAACGATCTGACACTGAAACTATGACTTTAACTATTTGCTCGTTTAGCTGATGCTATTTCTAGGTCCCAATCTTGTTTATTCATAAATAAAGCTCGTGGGTCCCTTCGAGCGCAACCTTTTCCTTTAAGAGCGATAACTGCAGGGTAGTCTCTTTCATCTACATTTACTGCTACTGGCATATCATACTCATCTTTTATGAATGTGTATTTATTGCCTGTTACCGCACCTCTTACAGTAGATTTATCGGCAGTGCCGAGATATACTACCTCTCTATATTTTACTTGAGGTCGAGATGATTTAGTAGTACCTTTTCGAACGATCTTTTTTGGACGAGAGACAACAGTTACTTCGTCATCATCTTTAGTCTCCTCAGATTTAGTTGATTCAACTTCGTCCTTAGGTTCTTCGATGACTGCTTTGGTCTCGATCTTTTCTTCTGGTTCAGAAGATCGTGATCTTCTTGTTTTGTTCATATTTTATTTGTCCTCCTTAACGTCTTCGTCAAGGTATCTTCTAACTACTATGCAGAGTTTGTCCAAACCAATTTTTTGGTGGCCAATAATATCTCTCCAAGTATCTCTGATTTTGGCTTTAGTGAATTCTTTGAAATCTTCTGGCAATTCTCTGTTTTCAATTTCTTTACAGAGTTGTGCCTCAAGTTTTCTTAATTCACCCCATAGGTCGCCAGATAAATCCTTGAGAGCTTCAAAAGCTTCTTTATCGTCGATACCTGTCCATCTTTTCCATTTAGCTTCAAGTTCCAAAAGATATGATGGCTTTTTAACAAGCGTACCTTTAGGATTTGTTTGAACTTTTACTTGAGTTGTCATAAATTCCTCCTACTATTCCTTCTAACTTATTTTACTGCCCAACTTGTCCGATATCTAGTTTGGGTTATCCAAATTTTATCATCAGGGTCTCTTCTGGGCTCTAAGAGGTTGTCCCTATAACAACTATAGCAAATTATCTTAGTAGTGTCCAAAGTACGTTGGCCGTGTAAAAGCGATTTAACCTTAGCTTCTATGTTGTCAGACTCCTCGGTTTTTTTCGACTTTGAAAAAATACTAATTCTAATAAATGCTCTTGTTACCTCGCCAGTTGATCGATCTTCATTGAATACATTATCAGTGTCATTGATAATAGAATAAATTAGGCAGGGATATTTGGCTTCGTTGGGTGGTTGTCGATGATAAATTCTACCAGATCCTCCCAATAAAGTAGCCAAATCAGAGCTATTATTTAATTTGCTAAATATTGCTTCTTTTAGATAGTGTATGTTTTTGTCGTATGTTGACATATTAGTTCCAACCTCCGAATCCTGCTACAAAGCGACCTGTCTTTTTATGTTGAGTTCTCTTTGATGCAGTTCTGGCATAACTATTGAGTTTAACTTTTAAGGTATCAGCTATTTGTTTTGCAATATTTGGTTCTACTTCAGCGTAAGTTTGCTCCATATAGTGATAACCTTCCCACCAATCTCCTTTGGTGCTATAAAATCCTCCATAAACATAGTGCCCTATTTCAACCCACTCTGCATAAGGAACTTTCCTCATATCTGGTCCAACACTAATACCAATAATATCACCTTTTTCATGAAGAATGTTCATCTCTATAGAGTCTTGAAGTTTACCAGTCCAAAATCTCTTATTAGTTCGAAGACTAGATTCTCTCTCTAGAATTTCTTTGGCTTTATTTTTCAAACTTTTTCCTTGATTGATTAGCTCGGATTTAAAGTTTGTTTGAAGAACAAAGCCAGCACCTTCAAGATTTTTTATTGTTTGATTGATGCCAGATAAAGATAAACCTAATTTCAAATTAGCCTTTTTAATAATTTATAATTTTGTTATATTTCTTAGAGTTACAACTTTATTTCTCATGATATTCGTGCTTTCGAAGTAACTGTCTTGAATTGAGTTGTGTCATATTGGCCAGTTACATTCTTTAATATCAAACTTATATGATGGCTATCACTAATACTGTCTTGAGCTGCTTGCCAATTTTTTATTGCCAGAATCATAAAACTCATTCCAGTTTCTTTGTCTAGAGCTCTATCAGTTGGTTGAATTAATCTAAGAGTATCATCTTCAAATCGATTGAATCTGGCAACATGAGTTTGTCTATGAGTAACTCCAGCAAGCTCGTAAGAAATATCACTCGTTTTTGGTTGGACACTGGCTTTAACTTCAGCGTATGCTAATGTTTCACTAACATCATGATCTCCAACGCTATCAATGATTGTGCTTTCTCTAAAAAAATATAATCTAGTGATTAAATACCTATCAGGTATTCTTCGAATGCTCATGGCTTTATCCTAGTGGACCAACAAACGGCAAAGTCTTATATGGCAATCTGTATGGTCTTAATAGTTTTAATATTGGTTGCACACTACCGACTCCTAATTCTGCCATCGCTGATTCTTCGGTTTTTGATGTCCTGTATTGTTCAGTTACCTCATCAATAGTGAATCTTACCAATTGTTTATCATCACCTTTTGTTTGTTTGTATAAGAATTCAACTAACATTGCTGCAGCTTCTTTTACGTTATCTGGTACAGTTACATATCCAGCTGTATAAACAACGGTGGCGACAGGAATAATTTGTGTTCTTGATGGATCAAAAGTACAAATTCTTAAAGTTGGAACGCTGATATCATTAAAATATTCTAGATAACCAGCCTCTTCATTAATTCTGATGTAATCAGTATCAAGATCTAGAGTATTAGTTGGACCTTGCATTAATTGAACTGAAGTTAAACTCACAATCGGTCTATATTTCAATTGGATATGAACTCCATTATGAACTTTATCTAAAACACAGCGTCTTTTTTCTGTGTAAATAGCGTAGTTAATTGAACCACCGAAAAAGTTGTCCATTATGGCTGTGGATCTATCAATATACTTTTGAAGAACAGCATCAGTCGGGCTATCATCGGTGATTCCCTCATAAACAGTTTTCTGTCTTACTTCGTATGGTGTGATATATCCCTGACGAAGAGAAGAGACAACCTCAAAATATTGAGTATGCTCATAAGTAGCGCTATTGATTACAAATCTCCAAATGGCAGTGTATACACCAAGAGTAGAGGTGTAAGCTGCTCCCATGGTGTATTCATATCTTCCAGTGGTTGATCCTGCGGTAACTGATTGATTGGTTAGGATAATATTTCCATTTGGGTCTCTTATTTCCCTAATACTAATTGAATCAGGTGGAGTCAGGACATTGTTATAGTAAATGTCGACTTCAATCTTGTCAGAGGTATCTTTTAATATTTGGTCGATCATATTTTACCTCCTTTTTAATGTGTAATTCTGGCCTTAGTAGTCATCCATTTAGTTCGGACTACTCTGCTAGGATCACAGATATTTACTACTGAGACCTTACTATATGAGACTGCTCTCACTCTAGATTTAACATAAGTTAACTCTTCGATAAGGTCTTGACTTCTAACTCTGTCGATAATTTCTACTATCGCATAGGTTATAATCCTTGCTTTAGCAGAAATTGTCTCTGTTCTTAATCTTACAATACGGGCGCCTGTTTGTATAGTTTGCTCCTCGCCACCTGTTTGCAATTGAGCTTTGGCTTGAACTGTTTGTATGGTGACTGAGAATAAAGACGCTTTTGCAAAAATTGTTTTACTTTGCTCAAGTTTAATATCTGCATTTACAACGATAGTTTGTTCACTGAAAATTTGGATTTTACCTTTAAATTCAACTGTTTGTGATAGATTCTTTTTAATTGAACCTTTGATTTCTACAGTTATTTCTTGATTTGTTGTGGCTATGATTCGTCCAAGAGCATTTACTGTTTGACTGTAGTTATTAGTAATTCTACCTTTAGCATTAACTGTTTTAGATTGAGTTGCCTTTATATTACCGATGGCATCAATTGTTTGGTTTGTGCTGATTTCAATTCGACCAATTGCTAAGACTGTTTGTGAGAACGTTTTTTTAATAGTACCAAGAGCCTCTATGCTTTGTTCTAGGATTGCCAAGATATTAGCTTTAGCTTCTACGGTTTGAACATTTTCCACCAACCCGATCCGACCTTTAGCCTCTACTGTCTGAGATAGTTCCTTTTTAATATCGGCTCTAGCAGATATTTGTTGCTCAGACGTGATAGATATTCTTCCTTTACCTTCAACTGTTTGAGTAAATACTCGTCTAATTGCAGCTTTAGTAGAGATGTTTTGTTCAGTTGAAATGGTTATTCGTCCGAGAGCAGAAATTGTTTGGCTAAATTGCTTTTCTATTCTTCCAAGAGCAGAAATTGTCTTTGAGAATGTGCGTGTTATTCTTCCTCTGGCTGATATAGTTTTTGGTTGGGTTACAAGGATATTACCGATAGCATTGATTTGCTGTTCGGTAGATATTTGAATACGTCCAACTGTCTCTATGGTTTGCTCGAATTGTTTCTTGATGTCTCCAAGAGCACTTATTATTTGAGACTGCTCTCTCTTGATATTTCCCTTAGAAGTGAGTGATTTTTCACTACTTATTTGAATTCGACCCTTTACCTGAATTGTTCTTTCAGTTAATTTTTTAATCGAAGCTTTGACATCTATGGTTTGAGTAGAGCTAATTGCGATTTTTCCCAAAGCACTGATTGTCTTGGTAAAGTTTTTCAAAATAGCAGCTTTTGTAGATAATGTTTGAGAGGTATTTACCGTAATTCTACCTAAAACACTAATATTTTGAGTGAATTGTTTTTGAATTCGACTTAGAATCTCTATTGTTTTTTGGTTTGTAATAGTAATTCTAGCTTTTGAATTTATGGTTTGAATTTGATTAACTTTAATGTCAGCTTTAGCCTCAATTGTTTGCTCATTGACAATAGTAATTCTAGCTTTGGTTTCAATGTTTTGTTCAAAACTTCTTTGAATTGCAGTTTTGGCAGAAACAATTTGTTCTAGATTTGCTTTGATATTACCTTTGGCCTCGATATTTTTACCTTCAGCTATTCCAATTCTTCCTATGGCTCTTATAATTTTGTTTGTTTGCTTTTTAATATCAGTTAGAGTGCTGACTGTTTGGATAGAAATAATCGTGATTCTTCCAAGAACACTAATATTTTTTTCTACCGATCTTTGGATAGCTGCTTTGGTGTTAACGGTTTGAGTGCTTCCAATTTGAACTCTACCTAGAGCCTCAATTGTTTGAATGGCCTCTTTTTGGATTCTTCCTAATGCTGAGATGGTTTGGTCAAATTGTTTTTGGATTCGTCCGATAGCATTTACTGTTCGTGTAAATGTCTTACCAATACTCGCTTTAGAGTCAATTGTTTGTTCTGAAAATATGGTAATTCGACCAACAGCGGTGATAGTTTTTTCAAATGTTCTCTTGATAGCTGCTAATGACGATGTTGTTTGGGATTGAGTTGCTTTAATGTTAGCCTTAGCTTCTATATTTTTATCTCCACCTAATTGGATTCTTCCCAAAGTGCTAATGGTTTTAGTTTTAGTTATTTCAATTCTTCCCAAAGCATTAATTGTAGCTTGGAATTGTTTTTGAATTCGACCTAGCACAGAAAGTGTTTGACCAAAACTTTTCTGAATTCTCCCTTTAGCATTAATAGTTTGACTGAATTGTTTTCTAATTCTACCTTTTGCAGTGATGGTCTCTTCTCTACCTACGCTGATTCTTCCTTTTGCAGTTATTGTGTAAGTGGTAGATTTTTGGATTCTGGTTTTAGCCTCAATAGTCTGTTCGTTGTATGTAGAAGTAATTCGTCCAAGAGCATTTATTGCTTGCGTGCTTATTGTCGTAATTTTTCCCTTAACTGAAATCGTTTGAGTTGATAATTTTTTAATATTTACTTTTACGGTTATTATTCGTGAAGTTGTGCCGAAAATATTCGCTTTAGTATCTATAGTTTGAGTTTCGCTAATTTGAATTCTTGCTTTTGAAGTTGTTGTTTGAGTTGATTCTATTTGGATGCGACTTTTAGCTGTGATAGTAATTGTTTGTCTAGTTCCATACTCTTCTGCTGCAAAGTAAAGATCGTTTGCACTACTATATGTCCAGTGCCAGCTTTCACCATCATCTATTGATCTTTCTTGCGAGAATAAACCACCAGCATAGGGATTAGTTGTTTGAATAAAGGTATTTAGATCATTGCCAGTTGGTAAATCGTTATTATCAACCTCTAAAACAATACAATATTTAGTTCCTGATTCTAAAACTGTTCCAGGAGCAAAGTAAAAGTAAGATATTGTATAATTAGGAGCATCATCACCCCAATATTTGATATCAGCCATTTCTTGAGTATTAATAGCTGTGGCTATTGGTGATCCTGTTGGGGTTTCTCCAGATGTTTCATAAATTTTGCATCGTAAAGTTCCCTGTTCTTTATCAGAGTCTGACCATTGAAATAATGTTTTTACACTAAAGATTTCAAAATTGTGGCTTGGTGTTACTCCTTGGCTTGCTTTTCTATAGAAATGACTAGCTGGAATTTTCTTGGCAACAGATGCCCATGAATTACCACTTTGCTGTTGGACATCATCTAGGAAATGAGCTGGAGTTAAATTGATAATCGCAGCTTTTGAAGCAATTGTTTGAAAATTGCTTATTTTAATTCTTACTTTTGCCGTAATCGTTTTTGTATGCCCAATTTGAATTTTTGCTTTTGCCTGAATTGTTTTAGTTACACCAGAACTCAATACATGTGCCTTAGCTGAAACTGTCTTAGTAGAAGTAGTGCTACCCTCACTAAAATAACCAACTAACCAAAAATCAACATTAACATTATTTATTTTTCCTTCTATAATTCTATCCTCATCAGCTTCTATTAACCCGAACATCCTTTGCGTTCCATATAAATATATATCTTCACTAGATCCGTTTTTTCTTAATGCACAAATATAATAATAAGGGCAAACAACATCAATAATTCCCCCAGTTGCACCAGTTGGTAATGTAGTTAAATCTTGATAGCTACCAGTAGAACCCAATGAATAATCTGTGGCATTAGTGTTAAATGTAGTATCAGCAGTAATATAACCAACTAACCAAAAATCAACATCTGTATTTATTATATAACCTTCACAAATCTCACTACCATCAACTCCAATAACTCCAGCACCCCTTCCACCATTACCAGTGTGTCCAAAAGTTCCAGAAATATGAGTATCTGTACTTCCATTTTTTCTAAATCCACAATTTCTATAGACTTGATTTGCATAACAAACTATTTCAAAAATAGCACCTATTGCAGTTTCACCACCAGTATCACCAGATATATCAATATCTGTCCATGTTGAAGTATCCTCTAATGAATAATCAGTACCATTAGTAAGAAATGTAGC